TCAGGTAGTTCAGGCACGAACGGAACATCAGGTAGTTCAGGCACGAACGGAACATCAGGTAGTTCAGGCACGAACGGAACATCAGGTAGTTCAGGCACGAACGGAACTTCAGGTAGTTCAGGCACGAACGGAACATCAGGTAGTTCAGGCACAAACGGGACTTCAGGTAGTTCAGGAAGTTCAGGCACGAATGGCACAAACGGGACTTCAGGCAGTTCAGGTACATCAGGAAGTTCAGGCAGTTCAGGTACATCAGGAAGTTCAGGCAGTTCAGGTACATCAGGAAGTTCAGGCAGTTCAGGTACATCAGGATTATTACCATCAATAGGTAACGATGGTCAGATATTATATAGGGAAAATTCAGCAACATATGGATATAATACCAACACCGGATTATCATATATTAATGATGTTTTAAATTTAGAAGGATCATTAAAAACAAGATTTGTTCATTTGATGACTGGTGTTACATCTGAAATAATTTTTGAAACTGGTAAAATGTTTTATGATGAAGAACATAAAACATTATCTGTAATGATTGATGATAATGTGACATTACAGGTTGGTGAAGAAAGTATTGTTCAAGTTTATAATAATAATAATTATAATATATTAAATGGACAATTAGTGTATGTAACAGGTGCTTATAATGATGTTCTAGTTGTATCGTTAGCTAATGCTTCAAATGACACAACATCTGTTGTGTTAGGTATGGCTACACAAAATATTTTTAGTGGTCATACCGGAATTGTAACATCAAGAGGATTAGTACACGAATTAAATACTAATGGATTTGCTATTAGTGATCAATTATATTTATCAGATACTATATCGGGTGAATATATAAATGATTCATCAACATTACAATTGGGATCAAGATTGAATAAAATAGGGTTTGTTGTCAAATCAGGCACAACTGATGGTATTATTTATATTGATATTAATAATGAATGTACAGCATCATCATTATCTTTATTAGAACATAATGTTGCAATTGGTGATGTTACATCTACAGGTGTTTATAGCTTTAATGGAATATCAGTATTAACGGGTGGCACAACATTTAGTGTTGGTGAAGCTAAAGGTTGGATAGTTAAAAATACTGGAATATTTTCAGCAAATCCAAATATTGTTCATATATCATTTTCGGGTGTTACAGGTGATACAGTAGCAAATATATCTACAGCATATTTAACATATTTATTATTAAATGAAAATGGAATATTATATCAACAGATAACGTATCCAACAGAACAAGAAAGACGAGATAATATATATTTGGGATTAATTGCACATGTAAATAAAGATTACATTAATACTGTTTTAAATCAAGTAGACTTTACACAATCAGCAGTATCTCAATTACGTGATATGTTTCAATCAATTCCACTTATAAATGATGGTATTTATCCTAATGCAACATCTAATTCTGATTTGAAAATTAATGTAAGTAGTGGAATATTATATGGATTGGGGATTAATTTTATTAATGATGTTAAAAATCCAAATAGATTGATATTGTCTGCAAAAACACCAGCAACATTCCAATATAGAACACAAAGTAGTGGAATAACTACGAATGTAGATACAATTGATCCCACAAAATATGATCTTAATGGTATAGTTACGACTATTCCAGTAAGTGGTCAAAAGTTTAGAGGTACAAATCAAAGAATATATCTATTACAAAATGGGGATATTAAAATTCAATATGGTCAAACAATATATTCATCTGAAAATAATCAAACACTCGCTGATGTTGTTGCTGGAGCATCATCAGAACAATTTAATATATTCCCACCATTTTTGGGTGTGACCGTATTGATCGGAATATTATCTGTCGATATTACTTGTACCGATTTATCAGATACTACAAAAGCAAGATTTTTAATGACATCTAAGTTTGGTGAATCTGTTGCATCTGCTGCTGGACAATCTATTACATCATTACAACAAGCATATAACAATTCAACACAACCAGAAATAATTACAAATTCAAGTTTAGGTGCATTTACAATTAAAAATGGGTTAACTGGGTACACAAATACAATATTTGAAGTACAATCATATGGGGATGGAAATATATTTTCAATAGATGGTAGTGGTCGTACTATTACAACATATTTAAATATCACAGGAATAACAAGCAATACTGGATTGACAAAATATGTAGTAGTTGATAATGATGGTGAAACTTATTATCAAACAAATTATCCAGGAACTTCAGGTACATCAGGTACAGATGGACTATCGGGTGATAAATATTCAACAATATCTCATACTACATTAACAATTGCGGGTAGTGGTACTATTCAATTGACAGGTGAAACTGGATTAGCATTAAGTACTGGTCAAGATATAATAATATCATCGGGTGTTACAAATTATATGATTGCAACTATTTCAATGTATAATAAACTAACAGGTGGAATAGAAGCAACAATTAAATCATTTGGTGGAAGTGGGACATTCGGTTTTTGGGAAATTTCATTAACTGGTGCTCCAGGTCCAGCTGGAAGTTCAGGTACATCAGGTAGTTCAGGATCAAGTGGTGTGAATGGTGCATCAGGTAGTTCAGGATCAAGTGGTGTGAATGGTGCATCAGGTAGTTCAGGATCAAGTGGTGTGAATGGTGCATCAGGTAGTTCAGGATCAAGTGGTGTGGATGGTGCATCAGGTAGTTCAGGGTCAAGTGGTGTAAATGGCACATCAGGTAGTTCAGGGTCAAGTGGTGTAAATGGCACATCAGGTAGTTCAGGGTCAAGTGGTGTAAATGGTACATCAGGTAGTTCAGGATCAAGTGGTGTGGATGGTACATCAGGTAGTTCAGGATCAAGTGGTGTGGATGGTACATCAGGTAGTTCAGGATCAAGTGGTGTGGATGGTACATCAGGTAGTTCAGGATCAAGTGGTGTAAATGGTACATCAGGATCAAGTGGTGTGGATGGTACATCAGGATCAAGTGGTGTAAATGGCACATCAGGTAGTTCAGGATCAAGTGGTGTAAATGGTACATCAGGGTCAAGTGGTGTGGATGGCACATCAGGGTCAAGTGGTGTAAATGGCACATCAGGTAGTTCAGGATCAAGTGGTGTAAATGGTACATCAGGTAGTTCAGGATCAAGTGGTGTAAATGGTACATCAGGTAGTTCAGGATCAAGTGGTGTAAATGGTACATCAGGATCAAGTGGTGTAAATGGCACATCAGGATCAAGTGGTGTAAATGGTACATCAGGATCAAGTGGTGTAAATGGTACATCAGGTAGTTCAGGATCAAGTGGTGTAAATGGTACATCAGGATCAAGTGGTGTAAATGGTACATCAGGTAGTTCAGGTACAACACCAGATTTAAATTTGTATGTTCCATATACTTCACTTGAAGATACTGGTCAAATTACTGGATTTTTAGATTGTGATAATATAGATGTGTCATATGATTATACTGGACGTACTACTACATTAACTGGTGATTTAACATATTATTGGAGGGGTCATAAATACACATTAACGAGTCCATGGACATCTGAATCACATTCAGGTATAACTGATAGTTATTTTTTACATTCAAACGATGGAATAAATTTTCATTGGTCAACAAATGTGTGGTTGTTTAGTGATATACAAGTAACATATGTTAATTATATATCAAGTTCATCAGCAAACACATTTGCAACTAGAGAAACACACGGCACAATGGATTATGAAACACATAAAGAATTACATAGTCAAATTGGAACATATCGAGTTAGTGGGGGTGGTGCAATTGGTGGGACATATCTTGAAAATAGTGCAGTTGACAACAATAAAAAACCACAATTCGATGTAGCTATTATAAAAGATGAAGATTTATCAACAGTGATACCATCATTGTCATCATTAACTTATAAATTGATGTATATTAGTGGTACAACATCAATATTTATAGATGGATCATTTCCATTTACTGGTACTACAAATGTAATAATGTATGTTAATAATGTAACTAATGGGACATTAACACCAGGTGCAAACAATAGATATTATAATGTATATCAAATTATTATTCCAACCACAAATGATATAGTATCACAATCATATAGAATGATATTTTTGCAACCACAAAATACATATACTACACTAATATCAGCGCAAGCAGAAGATATTCGAACATTAAGTTTAGGTAATTTGACATCATTCTCACCCGAATTTGTAATTTATACGAGAATAACATATTGGACACAAAATGATAATAATTATGGTAAATGTAGAATAGCAACAGATGGTATCAGTTATATTTTAGGAAATAGGTCAACACAGGTTAGTATTGCAGGTTTTACTGCGAATAACCATCAAAGTTTATCAAATTTAAATTGGACAGATTCTGGTCATATTGGAACAATTAATAAATTAGCTGGATTTGATAGTAATGGGTTAGCAACAGAATATGATATTGGTTCGGGAAGTTCAGGATCAAGTGGTGTGAATGGTACATCAGGAAGTTCAGGTTCAAGTGGTGAAAATGGTACATCGGGTTCAAGTGGTGAAAATGGTACATCGGGTTCAAGTGGTGAAAATGGTACATCGGGTTCAAGTGGTGAAAATGGTACATCGGGTTCAAGTGGTGAAAATGGTACATCGGGTTCAAGTGGTGAAAATGGTACATCGGGTAGTTCAGGTAGTTCGGGTACATCAGGTGGTGGTGGACCATCAATTAGAACATTTAGAATTGTTACTGGAACAACGACATTGCAAACTAACGATGATATTATTTTAGTATCAGGTACAACCACAATAGATATTAATATGATATCAATGGCATCGAGTAATCAAAATGGATACACAATAACCAATATCGGATTTGGCTCAGTAAATATAAATATATATAATAATGAAAAAATAAATGGATATTCTAATATTGAATTACAATATCACAATACATCAATAATCATAGTGCCAATAACTAATGTTGGTTGGATTATAATTTAAAAATAAAATAAAAATATGTCATATTCAGAAAATATCAATTTGATGAACACTAATGGTCAACAAGTAAATCCAGCAACAGAAGATACTGTTATGTATCTTCGAAAATTAATAGAAATTTTACAACCATTAGCCACACAAGATGCAAATAATAGACTTAGGGTTGCTATTGATTCTGGGACAATTGGTACAGTAACAACACTATCAGGGTTTGGTGGTTCTGCAACATTACCAATCGTAACAACAGTAAATCAATTATCAGGTGTTGATGCGAAATATATACAAATGGATACAGCAAGATTACTATATAATCAACATATAAGAAGTAGAATATCGTTCACGTAAACATGAAAGTAGAAAATAAAATATTTAATAGTACAGAAAATCAAATTAATGGATTAGCTGATGAAACTATATCATTATTAAAAAAATTAATAATGATATTACAACCAAAGTCAGTTATATCAACCCCATTTGCATTAAGAATTGAAGCAACAGCAGCATCATCACAAATGGATAATATAACATTAATGTCAAGTATTAGTGGAACAGTTCCAACGGTTACATCAATTAGTCAATTAGGTGGCTGTGGAATTGGTAATATAAATTTGAATAGTGTATCAATTATAAACAATGTCCCACTATCTAATGGGTTTAATTATCAGATTGGTGATATTGTTACTTTATCTGGTGGTACAATTAATGCAACAGTTGTTGTATATGATATTTATGATGGTAATATTTTAAATATTGATAGTAATCCAATATCAGGTGGTACTGGATATATAAGTGGCGAAATAGTTAGTATTGATAATGGTGTAAATGGCACAATACAAATTATGTCAGTGGATAATAGTGGAATGGCAATTGAAATTGCAATTTTAGAACCAGGTTACGGTTATAATGTTGGTTTAGCACAACAAATATATAGCACAGGATCAGGTTCAGGATTAATTGTAAATATAACATCAATAAATATTGGAATTGGTGCAGCTAAATATGTTTCATTATTAAGTGGTGGGTTGAATTATGTGGTTGGTGATTATCCACAAATACAAACCAACAATTTTGGTGTTGGGTTAGTAGTTTCAGTTTTAAATACCAATACAGATAATGGAAATACAAATTTTTTACAATTTGATGAATCAAGATGGTTATATTCAGATATGATTAGAAATAACTTAACTTTTTAAAAATAATAAATTAATATGGCAGTAACAATGAATTTAAAAAAACAAATAGATACACCTGTATGGGAATGGACAAGATTTGCACCAGCAGCAACAACAGCAATATCAACATTAGCATGTGGTGATTTACCAAAAGATAGTAGATATATGTATTATATAGTATCAGCCGCTTTTTATAGATATGATACGTGGACTGATAGTTGGTGTCAATTAGCATCACCAAATACAACACCTTTGGTTTTTACTGCAATGCGATATTCATCATATGGTGGGTTTCGAGGTAGAATTTTGGGTTTATCTGGTACAACACAATTGGTTATTCCTGCTTTGTCAGGTGATGTATTGAGTGGTGAAACAATTAGAATATATTCAGGTGTTGGCGCAAATCAAACAAAAACCATAGTAGATGTGAGTGATCCGATTGTTTATGATCAAGGATTAGCTACTGCGACGACTAATGCAAATCAAATACAAGATACAACAAAAAAATGGAAAGTAAATCAATGGGTTGGATATCAAGTTAGATTAGTTTATGGACTTGGTGCAACACAAATTAGAAAAGTGTTATATAATGACACACAAACTTTATATTTTTATGATGTGAATTATCAACAACGAGATAGTTGGAATAATACAGGGTTTAGTGCGATTGCACCATATGCAATACCTGCATCCACAGCAGGATCACAAACAACATATTTAATTGAAGCTAGTATAATAACTGTTGATTCACCTTGGATTGTATCACCTAATACAAATTCAAGATTTTCTACACATAGTGGTGGTGTATGGTTAATTTCACAAACAGCATCTGGCGCATTTCATTCATTACAATATTATGATATAGCTTCTGATACATGGTTTAACAGAACAACAGTGGCTGGATTATTAGCTGCTGCACCAGGAACAGATATTGCGATGGAACGAATATCTAATAGGGGTGGTTCATATTGTGTTTCTGTTGCTACAACTGGTACAACAAGAGCGTTAATTGATACTAATTTAACAGGTGTAACAAGTGGAAATACGACTATTGATAGATTTGTCAATTATCAAGTTAGAATAATGGGTGGTACAGGATTGGGGCAAAGACGAAGAATTGTTGCAAATAATTTAACCACACTGTGGGTTAATAGAAAATGGGATATTGTTCCAGATAATACTAGTCAATATGAAATTTGGGATGATGTTTTTGCGATGTATGTTGGTGGTATGGCATCAGCTTCATTATATAACTATCACGCTGAAGCTGATTTATTGTGTCAAGGAAGTGTTTCAGATTATGGAATAGTTCGAAATATGGCAATAAGAATGGAAGGTTGGGAAGATATTGGTGTGGTTACAGCGGTTAGAAATGTTAATGGTATATCCGGAATAACATTTGTTCCTGTTGCGGGTGGTACAGGTCATGCTGTTGGCGATATTGTAACTTTAGGTACGGGTACTAACGGTAAAGTTTATATTGAAGAAGTTTTGCCAAATGGTGCTGCTACTCGAGTATCGTTGTATGCTATGGGAACAGGATATAATGTGGCAACTGCATCACAATCAGCAACTAGTGGTGCAGGTACAGGTTTACAAATTGCTATAACGGCAAGAACAACATGTGGTAGAATTACAACAACTGGGATAAATCACAATATTAAAATTGGTGATGTGATAACATTTACAGGTGCTGTTGAAGCAGCGTGGAATACAACATACACAGTATTTGGTGTAGATTCATTGACGACCATAGATGTTGAAACAACAGCGACAGGGAATGCAGTTATTGCAAATACTTCTACAGTAAGTTTAATGGTTGATTCCGCAGCAAATTGGGATGCAGGTGAACATGTTGGGAAATTAGTTCAAATTGCGTTATCTGGTGCTACTGCTACAACACCAACAGCACAAATAAGAAGAATTACAGCAAATACACAAACAACATTAACATTACAAAGTGCTATTAGTTTTTTGCCTGTTCAAGCTAGATATGTTATATATGACCCTTCGATGATTGGTAGGGATGAACAATATAAATTTAACAAAACACAAAAAGGTAATACTGGTTGGGCAACGAGTGGATCAGTGTCATCATTAGTAGACTCAACTAAAAACTGGAACGCTAATCAATGGGCTGGTTATAAATTTAGAATAATTTCAGGAACAGGATTTGATAAAAATGAAATTACAATTATATCTAATTCTGGATCAACATTAAACTATGCAACCCAAACATTCACACCTGATACCACAACAAAATATATAATTATGGATTCATTTGGTTTATGTACATCAGCAGGTTCTGCTACCGTACTTAATGACACTACTAAAAACTGGAAAGTTAACCAATGGGCGGGAAAACGTGTTCGAATAACATCGGGTACTGGTGTTATGAATGAAACAACTATAACTTCAAATACAGCAACACAATTAACCGCCGCAGCAGGTATGGGATCACCAACAACAGATTCGACATATACAATTTTAGGCATACCTGCAAGGGGTGCCGGAATCGCATTATTACATGTTTATAATCCTAAACGATTGGATATTAAAGGTAGATTTTTATTTTTTCCAAGGGGTGGTGGATCAACTACAGCAGATAGGTTAGATATACCAACTGAAGTTTATGAATATGGTAGTTTTTTTAGTCCACAATCAGAAACTTTAACAACAGGATCAATGTATTCATATGATGGGGATGATAAAATTTATTTTACCAAAGATTCAACAGGTAGAATATATGTATATGATATAAACACTAATAAAATTTCTAATGCAAGTACAATACCATATGGTCATGGAACAGCCTTGATTGGAAATAGGATGGAAATTATTGAAACATCAGATGGTTTAAAATATATTTATGTGATGAGGCATTCTGGTGCAGAAATGTTTAGAAATTTATTGTGGTGGTAACATTACAAAAATTAAATAAAAAACCTGTTTATAACAGGTTTTTTTATTTAAACTTATTTTAAAATAGATAATAAATAATAAAAAGTAAATTAAAAGTATGAAAATTTTGATGATTTTACCCCACGTTTCAACTGGTGGGATGCCTCAAGTAGCATTAAAACGTGTAGAAGCGTTAATAAATATACACGATGTTTATGTTATAGAATATAGGGAAATTGCTTGGAGTTTTGTTGTTCAACGAAATAAATTAAAAAATATTTTAGGAAATAAATTCATTTCTTTAGGTTGGACAGATAAAGAAGAAATTAGAGATCATTTTCAAGAAATTGTAGAAAAAATTAATCCCGATATTGTTCATATGGAAGAAATTCCCGAAAAATTTATTTTTGGAATGAGAAAAGAACACGCAGATTGGTTGTATCGCAAAGATAGACCATATAAAATTGTTGAAACTACACATACTTCAACTTTTGATATTTATCATAAAATATATTTTCCAGATAAATTCATATTTGTATCAGAATATTCAAAGAAAGAATATAGTAAATTCAATATTCCTTCATCAGTAATAGAATATCCAATTGAAGAATTAGAAAAAAATCAAGGTCAAGCAAGAAAGATATTAAATTTTGATCCAAATTATTTTCATATTTTAAATGTTGGGTTATTTACAAAAGATAAAAATCAAGCTTATTTATTTGAAATTGCTGAAAAATTAAAAGAATATAAAATAAATTTTCATTTTGTTGGTAATCTAGCAGAAAATTTTTCTGATTCATGGAAGCCATTAATGGAAAAAAAATTAACTAATTGTTATGTTTATGGTGAACGAGAAGATGTCGATTTGTTTTATCAGGCAAGTGATTTGCTTATACATCCATCATTATTAGAACTTAATCCATTGGCTATAAAAGAAGCGACATCATATGATTTACCAATATTTTTAAATAAATTGTCTACGTATTTAAATATGTATGATAATTATAAAAATATAAAATTTTTATCTATGGATATAGATATTGATATTCAGTTAATTTTAGATAATTTTAATATAAAGAAACTTGATGAAAATCTTTATTATACAAAAGTACTATCAGATGAATATATAAATTTATTGGGAAATATAGAAGAAGAAAATATAGAAGAAAATATAGAAGAAGAAAATAAACTTGAAATAAAAGATGATGATTATATTGATTATAGTATTAGTTTTATTGATGGTGCAAAAGTTGAAATAAATGGTAAATCATCATTAAAATTTGGTGTTGATATTTTTGATAAAAATACAAACGAATTAATATATTATACACAATTGGGTGTAAATAATTGGTGTGCAACTAATAATAAATGTTATAAAGAATATAGAATTCATATTAAATTACAAGATAAAATTATAGCTACACAAGATTTTGATTTAACGAATAAAAATGTCTTAATTCAACTTGATAGTAGATCAATAGGTGATACCTTAGCGTGGTTTCCATATGTAGAAGAATTTAGGAAAAAACATAATTGTAAAGTTTTTTGCAGTACATTTTGGAATAATTGGTTTATTGAACAATATCCCGAAATTGTATTTTTAGAACCTGGAACAAATATTAAAGATAAAGATATTTATGCTAAATATAATATTGGTTGGTATTTGCCTATTGATCAAAATAGAAATCCCATAGATTATAAAAAAATACCATTACAAAAAACTGCATCTGACATACTAGGATTAGATTATAAAGAAATTGTCCCAAAAATAAATATACCTGATGGATCAAGACCAATTGAAGATAAATATATTTGTATTGCTCAATTTTCAACAGCTAACGCTAAACATTGGCATTATCCGTGTAAGGATTCTAATATTGGATGGCAATTAATTGTTGATTGGTTAAATGAACAAGGTTATAAAGTAATGGTTATAAGTAAGCAAAAAACTAATTTAAAAAATATTATAGATCGAACAGGCAATTTTCCAATTGAACATAGAATTAATGAATTAAAACATTGTGAATTTTTTATTGGTGTTGGTTCAGGATTAAGTTGGTTAGCATGGGCAACAGGCAAAAAAGTTGTAATGATTTCTGGTTTTTCTAATCCAATTTGTGAATTTCAGTCAAATATTATTAATGTGCATAATTTCAATGTTTGTAATGGATGTTTTAATAAACATATTTTTGATAGGGGGGATTGGAATTGGTGTCCTGAACATAAAGACACTGATAGACAATTCGAATGTACAACAAACATTACACCAAAAATGATAACGGACAGAATAATAGCATCCAAATTAATTGAAAATCAAAAAGATTTCGATTTTGAAAAATATACAAAAGATTTTAAGTTAAATGTAGATGATATAAAAATATCATATGCAAAAGAAAATAATAAAATTATGATTTCGTATAATGGTGAAGATACCCCACAATTAAATATAGATTTAATGGATTTTAATACAAAAAAAATATACCACACAATAACAGATGTAATTTTAAGTAAACGATATGTAATTTGGGCTGTACCAAAAGAAAAACTTACAAATAAAATTATTATATCGTTTTATCAAAAAAATAAGATTCTAGATTTAGAATTTGAATTATAATATTTGTTCGCAAGGTGTATTATTTTTTAATACACCTCGCCATTCCCCATCAATCATTTCAGGTGATAAATACTCCCAATTGACTTCATCTTCATTTACATGTATTTTATATAAAAAATCACCAAAAGATTTAGCAGTTTCAATATTTTCAGTGACCCAACTACCAAGTTTCAATATTTTAAGATTTGATATTTTGTTTATATATTAAAATTGTAGTAAAAATTTTTTATATATAACAAAAAAAGTATTTGTCGTGAGTTATATAAAATTACAAAAAATAAAAAAAGAATTAGTTGAAACACCAGAAAAGGGTTATATTTATTTTGGTTATGATGATGTTAGTGTTGGTGGGGAAAGTAGTGGATTTTGGGTAAAAGATGATGATGGTACAGTATCTTATATTGTTGGACAAAATTCATCGGCACCAACAATTAGTAGTATTTATCCATTTACATCAAATAACGGTAAAATTATAACAATATATGGTTCTAATTTTGTCCCTGGTGATACTAGCGTAAGTTTTAATAGTATTCCAGGAACTTATGTTACGGTTTTATCATATACACAATTAACAGTTGTTGTGCCAGATATATCAACGGAAACTATAAATGCTTCAGTTGTTGTAACAACATCCAATGGCTTTAGTTCACCTTTTTTCCATACAATTGTACATGTGAGTAATGATCCAATAATAATATCAATTGCACCATCTACTGCATCAATTGGTTCGACTATTACAATTAATGGTTCTAATTTTATACAAAATGATACTATAACTTGGTTTAATGGTGACTCAGGAATTACAAATGTGATAAATTCCACATTATTAACAGTTACTATACCACAAACAAACAGTGGTTCAACTATTGTTTTTTTAGAAAATGTATCAACAGGTTTACAAAGTAATATTGTTGATTTTTATGTTACAGATACAAATATAACATTCACTGATTTCTATCCAACATCAGGATATGTTGGTGATACTATTCATATATCAGGAACAAATTTTGCTGATGGTCAAATTCAAGTTCGTTTTGGTAGTGTTCAAGCATCAGAAATAACAGTACATAATTCTAGATATATAACAGCTATCATTGCATCAGATACATCATTGGGGAATACAAAAATACGAGTCCACAATATTGCATTGTCTGGTTTTACGGTATTGGGAACTATAATTGGTCATATACCTACAATTACATCAATATTACCATTAAGTTCATCAAGTGGTGAAACCGTAACATTGACTGGTACTAATTTAAATGGGACTATAACTGTTACTTTTAGCGGGGTTATATCAACGATTTTATCAAATAGTTCAACATCATGTACACTCAAATTAGGTAATGTGGTTCAGGGTTCTAATTCAGTAATTGTCACCAATCAATATAGTTCATCTGCACCATTTGGATATAATGTATCTGGACCCAATGGTGGACCGACAATAACAAGTTTTAGTAGACAATCACAATATAGAAATCATAATTTACATATTTATGGTACTAATTTTAAGGTTGGAAACACATCAAATGTTGCATATTTTGGTGGGGTTGCAGCTAATGCAACACATTATCAAAGTGCATCTGATATTTTAACTAGTATATCAAATTCAACACCAACGGGTATTGTTGATGTTAAAGTTGTAAATTCTAGTGGTAGTTATACTATGTCTGGTTTTACGGTTTTAGTATCAGGATCAACATCACCAACAATAAGTAGTGTTTCGCCAATTTTCGCAAAAGTTGGAGATACAATAGATATATATGGTACAAATTTACAATTTGCTACTATTAGTTTTGGTAATTATTATCCAGGTTTAACTAATTCAACAACAGTTGTTGATGATAATCATCTAAGAACAACAATTCCAATTGGTCTTGTAAGTTCGGGTGAAAATAAAATAGTGGATATTTATGCAACTGGATTATCAGGAACATGTGTTTATTCACCTTTTGAAGTTTATGCATTACCTGATGTATCACCAAAAATATTATCATTTACACCAATAAGTGGTCCGACATCAACGCTTATTACAATAAGTGGCACATCATTTACAAAATATTGGACAGATGTGAGTATTTATATTGGTGGGGTATTTTATATTTTAAATTCACAAAATTTTATATCAAATAATGAAATTAATGGATATATACCAAATATAGGTAATTTGGGTTCAGCTACAATTAAAGTAACAACACCTATTGGAAGTGATCAAAAAGCGGCATTTACAATTATAGCACCAACAACAACGACAACGACAACAGTAGCACCAACAACAACCACGACAACAACCTATATTGGTCCAGCGACAACAACCACGACAACAACCTATATTGGTCCAGCGACAACAACCACGACAACAGTAGCACCAATAACAACAACAACAACGACAATATATCCTTATGGTATGTTAAGTAACTTTGAACCTATTGGCTTAAATAATTTATATTAAATAAATAAATATATATAGATAGTAAAAATAAAATATGTAAATGGATTCAATTATAAAAATAGAAAGTTCTCCGATATCACTTAGTGGTTATTGTTATATAAATACTGGGCAAACTGTAAATTTTTCAATAATTTCAGGTATAACTGATGGAATATTAGTAACATATGAATGGTATTTAATTCGAGATTTGATTACAACATTAGTTGGGATTGGAAGTGGCTTAACTTTGACATCATTGGAATCTAATGATCAAATATATGTTAAAGTAATAAATTGTAATGGGTCATCAGGATCATCCGGTACAGCAGGTACTTCAGGAACATCTGGCACAAATAGTCTTAGTCTTACAGGTAATACAGACTATCAAATCATAGTTTGGTCTGGAAATACTTGGGATGTTTCAAATAAATTAATTTTACCAGGTAGTTTTATTTTTGATCCACCTAGGGGCATTATGGAATATGAAACGCTTGAAGATGGACATTATGAAATTGCTATATTCGGAAATGATGATGGATTGTCTGGTGTTACAAATGGTGATATTTTGGTTTTTAATGATGGTTATTGGGTTAATAGTGCAATTACATTTAATTGTCATTTTGAAGATATTTATTTTTATTACAATGATATAATTTCGGGTACATCACAAGTATACTATATTGACTTAAAATCATCATTTGATTATAGAATTATTTCAATAATATTAAAAAGTGATGAATCTATAAATAATGTTGAAGTTCAAATTGATAATACACCTATAATGTGGTCTGGGCTTACAACATCAATAGATATAACAAATAGTATAACCGAAACTAATGCATATTATTATAATTATGTTCCAATTGGAAGTCAAGTTACATTAAATACAGTTGGTGATGATAATGGTACTACCACAATACAAGGAAAGATGAAATATATTAGAGGGACTTGCATAACACCAACAACCACAACAACCACAACGTTACCACCAACAACCACAACAACTACAACGATGATATATGATCAATATGTCGTATTGGTGTCAATGGATGGTGCAAGAACAGGTGAAACTTGGGGTACACCATCTAATATACCATATATAATTAGTTTATCAGAAAGTGGTGTTACAAATCCTCATATGTATACATCTGTACCATCTGAAACAATACTAGGTCATGCTGCAATGACAACTGGTTTATTTGAAAATATACCAAATGATGGTTCAGTAAATCCAACATATCCAACATATATGCAAGAATGGTTATATTATTATGGTATTGTATCTAGTGGTAATACCGAAGCAGCAAAAATGTTTTTTTCAAAAGATAAATTATATTGCATACGCAAATCATCATCATTATTAAATAATTATTTACCATATTGTAATGCTGGGGTGAATGGTGATGGAACTGGTGGATATCGGGATGATATAACAACCCATGAATTATTTAAAACTGAATGTTTAGGTGTAAATCCACCAGCAATTTCTATGATTTCTTATAGAGAACCAGATTCATATGCACACACCCAAGATTTTAGTGCGTATGTTAATGCAATCGTACAAACAGATATATATATTGGTGAACTTTGGAATATTATTCAATCACATCCAAAAATGGCAGGGAAAACTACATTGATGATAACCAATGATCATGGACGACATGCTGATCCTAATTTTTGGGATCATGGTGGTAGTACTGAATCAGAATTGAATGTTCTTTTTGTTGCTATTGGTCCAAATATTAGAAATAATGTTGTTTTATCAAATATAAGATATCTTATTGATATACCTAGTACGATTCTAGAAATATATAATATAAATAAAAATTATAATTCTGGGTCAACAATGTATGAAATATTTAATGGTTATTCTACGACAACGACAACGACAACATTAGCACCAACGACAACATTAGCACCAACGACAACATTAATGCCAACGACAACATTAATGCCAACGACAACACCAAGTCCAATGATTTTTGAATTATTTGGACAAATGTTTAATATATGAAAATAAAAATGTTTATTACTAAAAATAATAAACATTTTTTATTTTCGGTTATATATTATGTTAAAAATTAATAATAAATGAAAATTTTAATAGCAACATTTGATCACAATTATTATTTATGGCAATGTCTAGTTCAAATTAATAATTTTATGAAATATGGATATGATGAAGATACTGTGTATATTATAGCAACATCTAATCCAAGTCCAGTATTACAGGCGATAATGACTAATCCTAAAATTAAATCCAAATTTTATATTTATCAAGATTTACGTCAAGGATCAAGATATCCATCTTCCCAAAGACCACATATTATAGAAAAATTTTTTATAGAACACCCAGAATATGAAAATGAAAATATTTTTTATACCGATCCGGATGTTATCTTTACTAAAAAATTAGATTTTACTGAAATGGAAAATGATCAAAATTGGTATGTGAGTGATACTAGATCATATCTTGATAGTAAATATATAAAAAGTAAAAGCGAAAAATTATTTAATGAAATGTGTGATATTGTAAAAATATCACCATATATTGTTACTGCTAATGATAATAATGCTGGTGGTGCTCAATATTTAATGAAAGGTATTAATTCAAATTTTTGGAAAAAATGTTTTGATGATATGGAAAGGCTTTATTGTCATATGAAAGATACTGAATCAATATATAATCCACAGCATCCAATTCAATCTTGGACTGCTGATATGTGGTCAGTTTTTTGGAATGGTTTATATTTCGGTCATAATATCAAAATACATAAAGATTTAGATTTTTGTTGGGCAACGGATAATATTAAACGTTGGGATGAAACTTATATCTTTCATAATGCTGGTATTGTTGGTGAAAGCCAGACACATTTTAGTAAAATAATGTATCAAAATTCACCATTTAACCAAGATATAAAAGTTAATGATGATAATTGTACATTCAATTATTTAAAAGAAATAAAAGAAACAGAAGAAAATTTTAAAGAAATTATGTGGTAGAAAATGAATTTATATTCTATACCAATTCATGAATGTCCAGAATGCGTAAAACAAATGTGTGATGGAATATTATTTTTCGATAATGATGCGATAGTTGTTTTACATATTTCTTCAAATCAAGATATTAATCTATATTCCAATGATAGAATATTTATTAATCCAACACAATATGAAACCAATTGGGGTTGTGATTTTACTAAGATTCATATATCTAATTATTTATATGTTAAAGATATTTGGGATATAACGTATGTTATATTTTTAACTTCAAATATGTTGATGATAAAAAGTCCATCAGATTTTATAAAAAATTATGATTGTGGATTTAGTGAACAACAAAATAATAATATAAAACTTACACCACCACTATTAATTGAATCTTATCAGATTGATTGGCTTTCAGATGTTTTGAAAGATTATAGATATTTAGGTATTTTAGAAGAATTAGAAACTGATAAAAAATATGGTTGTATAATTGATGGTACTTATGTAAATTCTAATATAATGGATAAGATTTGTTATTTTTATAAAAAATACTATAATAGTAAAATTGATCATATTCATTGTCTAGAAGAAAAAATAATTCCGACTATTGCGTGTAATTTAACAACAAATGTATCGGAATCATTATTATATTTTAAATCTGTAAATTTATCTGAATTTAAAGAATTATTAAAAAAAAATCACGATTATTTTAGTAAAAAAATAGATCGTGATATAAATTGTGAAATAAGACAATATTATAATACATTGATATATAAATCAATCACATAGTAATTTTATTAAATTTTCAGTTAGAAAGGTGATCATTTTTTTTCCAGGTTTAATATCGACATTAGATATACCTTTTATTATAGAAAATTTATCATTCCCTTCAATTACGAGTTTATTAATATATTCTTTAATGGTTTCATCTTTTTTATAATATTCTTTTAATTGTTTAACGAATTCAGTTAAATCAACACCCATTTTATTGTTGTATTTAATGCACTGTAATTCATTTTCATCTTTTTCAATAAGAATATACCATAGTTTCTTTTTATTTACTTTAATGTTTTCTAAAAAATTATATGCACTTTTGGCTTTTATATTTTTTGGCATTTTAGCAACTTTGCCTATAAATTGAACATTTTTTTCTTCGCTCATTAATACTTTTTATTTTATGTTATATATAAACTCCGAATGGTCTTATTTTTCTAAAATTTTTTTTTAATTTAATTTCATAAACTTTTATTTTTTATATGTATATAAAATAAAAAAAGTCAAAAATGTTAAAAGACTATAAATATTGCATTAAAAAAATAATAAAAATAACTTGTTAGTAGATACAGAATTCAGAAGCAATAATCTGATCATTAGTTACATAGATAAAAATGGTCAAATTAAATTGAAATATAAAAATTGGTCAAGACCAACGAAATTTATTAAAACTGGTGATGATGATCCTGAAAAATCGGGGCAATATGTAACATGGGATGGAAGTTCGGTTAAAGAAATATATTCTAAGTATCCAAACAAATATTCAATTTTTGATTTTATAGATAATTTACCCGAAGATGAAAAAGAAGAAATTTATGGTTATGCTGAACCTGATATATTTTTTGTGGATATCGAAAATGAAATTTTAGATAAGAAAGCAGAACCACATTTAGCAGAAAGTGCGATTCAATCAATTTCGATAGTAAATAAAAATAAAGTTTTGGTTATAGGTACTGAACCGTTAGATTCAGAACAAGTTCAATCTATTGAAAAAGATATTAACAATCACTTTAAAAAGTTTGAAACAAATTATCAATTTAAATATATTCAATATAAAAATGAATTTGATATGTTGAATAATTTTTTTAATAAAATAGTACCTAAAATGCCAATTATAACTGGTTGGTTTTTTGTTGAATATGACTGGGTATTTTTAGTTGCGAGGGCAAGAAAGTTGGGAATTGATCCATCAGTTGCATCATTTACTAGAAAAATGAATCAACCTTGGAATGGTAAAAATGTTCATGGTAAATTAAATTATGCTGAAATTCCTGCACATCGGGTTATTGTTGATTATATGGAATTATTTGATAAATGGGATCAATCTATTAAAGTTAAAGAAAGTATATCATTAGATTTTGCATCTGAAAAATTACTTGGTGCTGAAGTAAAAAAGGTTAATTATGAAGGTGATTTAAAAAGATTACACAGAGAAGATTATAAAAAGTTTGTATTTTATAATGCAGTTGACAGTTGCCTTGTGCAGCAAATACATTATAAAATGAAATATATAGATATTTTGTATGGTATGGCAGTTTTAGGAAAAATTAAAATTAAAGATGCGATGTCAACATTAGCATTAACTGAAGGTATTTTACGTGAAAAATTAAGAGATCAAAAAAACATTGTCCTTGTCAGAGAAGAACAAGATGAATATGGTGACAATGGTGGTAGTTCAATTAAAGGTGGTTGGGTAAAAGAACCAGTTCGGGGGATGGCGACTTGGACTTGTTGTTTTGACTTTGCAAGCCTTTATCCAACAACAATGAGGCAATTTAATATAAGTGCGGATTCATATAAAGGACAACAAGTAAAAGGTAAAGATTATTCAATTTTTAATGGTCATCAATTGCCAATTGATCCAGATGACATTATAACTATAAATGGATCAGTATTTAAGAAAGAAGATGGTGTTGTAACACAAGTAATGGGTGAAATTTATTCAGACAGAAAAAAGTGGAAAAAAGTTATGATGGAAAAACACGAAGAACTTGAAAAATTAAAAGAAGAACTGAAAAAATTGGAAGAAACATTATAAGTGGCAAAAAACCACTTTTTTTGTTTAATATATAAATGAAAAAGCTGTTATGATTTTATCTAAGTGTGTTAATGTTAAAATATCCAATAATCAAATTAAATATTATAAAGAATTAGGATATGATGTTAAAGGTGGGAATGAAGTTGTTTCTATTGATGTTTTTGATTTGCCTAATAATAGTGGTGTTAAAATAAAAGCTAAATGTGATATTTGCGAAAAAGAAAAGGATATATCATTAAACAATTACAACATTAATACAAAAAATTCAACAATTTATTATGCTTGTAGTAGAAAATGTGCAGAACAAAAAAATAAAGATACTATTTTAGATAAATATGGTGTTGATAATATTTCAAATATGCAAATCATTAAAGATAAAAAAATAAAAACGTGTTTGGTTAATTTTGGGGTAGAATATCCACAACAATCAAATTATATTTTTAATAAATCAAAAAAAACTAAATTAGAAAAATATGGTGATGAAAATTATATAAATCCTGAAAAAACAAAAAAAACAAATTTAGAACGATATGGTGTAGAATACGTTAGTCAAAATTATGATATATCACTTAAAATGAAAGAAAATCAATTTTTAAGTTATAAAAATACATTTGATAATGGATTATATAAATCAGAATTAATAAAAAAATATAATCATATTTTTAAATCATATAACATAAATGGTAAATATGAATTTAATTGTGATTGTAACAAAAATCACACATTTATAATAGATTATAAATTATTGTGGCACAGAAATAATTTAAACACAATATTATGCACAGAATGTAATCCAATTTCTAAAAATGTAAGTGGATTAGAAACACAATTATTAAATTATATTAAAGAAAATTATTATGGTGATATCATATCAAATAATAGAAAAATATTAAATCCAAATGAATTAGATATATATCTTCCTGAATTAAACTTAGCATTTGAATTTAATGGGATGTGGTGGCACAATGAAATAAACAAAGATAAAAATTATCATCTAAATAAGACTAATATTTGTGAAAAACTAGGAATTCAATTGATACATATTTATGAAGATGATTGGATTTATAAACAAGATATTATTAAATCTATAATATTAAATAAACTTGGTAAAACACAAAATAAAATATTTGCTAGAAAATGTGAAATAAAAACCGATATCAATATTATAGATATTAAAAATTTTTTAGAAACAAATCACATTAGTGGATATGTCGGTTCGAACATAAAAATTGGATTATTTTTCGATAATGAATTAGTTAGCTTAATGACATTCGGTAATCGTAGGGTTGCTATGGGTAAAAAGTCTACAAATGAAGGTGAATATGAATTACTTCGTTTTTGTAATAAATTAAATGTGAATGTTGTTGGTGGTGCTAGTAAATTATTCAAATATTTCATAAAAAATTATAAGCCAAAAGAAATTACTACATATGCTGATAGATCAATTAGTCGAGGTAAACTTTATGAAACATTGGGGTTTAATTTTTTTGGCAAAACAGAACCAAATTATTATTATGTAGTAGATGGCATTAGACATCATAGATTTAATTATAGAAAAGACAAATTAGTTAAACAAGGATTCGATTCAAATAAAACTGAACGTGAAATTATGCTAGAACGAAAAATATATAGAATTTATAATTCTGGAAATTTAAAATTTATTAAACTATTTTAATTTATTAATATATAATATTAAAATGCAGTTGTAGCATAAGTAATGTGTTTTACTTCCAGTAAAAAGATTCTGATCAAAACAGACAACTTGCTCAAAAAATACTTACAGCAATAAAACGGGTAAAAACAAATGAAAATTTGTCGTGATTCGATGTCACAACGGTATTTTGAAAAAAGAGAATTAAATCCTCTTTTTTTTATGATATTTTATTTTTAATTATCTGACTAACGCTAACTTGTTCTTCGTGTCCATCACAATATGTAATATAAATAGTTTTACCACTACGATTTTCATCTCTGATATCATCCACATACATATTTTCTATATTAAAATATTTTTTTAATATAAATGCTTGATCCACATTATTTGTAATGTTTTTTTTATAGAATTTATCTTTTATACGTTTAAATTCATTTTCGATGGAAGCTTTACTTACGATTACTGATCTTTTCATATAATATTTTTTAATTATATATAAAGTTGGATTGGGTCAAAAATGAAAAAAGCTTCAGTTGAAGCTTTTTTTAAATATTTTTATTTTTCATTTTTTAGTTTAACAGCATCTTTTATGCTGAATTTTTTTATTGTCATTGGTTCATCTAAAGATTCAACATAAACATTTTTTCCTTCGATTCTATTAACATATCCTTTAACAACATCATTTTCTATAAATTGACCAGCATTTAAAATTGGTCTTTCTTTAGGTGTTGGTGGATCAATAACGTAATTGTTAAACCATGCGATTTTTTTAATTTCTTGATCTTTTACAGAAGCATAACCAAAATTAGGATTAGATTTTGGTTCTTTTTCTTCACCTAACATCGTGTATTTAGGTTGTTCTTTTTCTTTTTTTTTTGGTGATACTTCTCTTAAATTGAAAGATTCAAATGATTTAATAGATTCAAATTTATCTTGAACTTCTTCAATGTCATCATCATCATCTTGAACTTCTTCAATGTCGTCATCATCATCTTGAACTTCTTCAATGTCATCATCATCATCTTGAACTTCTTCAATGTCATCATCATCATCTTGAACTTCTTCAATGTCATCATCATCATCTTGAACTTCTTCAATGTCATCATCATCTTGAACTTCTTCAATGTCATCATCATCATCTTGAACTTCTTCAATGTCATTATCATCTTCAAGATTATTAATTCTATCTTCAAGATCATCTATTCTATCTTCAAGATCATCAAATTCATCGAAAGTTTTAATATTGCTTCTATTAACATTAACTTTAACTGCATCAACATCTGCATCAACATCTGCATCAACATCTGCATCAACATCTGCATCAACATCTGCATCAACATCTGCATCTAATATTGGTTCAATTCCAGGTTCTAAATTATCATCACTTGATAATTCATCAATTTCTTCAACATTTTCTTTGATGAAGTCATCAAAGCTTAGAGTTTTATTATCTTTTTCTTTGATAATATCTTTAGCAACATCAGTTCTTTTTGTTTTTGATGCTATTTCTGCTTTCCAATTTTTTTCAAAATCTTCAAAATTCAACAAATTATTTACTTTATCACTCATTTTTTTATATTTATTTTTTTCATGTATTGGTTTATTAACTAATTTAGATTTAAATGCAATAGTTTGTAATTTACTATCCTTTTCTGCAAATTCTTCATATGTATCAACGTGTCTATCAATAGGATTACCAATATATGTTAAATTAGGTATATTACCAAATTCACCTGTTTTACTAGTTAAATCACCAATATCAGTACCTTTTGTAAGTTCTCTTAATTTTTTTAATTGTTTCGCAGATGATTCCCTTGGTAACATAAAAATATTTAATTTTTTACATATATATAAAAAAACAAAATTCATTTTTTTGTATATATTAAGAATGAATAAAATAATATTAATATGCCTTTGGTTTGGTAAAATACCTGATTACTTTAAATATCATTACGAAACCGCAATATCTAATAAGAATGTTAATTTTTTATTTATAACTGACCAAAATATAGAATTATATTCTTCTAATTATAAAATAATTAAAATAGATTTACAAAATTTAAAAGATCGGATAAAATGTAAACTAGACATTGATTATATTTATTCGAATAATAGAAACATTTGCCAACTTAAATGTGGTTTGGGTGACATATTTTATGAAGAAATCAAAGATTATGATTATTGGGGATATTATGATATAGATACCCTTTTAGGTGATTTCAATTCATTTGTATTACCAATATTAAATGAATATGATATAGTTTCATTTGGTGTTAAAAATGTTCATGATAGAATATCTGGACCATTAACAATAATCAAAAACTGTGAAAAAAATAATAAATTGTATAAAATAAAATTTTCCGATTTTGTATATAAATTATATAATTATGATGTTGATTCGTTTGATGAAACAGAATTTAATACAATTGTAACTGATGAAAAATTAAGGATTAAAATATTATATGATGTTTGCAATTTTTTAATGGATAAGGGATATCCAGTTTATGATTCATTATGGTCTGGCGGGAAATTATTTATTAATGGTAATGAAAAATTGATACATCATTTTATAGATAAAAAAAATATTAATTTTTATAATATTGGGAATTCGATTATTACATTTCATAGAAAAGATTTAATTGAAGATTTTTTTTGGGTAACATATTTCACTGAAAATTACGAAGATGTTGCTAAATATGCATTATTGGAATCAATTTATAATTTTTCAAATCGAAAATGTATAGTATATACTATTAATTATAATCCTGATATTATATATCAAAAAAATGAACAATTTATATTTAGGAGACTTGATATACCCACAGGTGAAAAATATGAAAATGGTTTACATTGTTCTGGATATGCCAACATACTTGTTTCTAAACCATTAGTTTTATCTGATGTTATTACATTTAAACCAAATGATAAATTTGTTTATGTTGATAGTGATATTTATTTAACTGTCACGGCTGATAATATTGTAAAATATTTTGAAAATATTGAAAACTATCCATTAATCAATTCACATATTCACGATAGAATATATATAAATGATATATTACCAACAAAAGAATGGATAAGTCCATTAGATGTATTATCAGAAGCAACAGAAATTCCTATAATAATTTTTCCTAGAAGAAAAACAAATGTTATGCTTTTTAATTGTGATTGTAAATGGTTTTTCGATGAACAAATGAAATTATACGATCAATATAAAAATAGTAGGATTGGAATATTTAGATGTACAGATGAAGATTCAGCAAATATATTATTATCTAAATATGATTTTAGAAATTCTTTACCCGTAATAGATATGGAAGAATCTTCGGTAATTGATATAAATAAATTCAAAAATTATTCATATAATTCGACACAGCTATCAAAATTTGCGATATTACCCCATAATACTAATGAAATATTAGTTTTTCATGGTTTTAAAAACATTAAAACGATTCAAAAAACGAATGTTGATTATCTACCAACGGTTATAGAACATAAAAGATTATCAATAAGTTATGAAAATAAAACATTATTGATTAAAAAATATAGTTTATTTTCAGATAAAAAAATACAAATTCCAGTTCATTTTAATATAAAAAATATAAATGGTGATATATTATATGAACTTAATAATCAAAATATATATGGATATTGGTTATTTTATATTAGTAATTGTATCTTAGTGAATGGTTTATATATAATTCAAATAGAAGATAATTTTAATAATATTATTTTCAACAAAATAATAAAAATAGAATGAAAGTATTAATATCTGTAGATATATTTAATAATCGCATATATGTTAACAACATATATGAAGAACAATTTATTGGTGAAATAATAATTGAATATCATAATGAAATTGTGTATAAAAATAATATTGAATTGGTGACAGATTCTATATTATGGTATTCACCATATACGAAAATTACAGATGTATCAAAAATAATAGTTACACTTAAAGAAACAAATGGAAATATATTTTATTCGACAGTACCATTAGTTTATACTGGGACTTTTATGCGATTAGGTAAATCTGAATTAAATGATTTATGTGATTTCATAAAAAATGATAATTATAATATAGAAAATATCGTTGAAATAGGGTCATATCAAGGTGAATCAACAACAATTTTTTCAAATAATTTTAAAAATTCTTTAATATTTGCTGTTGATATTTGGGTAAACAATTATGATGAATCGGAAGTTATTATAAATACAAATAATCCGAAAGATGTTGAAAATAATTTTGATATAATAACAAAAAATTACAATAATATTATTAAAATAAAATTATCATCAGAAAAATTTTCCAATATAATTTCTGATAATAGTATAGATTTTGTTTATATTGATGGTGATCATTCATATGATGGTGTTACATTGGATATTGTCAAATGGAAAAATAAGGTCAAGCATGGTGGTTATATTGGAGGACATGATTATGTTGAAAATCGACATGATTTAATTAAAGCTGTTAAAGAAAATTTTCCTAACTATAAAATAAATATTTTTGGTTGGAGTTGGTTAATAAAAATATTATAATATGATAAATTTAATAGATAGACTAAATATATTAAAAAATGAAAATTTTACACCAAAAAGATTTTTAGATATTGGTGCAAATATAGGCAATTATTCCAAAATGATAAAAGAAATATGGTCTGAAGTTGATGTGTTTATGGTTGAAGCTAATCCCCACAATGAACAATTTTTAAAAAATACAGGGTATGACTATATTATATCTTTATTGTCAGATAAAATAAGTGTATATGATTTTTATTTAAATAAAACTGATATTAATTCAACTGGTTGTTCAATATATCGAGAAGATACGTTATATTTTTCTGATGAAAATTTAGATGTTATAAAATTAACATCAAATACATTAGATAATTTGTTTGAAGATCAACAATTTGATTTGATAAAAATAGATACACAAGGTTCTGAGATTGATATTTTAAAGGGGGGGTTAAATTTGATAAGTAAATCTCAATATATTATTATAGAAGCATCACTTATTAATTATAATATTGATGCACCATTAATTAATGATGTTTTAAATTTTATGATATCTAATAATTATATGATGATTGATGTAATAGAATTGCACTATTTAAATAAAACTTTATCACAAATAGATATTCTATTCAAAAGAAAAATAAATAAAATTTTAAATCAAATATCATATGCACCAGAATATAAACCTGAAATTATAAATGTTTTAAAATTATTAAAGAATGATAAAAAAACAATAATTGATATTGGGGGTTCTGCTGAACCACCATATAATTGGAGTTCAAAATATATAGATGCTGTTGTTGATATTTTAGATGTGAAAAATAAATTATGTTTTACTGGAAATATATGTGATTCTAATGTTTGGGATGAAGTTGAATCATATGTCAGTGTTAATGGCAAATTTGATTTTTCGATTTGTACTCATACATTAGAAGATATATCATCACCATTATTTGTTTGTCATAAAATTGAAAAAATATCTAAATCTGGTGTAATAGTAGTCCCATCAAAATTTTATGAATTATCTAAACACGAATCTACACAATATAGAGGAAATATACATCACAGATGGATATTTAATATTGAAAATGATTGTCTTGTTGGTTATCCTAAAATTAGTTTTATTGAAAATAGTATATTTGATAAAAATGCAAAAATGGATAATAATTCAAATATATTAATGTATTGGAATGAAAAAATAAATATTAAAATTGTTAATAATGATTGGTTGGGTCCAAATCCGAGTAGTGTTATAGAATATTATTTAAAATTAAATGAATGAAATATGATAACAATTATTCAAGCTGATAGAAATTATAAAAACAATTCAAATTATTATTTATTATCTAAAAATATAGAAAGGATGGATAGAAATAAAAATAATTATAATATCCATATAGATGATAACGATTTTAATAAAGATGATGGTGGTGCATATACTAGATTAAAAATCATAAAATTACTTGAAATATTAAGACAATATGATGATAATGAAATAATAATGTATATTGATGCCTTTGACACAATTGTAGTTGCTGATGATTCTGAAATAGAAAATAAATTTTTAGATTTTGGTGTTGATGTATTATATTCTTGTGAAAGATGTTGTTGGCCTAGCGAAAATTTTCGTAAATATTTTTCAGATAATTATTTTGTAAATTCAGGTACAATAATATTCAAAAATAAAAAATATCAAGAAATATTAGAAGTTTTAAGTATAATACACCAAAGATCTAATATTTGTGATCAATATTATCATACCCTTTTTGTAACAATAAATTCATTGAATGTTAAAACAAAATTGGATAAATTAAATAATATTTTTCAATGTTTATGGGGATATGATGTCAATGAATTCGAAGAAGTTAATGATAGAAAAAAGAATAAAGCAACAAATACTTTTCCGTGTGTGTTTCATGGTAATGGTAGTGGTAAATCAATTTTAAAAAAATTATTTGATTACGAACAAATAATAACATTTTTGGGTTTTGTCGAAGATAAAATGGGAATTAATTTTATGAATTCATCAAATTATGATAATATTGCTGTCTATGCTGAAATTAAAAATACCCATAATCAAATTATATATTCTAACACAATGGAATTACCACACAATATTAGTTTTTATATACAAACTGGAATTAAAGACAACTACATATTTACGATATATGATTTAAATAATGAAATATTATTGCAAGAAAAAAATTATTAAAATTGAAAGCAACAATATCACTTTCTATTATAGTTAGAAATGAATCTAAAGTTATACTCACAATGTTAAATTCTGTGTATACATTATTAGATTATTATGTGATAGTGGATACTGGATCAATTGATAACACAAAAGAAATTATTAAAAAATTTTTTGATGAAAAAGGTATTCCTGGTGAAATTGTTGATCATACTTGGAAAAATTATGGTGATGCTAGAAACGTTGCTATTGAAGTAACAAAAAATAAAGCTGATTATAATTTTTGGATAGATGCTGATGATGAACTTATTATTGATTCAAATTTTAATGTGGATATATTTAAACAACAAATATTGAATTATGATGCTTTAGATTGTCAATATTTTAATTCTACATATGAATTTAAAAAAATATCATTTTTTTCATCAAAAAAACCGTGGAAATGGTTTGGCGCATTACACGAAGTTTTAATATGTAATGATGATTTTAATTTGGGTATAGCAAATGGACTTAAAATAATTCAACATTCTAATGGTAATTCTTGGTCAAATCCTAATAAATGGCAAGATTATTATAATATGATAAGTGATTTTATGTTAACCATTGATGAAAGTGATCCATTATATTCAAGATGGTTATTTTATTTTGCACAAACTTGTGCTGAAGCTGAAAAATATGATAAAGCAATAGAATATTATGAAAAACGAATAAAATTTGGCACAATTTCTAATAATGAAGAAGTTTATATATCATTATTTAAATTAGCACAAATAAAATCACATTTAGGATATTATAATGAAGCTATGAATATATATTTACAATGTCATGAAGAAAATCCAAATAGACTTGAACATATCGCACAAATAATCCAATATTATAATTCAATAGGGCAATATAATATAGCGTATGTTTATTCTTCATATGCTATGAAATTTGCGGGAAAGTTACCAAATAATTCTTTTGTTTTACTTGATCATTCAGTTTATATTTGGAAAATTTATGATTTGCATAATATATCTTGTTGGTGGACTGGAAGAATTGAAGAAGCAAAAGAAACCTTTAAACTATTATGGAAACAAGTTGAAAAAGGATTGGTTGATGAAAACGATATAGAAAGAATTACATACAATAAACAATTTAATATGGATTAGAATTTCTAACTTTTTTTATTTTTTCCAACTTTTGTTTTCTAAGTTTTCTAAGTGCTTTAATATTTTCTCTATTTTCATATTCATCAAATAGTTTATTTAAAATATTTACAGTTCTTGACCCCAATACAATATAATCACCAACACCTTTACGATTATTATTTTCTATAGCATCACATGCCTGAATTATTTTATTATATAAACAGTTTTCATCCATAATTGTTATATATTTTAAAAAATGTTTTGTTTTTATAAAAATAAAAACCTATCTTTGTTAAAAAGATGTATGTTACCAGAAATAGAAATAATAACAGTTCAAAATTTACAAGAACTTAATGATAAACGTGAAATTGAAATTTTAAAAATTTCATCGAACAATATAACAGTTTCTGAAATTTATGAAAGTGATATATCATTTTCATTTAGGGTTTATGATAATGGTTGGACTATTAAATTTTATCAATTAAAAAGATGACCGATATACAAATAGAAAATTGGCGAAAGGTAATATTTCGAATTCTAGAAGAAGAACACGAAGGTTCGGGAGCTTATGCTTTAATTATGCCAAAAGAAGAAATTGAAAACTTTCGGGATATAATGCAAGAAAATGTTAATAATATAAAAATTGATGATGAAAGAAGCTAAAGATTATTTAAAAATTGTTGATGATGATCGGACATTAGATTCAATTGAAGCCGCAATTAAATTAGCACAATCTGATATTGATGTTAAAGGTGCAATATTTGATTTTTGTAGTTGGTTTGATGATTCATTAGATGATTCGTGGATAGGTGATTTGGATGATTGGTTTGAAAATAAATACAATAAACCTGAAATAGAAGAAACAATTCCAGTTACATTAGGTATAATTAGAAATAAATGTGGATGGAACGAATATTGTGATGTTACTGGTTCAAATCATTATATGTTAAAGGAATTTACTGTGTCAGATAGGGAAATATTTGATGTTAAAGTATCACACGCTAAACTTTTAAATTTAATATAATATGATCGAAACAATTTTAGTATCATACTTTAAAAAGGATGAAGTTAAAAAATAAAACTACTAAAAAACTTAAAAATCATTCAATGGGGGAATAACTAATATTTCCCCATTTTTTATTTTTAAAAATGAAATTAAAAAATTTGAATATTTAATTGACTTTAAAAAATCTAATCAAAAATATTATAGGTTTATAATTAAGCATAAATATTTGATGAAAAATTTAAAAAGAAAAAAACCACATTTTTTTATTTCTGATATTGAAAATGAAATAAAAAAATATGGTTCATTAAAAGAATTTAGAGAAAAATCACATAGCTGTTATAAATTCATTATACGTAATAAATTAAATTATTTATTAGATAAATTAAAGTAATTCATTTGCAATATCAGCCAATTCTGACCGTTCACCTTTAACTAAGGTCATATGTGAATAAATAGATTGTTTATTCATTCTATCTATTATGTGTGATAACCCATTACTTTGTGTGTCTAAGTATGGGGTATCAATTTGATGAATATCACCAGTAAATATAATTTTTGAACCTTCACCCGCACGGGTTACAATGGTTTTTACTTCGTGTGGTGTTAAATTCTGGGCTTCGTCGATGATAAATAGTGTATTAGAAATACTACGACCACGAATATATGCAAGTGGTGTAATGATTATTTTTTCTTCTTTAATACAATCAGTAATAAATTTATATTCTTTATCGGATTCTTTGAATTGACTTTGAATAAATTTCAGGTTATCGAACAATGGCAGGATATACGGTTCTATCTTATCCTGAACGTTTCCAGGTAACGCCCCTAAGTCTTTGTTACTCAATGGTACAATTGGTCTTGCCAAATAAATTTGTCTATATGTTTTCTTTTGTTGTAATGCTGCTGCAAGTGCTAATAATGTTTTTCCTGTTCCGGCTTTACCTTGAAGCGTTATTAATTTTACATCATCGTTTAATAGTGCATGAAATGCAAAAGCTTGTTCGGAATTTCTAGGTGCAATTTTATAACAAGTTTTTTTATCGACCCGTTCTATTTTATTGGTTAATTTATTATAATATGCTAACGCTGATGATTTATCATTTTTTAATATTAAATATAAATTACTTTCTAATTTTGTAAGACCAATACTATCAGGTGAACAAAATCCACTTTGATATAATTCTGATATTGCATTTTCATCGACATCATCTATAATTAATTTCCCTGTAAATAGATTTTCGGTATCTTCAACTTTCCCAGTTAAATAATCTTCAGCAATTAAATTTAAAGATTTTGCTTTTAATCTTAAATTAACATCTTTTGATACTAAAATAATACTTTTATTTTGGTATTCATTTTGTAATGATATGGCAGAATTTAAAATTCTGTGATCTGCTTTTCTGTCTTGAAAAATCTTAGTTGCATCAATTGTAGGATTTTCGGATGTCATTATAACTTTTAATTTACCTTTATTTCCGTTTATTTCGATCCAATTAGTTAATGTATTATTTTCCGCAAGTTTATCAACGTTTCTAATAAATTCTCTTGCTTCATAATTAATAGTATCATTCCCTTTTTTAAAATCATCCAATTCTTCTAATACTGTAATTGGTATTGCAACATCGTGTTCTTCAAAATTATAAATCGCATTATGATCATAAAGGATTACAGACGTGTCAATTACAAAAATTTTACCTTTTTCTTTGTTTTTAGTCATTTAATTATTATTATTTTTTATATTTTTATGTTTTCTATAAAAATCTACCAATTTAAATATAGCTAATGCTTCACCACTACTATTAAACATCCATTTTTTTTCTAAATAATCAGCTAGTTCATCTAATGAAAAATTATTCCAATCCACAAGTTTGTTATTTTGTTCACATGGACATTTGTGTAATATTGTTGATCCACCAAAACTACCACCAGTATAATATTCCCCTTTACCCATACATAGTGGACAATTTTTTCGTTCTTCTTTTTCGTTTATGGTTAATTCTTCATTTAACATTTTTTGGTATATTTCATCATCATCATAAAGATATTTTATGTGTTTATATATTTTATATGTATGGTCATAATCATTTTTATCATCTTTTGATTTAAATTCTTCTGAAAGTAATTTCCATGTATTATCAAGTTCTGGGAATGTTGTATCACCATCTAATGTTACGTGTACAGTAGTTAAATAAACAAAATCTGCAATTTCTAAAAATTGTTTATAAATCATACCACCACCAATTATAAAGACATCATCACTATCACCACAAAATCCTTCTGCTAAATGTAAAGCATCATCAATATCGTGTACAATTACAACATTTGGTGCGGTAAAATTAAGATCATCAGTTAATACGATATTTGTTCTATTTGGTAATGCACCATTAGGTAGTGATTCAAATGTTCTTTGACCCATTATTATTGGATGACCTGTCGTAAGTTCTTTAAATCGTTTAAGATCACTTTTCAAATTCCACAATAATTTATTATTCTTACCAATAACCCAATTTTCTGATACAGAAACGATTATATTTATTTTAATATTTAAAAAATGCATATTAATTTTTATGTTTATTTATAATTATTTTATAAATAAGTTTAATAAAAAAGACCCGAATATCAGATATTCGGGTCTTTTCAATATTTTTGATTTTGATTATTTTATCAAGAATGGTGTATTGCCATAAAGTGGTTGTTTACCATCCCAAATTTGATATGCTCTTAATTTGATATATTCATCAAGAACATTATTCTTTTTTGCAACAATAAGTGGAACCATTTCAATTTCTGCTAGAATTCTAGATAATTCAAGTTGTTTTGTTTGTTCAACAATTTTTTGTTCAATAACTGAAATATTTGTATTTACTTCGTTACGATTATCTATTTTAGCTGTAACTGCTGCGGTAAATTCAAGTTGACAACTAAATGTCATAAGTTCTAATCCTTTGCTTTCAAATTCTTTCAATATAATTTCTTGTACAGCTTTTTCATATTTAAGTGATCCACTAGTAGTTGTGCCATCAGGTAATGTGGTGGTTTCCATGAGTGCTTGTGTTGTATAACTACGGGAAACTTCCTTCATTACATCATAAATTTTAGTTTCTAAGATATTATCCATCAAAGTTGTCATAAAATCAGAATTAGCACCCAATTGTTTATTTTGAAATACTAAATCAACACAACGATTTTCGATAGCTTTAAATGAATACATTGGACGGCTAGAAAATTCGGTATTATCAGCAGATTTAAGATGGAGAATTCTATCACCGTAATCGCCACGTTGTTCCCATAAAGGTACTTGAAATAGTTCAGTTCCTGGTGCAGCAGTCCAAACACGACCTTTTTGAAGAGAAAAATCAGCTTTTCCGTTTTTACCATAATTTTCCATCAATACACCTTGATAATTTGGTGCAACACGTTCACAACTTGTAATGATTGTCATTAAGGCAACCATAGATAGCATAAAAATAAATTTACTTTTTTTCATTTGTTTTTGTTTTTATTATTTGTTTATAAATGTAGATTAAAAATAATCCAATACTGGATATTGTTATTAAAAGTCCTAACCAAGGATTAACATGATTGAATGATACAAAACCTAAACCTATACCAGCAATCAATAGTACAATTGATATTATTATTTTAGTCATAATGTAAAAAATTAGTTTAATTTATATTTTTCAAGTAACAATTTTTTTAATTTATAATATTCTTGAGTAAAATGAACACTATTTTGTGATTCACGCAAATCAAATCCAAATGCCCTTCTTGAAACTGCAATAATCGGTGGTGCTTGTATTCTTTTGAATATTGCTAATTTGTAAGCTTTCCATTTTTGTTCTAGATCAATAATAAAATTTTCAACACTAAAATTGTCAATTAATTTTTGATCACATAAAAAGGTTTCAGCCAATTTTCTTTCACTATATAAACGAAGAATATCTTCAGGATCAAGTCTAAATTCAACAAATGCACGTACTAATTTATCGTGATATGGATAAATGATAGGATCCCCTTTACCTTCATCCACATTCTGATCATCACTTAATTCTGCTGATGCCACAATATTCAATATGATAGAAGGTATAATTTCTTTTCTTTTTAATATATTGTAATACTTAGCTAATTCATAAACTTCGTGTTTATATAAATCCGCTAATGGTGCTATTGCACCATTAATATCACCATATAATGTTGCATATCCAAATGCTGTTTCAGTTTTATTTCCGTTATTAATAAAAACTGCACCCAATGCTGATGCCACACCAGCTAAAACTCGTGAACCACGATCACGTGCTTGAATATTTTCGATATTCAATCCTGATAAATTGAGTGGTGTTATTGCACCAGTATCATTTAATCGAACAAAATGACTATTATTTATTTCAGAAATAGTGTTTTCGACAGTTTTTTGAATTGAAATTACACTATAATGAACACCAAGATTTTTTGCTAGTAATAGTGCGGCATCTTTGGTTGTATTAGAATTAAATTTACTAGGCATATTGATAGCATAAACATTTTCAGCACCAAGAGCTTCAACAAGTAAACATATATCTAATGCAGAATCCACACCACCACTCAATCCAATTACAGCTTTTTTGCTAGGTAAAGTATCAAAGAATTTTTTAATGCCATATACTAAACCGTTAAATAATTCTTTTTTATCTTGATCTGTTGTAATTTCAGGATTTGATAATGATATTTTATCAGCAAATAATGTAGCTGTTATTGTTTCTTCTGTGTAATCTTTAGCTACACACAATAATGATCCATCCGGATTATAAATAGTAGAACCACCATCAAATAAGAATATATTCTTTCCGTTATTTTGTGTTCCTGTATTGTTACAATAAACAAAATATGTTGGTTTGTTTTTAATTCTTCCACGAACAACCGAATGTCGTTTATTATTTTTCCTCCATGTCCAAGGTGAACAAGATAAATTTACTATAACATCCGAATTATATTTGAGTAATATGTCAATTGGATTAATCGTGTAATCATCTGACCACATATCTTCACATAATATAATACCAATTCTTTTATATTCACCATTTATATTGACTAAAAATGGTAATATATTATTATCAATATCAGAACCCTTATCTTGTACTAATTTACGTAGAGAATAAAAATGTCGTTCATCATCGAATTCCCTATATTTTGGCATTAATGTTTTATATGTTCTACCATTTGATAAATTTTCAACACCTTTTGTTGAATGTGGTATTATTTTTTTAACATATTCACAATTTTGGGCAATGAAAGCAGCATTATATTTACGAATACGACCATCTTCATTTTTTAGATCAAAATCAATATCAACATTTCCCCAAATTGCAATGATTCCTTCTGTTGCATTTTTAATTGTTTCGTTGTATGAAAAGCAATCTTTTATAAAAGATGCATTTTCCCACTCATCACCAATCAAATATCCAGGAACGGTCATTTCGGAAAAAACAATAATGTCAACATTATTATTTCTTGCTTTTTCAATTTCTAATAAGATTTTAGATACATTAACATCAGGATGTCCTGCAATAATATCTAACTGTGCTACGGAAATTTTCATATCTAATTTTTTGACAAAGATAATAATTTATTTTAAATAATTCAAAAAAATGAAAAATTAATTTTATATATAGATCAAACTAATTTTAAGTTGTTTTTCTAAAATGAAAAAATAACAATAAAAAATTAATATATACATAAAAAATAATTTAGATAAAATGGTAAATAATATTTTTAGTTTTGACGATTTCAAAGGTAAAAAGAAATCTTCTATACAAGAATCAATAACAAATGAAGATGTTGCAATTAATGGTGAAACAACACAAGTAAATGAAATGGTTGATGCTATTGATGATTTCTATCGTGTGTCAGTTGATGTTGATCTTCCAAAATCTTTAGTTAGTACTTACATTAAAAAAGTAAAAGATCAAACAGGTAAAGATTTACGTGCTGATATGGGTGAAAAAAGATTGGCAGAAAGATTGGTACAATGGGCAAATGAAAATTATTTGAATATTGAAAATCTTCCTGTTGAAATTGTAACAGGTAGTGACAAAGTTCCAGCACAAACACAAGCACAAACACAAGCACAATCACAAGTTCAAGCACAACCAGCAGGAACAGACGATGTTGATACTGCAGCAGCACAAACTGCACCTGTACAAAATACAGATGCACAAAAACCAGCAGTTCAAGTACAAGGACAACAACAAGCACAAACAGCAGCAGCACAAGTGCCTGCACAAGAAATTTAAATTTAAATTTAAATATGAAAATTAAACTATTCGAAGATTTTATTACAGAATTATCTAGCGATACAATTCTTAGTGCCGCAAGAAAGATGGATGATTTAAAACAAAATAATAGATCAAATAAACTATTAAAAAATAGTGTTTTTTCTGAATTTATTGATTCTGAATTGTGTTTGGGTAAAATAAAAGATATATCAAAAAAATCTGAAAAATCAATATTTAAATCTGATACTGATTATTTAAATATTGTAATTGATTATAATCGTAAATGGATGAATAATTCAAAAGATTATACAATAAAATATGATATAAATAAAGATAAATTGATTATACCTAAAGCTTATGGTGTTGAGGTAACAAGAAAAGATGCAAGAATATTGAGTAAGATCGTATCTGTAATCAATCCTAATTCACAATATAAAAATGGTGTGGGTGATATAACAATTACACATTATTAAAAATATTGAAACTAAAAAGAAGGGATTTTCATTTTTAATGAAAGTCCCTTTTTTAGTTTTTAAAAAAATGACTATTATTTATTAATATATAATAAAAATAAAAAAGGACAATGATTAAAAAATATAGTGAACAAACAAACAGTGTTAAGGTGTCAATCAGAAATGATGAACAAATCAAAGAAGAAGTTTTATTAACACCAAAATCTACTAATATAGGTATTGAAATATTAGAAGAAAGAATTATTAAATTTAATGATGGAAATATTAAGGATATTATGGAAACAATAAAAACAAAATATTCTAATACCGATTATTTTATTAGAAAAAAAGATAATGAATTGCACATTGTTAAATATAATGAAAGTTTAAATGTTAATTTAAATGAATTTGTTAATGGTTTGTTTAAATATTATACATCAAAACCTGATATGAAAAAAATAATAGAAGGTATTAAAGTTAAAGGTAATAATAACTTTGTAATAATTGAAAATTTAAAATTACAAGATAAATTTATTAACGATTTAACATCATTACTATCAAAGAAAAAATAATATGAAATATATATGAAAACAATTAAAAATTTTTTTGATTTCTTAAAAGAGAATACAAATACTAGTATAGTAGATCAAATTAAAATGTTTTTTGATAATAATAAATTAAATGGTATTATTATAGACAAAAATGAAAACTATCCAGAAAAACAATTGGATGCAAATGATTATGTGATATTTATTGCAAATTATGCTACTGGTAAAAAAGTATCAGTATATATGAAGCGTGATGTTACTGTTGGTGTAACCACAACATCTAAATTATTAGCAGAATTGAAAGAAAAATTTGGTGGTGAAATAAATGTGGTGTCGCAAGGTACTGTAAATGTATTAATTATACAAAATTAAAATGAAATATTTAGAATCTATAAATGAAAGATATAAAGAACCAAAAGAATATAAAACAAATTCATTTGGCTTTAAATATGGTGTAAGAAATTATGTAGATGATGTATTTGATCATTTAATGAATATAATTTGTGAAGTTAATGGAATTAGTGAAAAATCCTTTAAACAATTAGATGATACCAAAGCATATCTTGAAAAATATTTTGATAACAATCAGGATATATTGTTAGATATTGATAAAATGAACGATAAGAGATATCAATATACCGCAGAATTTTTATATGATAAATATTTTAATGCGAAAGAAAATTTAAACTGATAAATTATTTTTTTTCTTTCATTATTTTATCTAACGATTTGTTAATATCCCGATCAGTGATTCTAAGTCCTTTATATTTATCTTGGACTTCAACATCACCAATATTTATTTCTTTAAGTTCACCTTTAAGGTCTTTAAAAAAATCTTTCATATCTTTTTGTAATTTATAAAGCATATTAATGCCTTCTTTCATTTCCCTCTGAAACATTGATACTGCTTGAAATAAATCAGCATCAGTACTACCATTATCAATTTGCTTCATTAAATTAATTAAGCCCCTTTTTGAACATGATATTGAAAATTTTAAATCTGATAGTGCAAGTGCATCTTGGGTTATAATATTATTAATGTTTTTATTATTCATAGTTTCATCATTTAAATAAAGATTAGCAAGACATTCTAATGTTTCTTTTGATTCTGATCTAATAAGTTCTAAATCTTTTTCATAATCATGCATTTCAATTTTTAAATTTAAATCTACATTTTGTGTATCTGGAAAAAAATCAGTTGGATCAAAATCCAACTCATCTTGAGTTTCCACTATTTCATTTTTAAGTCTTTCTATACTTTCTTGAAATTCTTCTTTATCCGCTTTTGTTGCCATATTTTATTTTTAAATTTTAATATATATAAATATATTAGAGTTAAAATGAAAATTTTAATATATACATTAAAAATCAATTAAATAGATATGGAACAAAGTGAACAAGATTATCTTAATTTATTTAAGAAAATAAATCAAGTAGATGAATATCAGAATGTTGAAAAGAAAGAATATACATTTGAACAATTGCGGGGGAATACATCAAATATAAATTCATATGATCAAATTAGGGGAAATTCTATGAATATAAATTCATATATAAGCTTAAATGAAACACCAAATTATGCGAATTATGAAACTTATAAGAATAATCAATATGGTAATATTAATGAAGTACAAAGACAAAATTATTCCCAGGATTATAATCTTAACGAATTTAATATCGAAACAAGAATAAATGGTGAAAATATAAATGAAATACGTCAAATTCGTAAAGAAGAAAAAGAAGCTAGATTAAATGAAGTTATGCAACAAATGCGTGAAAAAATGCAAGAAGAAAAAGAATTAAAAAATATAAATGAAACAGTTAATTTTAATGATGTCGATTATGTTTCATTAGAAATGTTTGAAAAAGCAAGATACAACTCGATGATGAAAGTTGCAAAAACAATTGATACTATTTGTCAATAATGAAATATATTAAAAAATTTGAAAATGATATATTATATCAAGTTGGGGATATTGTAAAAATAATTCCTGATGATAATTGGTTGGAAGAAATTAAAAAATTTTTAAATAATAATATTGGTATAATATATAGTAAAGAATTGGGTGATTACGATTATTTTTATAATGTTAAATATGATGATGTGCCAACTGATTTATTATTATATACTCGATTTATGGGTTCAAATCCACCAATAGGTTTAAAACATCAAGGTGAAATTTTTACTGCATATATTAAAAATTTAAAATTTCCAACAAATATTGAAATGGAAAAATATAATATGATACAAAAAGGAAAAAAATATAATGTTATTTAAAGAATATTACATAGGTAGACGTGGATTATATCACAACAAAAATGTGATTATATTATCAACAAATTATGATATTATTGAATATCAAGATTTTGGTCTTAAATTTGATGAATTTGAAATTGAAATATATTTTGAAGATGGATCAAAGAAAACTGAAAAATTAAAAGGTAATTTAATCACGAGAAATTTAAAATTATATGATAAAAAAAAATGATTTTAAAAATTAATATATAATAAAAAAAAGAATAACGTATGAACAAGATTAAAGATTTTGGACAATATATGGATAGTGTAAATGAACAACAATTATCTGATTTGCAAAAAGAATATAGAGAATTTTTTAAATTTATTCTTAATAATTGTTATGATGAAAAATCACCTGCTAAATTATCAGAAGAAAAAAAGAAAGAATTTTTCGATAACATCAATAAATATTGGGTTAAAGGTAAAGGTGCATCTAAAGATTTAGATCAGATTAAAGATGAAATTTGTGGTAAAGAAGAAAAAAATTAAAAAATATTTATATATACAAAAAAATAATTAAAGACAATGGACAAAAAATTAAATAACCTTCTTGGAATAGAAGAATTTTCTTGTGACAAGGTTTGCAAAAAAGCAAAACCAACAAAACACACTGAAGTGGCTAAAGATATATTAGCTGAATCAAATGATTATCCTAAAGATTGGTCTAAAGATGTAAATGAAAAACCAAAATCAAAAGATGTTATTTCTAATGGCAAATTGCATAATTTAATTAGTCTTGATGATTTTGGTAAAAGTGATTTACCAAAGAATGATCAAAAACATTCTAAACGTACAGAAACTGGTAAAGACATTATCAATGAAAAAAAAGTTAGATTAGATGATATTGATGATGAAGATGATGATGTAAAAGTTAAAGATAAAGATTGTAAAAAAGACAAAAAATGTAAAATCTATGATGATGATAGAAAAATTACCAAAAAACCAATTGGTAAGAAAAAATAATTTTCAATTTTATGAAACACGTAGAAATATATGAAAACTTTATTTTTGAAAATAGTGATGACGATTCAGAAAAAAAACTCAAAAAGAAAGCTAAAAAAGCCAATAAATTAAAAAAACAAGCACAAAAAGACGCTGATTGGGCTAAACGAAATTTGGATGAACCAACAAAACTTAAAAAATTGTTGGATGTATCCGAAGATGAAATTATTCCAATGGATAAAATTAGTGATAAAATTGATGAATTACACGCTAAAATGGATAATGATGGTGATCTAAATAAAAAAGAAAAAAAATTATTAAGACGACTTAATTTAATAAAAAAATTAAAAAGTAATCTAGGATAATAAAAAATAAAAAAGCTTCAATTTGAAGCTTTTTTTTATGCCTTTAAAGAAGATTCCACTGTTCGTATATGTCTCTATCTAAGTTTTCTGAATTATATTGGTCAATATGTTCTGCTACTAATTTTTTAGAAATTGGTTTTGGAATATTATCCCAATCACCGTTTCCACAATGGTATATTTTATTATCCTTAAACGTTTCACTATAATATCCGGTGTTGTTTAAATATTTGCCAGTTCTGTAACAAACACCATCATTATCAACCCATCCCCTATCAAAAAGATACACAAATACTTGTTCTGATTCGTAAGTCATTTTCGTTGTTTTTAATTATGCTTTATATAATTTGGATAAACCATCATTATTATCGGACCTAAGTGAAAAGTATTCACAGTGATCTTTACTAAATGATATTTTAATATTATCAATATCATCATTTATAATGACTTTTCCGATTCTACCAAGTTCATCTTTTACTAACATATGTAATGCTATATCTGAATAAGAAAGTGGTTTATTTTCATTTTTCATTTTAATGTTCCACCATTCAAAAAAATCCATACCAGATTTTCCTAAACTTTCACCAATTATTGCAGGTTCATCTGTCATACCTTCCACATAACCATCAGAATATGCTTCATTTGCGATATTTTCAACAAAATCTGTTGCTTGTTTTTCAGATAATCCTAATTTTATTAGTAATTCAATACGATCTTTCATTTTTTGTTGTTTTAATTATGCTACAAAGATACGAAAAATAATTTGATTATCAACTATATTTGGTAATATTTTTTCATTTATTTTTAAATATAATCAGTAATTCTTTTTACTGCTTTATCAAAAGATGTCTTATCATTATCAATTCCTATTGATCTCCTATTTAATATAAATGACCCCAAATTTGTTGTCCCTGATCCCATTGTGTTATCCAATATTAAATCACCTTCATTGGTATATGTTTTGATGAAATATTTCATTAATTCTAATGGTTTTTGTGTCGAATGAATTGTACCATTTAGTTTATTTTTTGTTTATCAGAAGAAAATAATTGTACACTCCTTGGATATCTATCAGTTTCACCACCACCACTAACATCCTTTTTTACCTTACCATAAACATGGGTTTTGTTGCACACATCAACTTTTTTCGTATATGTATTTATTGGGCTATGTCCTTCGGTTTTCTGATAATTATATGTTGGTGGATTATTATAAAACACTAAAATATTTTCATGTGCTTTCATTGGACACTTTTTTGCATTAAAATAACCAGTTGCTTGGGTTTTTTCCCATACCCATTCATATTTAAGCATATCAATATTGGAGTTGCCAAGAACTTCAACAAATGGCGTTTGACCAAACAATAATATCACACCATTATCTTTAATTATTCTTTTGTAATGATCCCATAAACCTAAAGAACAATTGTTATCGAAATATTCTTTTGCTTCATTATAAGAAATTCCCAATTTATACTGATTAATTAAAAAATCATTTTCATTAATATAAATTATTTTATTTCTTTTAGTTAATTTAATATGCTTATTTAATGGTAAAACACTATCCCAAGGACAATTGGTTGTACCGAATGGTAAATCTGCCATAATAGCATCAACCGATTTATCTGAAATTGTTGGAAATACATCAAAACAATCATTAAAATATAATTCCTGATTTTTTATTTTGGTTAAATTTATCATATATTACCAATTTCATTATATAATTCTTCACTACATAAAACACCCCAACTCATACCACATGGCATAGTGTATATTTCAAATGATGCTAGTTGTTTTCTAACCCAGTCTTGTACTTCATCACGGGTTCTTTTTTTTTCTTTAAACCACTTATCTTGATATATGCTTATAGTTAATTCATATACTAAATCAATTTCTTTTTGTGTCATATTTTATTTTTATTTTGCGTAACAATATGTACATGAATGTGAACATTCTCTAAATGATCCAATATCACCTGATGTTATACAACCACATAACTTTCGTTGTGCTTTATCTTTTGTGTCACTAATCCATCGTTTATTTCCACATATCCGTTTAATTAATTCGGGATCAATACATTTATTGTGTTCAATTCCTTCAAATTCATTGTTTTCAGCGCATGTTGCCAATTCTAAATTCCAGGATAAATTAAGTTTTTTTAGTTCATTTACAATTTTTAATTGTGTTTCGTTATTTATACTATTAAATTGATTTTTAAGTTTCACATATGGATCAACAAAACTAAATACTAATTTTTCAGTATATGGATAAATTTGGTCACCAATATTTTTAATTCTTTTTATTATTTCATCAACTGATATTTGATCATTAATTATAATAGGATCGAATCTCCAAATTACTTTTTTCTTACCTATCATATTTGATAAATCTATAAAAGTTTGAATTCTATCATTTAATGGTGGTACATTCAATTCATATTCCGGATAATCATTTAATGTATAATGAAAATAATACTTGAAAGGTATTTCTTTCAAATGTTCCATTAGTGGTCTTGGGTTTTTAGTCCAAAATACTATCAATTTGGTCTTTTCAAAGGATATTTCATATTCAGCGAAGGAACTACACATTTCAACTTTACCTTCTTTAATTCGGTCTAAAAACCATTCAACTTTCCAAGCTGGAATATCTTCACGACGAGAAGCTGATATTATATATGGTGTCATAGATTTTTATCTTTTTTTATTAAATTTTCAATATATTCAGATTTACTTAATTTTTTCTCATTAAGATATTTTTCTAATTTTTCATTCAATAATTCATTTATTGTCAATGACATAGTTATTTTCTTGTCTATTATTTTAGGTCTTGCCATATAATTTTTTTTACTTATATATACTTAAATATTAAAAATGTTTAAAAATAGAAAAATATGACTTTATTTTATTTATATATAGTAATAAAACAACAATAAAATGAAAAAGATTAAAACTAAAGTTAGTATTTCGGTAGCAGTAAATCCAAAAATCAAAGAATATTTATTGGAAAATATGGAAAATTCTTCAAAATATGTAGAGTATCTAATACTTAAAGATTTAATCGAATACAATGTGATCGACAAAAATGAAATTAATATATTATGATTTATAGTCAAAATATAGAATTAATACTAGATAATGAAAATAAATTAATATTGGATGGTCAAAGTAAAATATTAAATTGGTTATATAATCATTTATTAGAATTATCCATAAATCAATATAAAGAATTTAAGTTAACTAATTTAAATAAACCATTATTAAATAAAAGAAATGGGTTGAGAAATTATATGGTAAATAATATGAAAAAAACAACAGATTATAATTTCATTAACACAATATATAGTAAACCACTTAAAGAAGTAGCAACAAGATTAGAATTTGCATTTAAGGGATTTTTTAAGAATAATAAAGGTTATCCACATTTTAGATCATGGAAAAAGAAATGGTTTTCATTATATTATGATGAACCATATATTGGTTATTCAATAAATGATAATGAATTTATTTTATCTTGTGGAAAAGATATTAATGGTAAACGAATAAAAATAAAAGCACAATTAAAAAATAAATTAAGATCGGGTAAACTAAAAACATTAAGAATTTGTAAAAAATCAAATAAATATTATATCAATTTAACATTTGATATGCTTGATCCAATAAAGAAAGATATTAAAAATTGGATTTCAATAGATCAAAACCACAAAAACTTTTTTTGTGCAGTTGATAATAATGGTAAAACTATAATTTTTAATAAAAACAATTTTATAAAATATGGTGATAAACAAATAGATGAAATTAAATCAATAATGGATAAAAAGAAAAAATATTTAATTAATGGCGATAAAAATTATAATGTAAAATTTAAACAATACACAAAAGAATACAATAGATTAAAAAATAAATTAATTAAAGTATATGATAAAATTCGAGAACAAAAAAAGACATATTGTAATACTATTTCTAATTATTTATTTAAAAATTACGATTTAATTATTATTGGTGATTATACACCAGATTTAAATACTGCTAAATTTGACACAATGCACAGAAGTATGTTAAATCAGGAAATGATTGGAATGTTTAGAAATATTTTGGAACATCAATCCAAAAAATGTGGTAAAACATTAATAGTTAATAGTGAAAAACACACAACTAGTGATTGTTATTTTTGTGGTGATCGGGTATATAAAAATCCATCAATTAGACAATATATTTGTCCTAATTGTGGTAAAATTTATCAAAGAGATTTGAATAGTAGTGTAAATATTGGTAAAAAAGAAATTGAAATGTTGTCTGGCACGGACTTTTTAAATAAAATAGATTTAAGTTTATTTAACTATAGTTTATCTTGTTCCTTCAACGGAATTAGTAAACACGAATTAAATGAAGAATGTGGTTGTTCTTTAGCTAAAAATTAGTAGTGCAATTATACACATAAATATTATTTTTAAACATTTGTTGTATATATTTATATAATTAAAAAAATTATATTCAAAAATGATTGAAAAAACATTATTTATATTAATGAATTTATTCGGTCCACCGGCAATGCAAATTGTGTTTGGAATATTGTGGGGTTGGGTTGGGGTTATAATTAGTCTTATTATATTTTACATATTTTATAAAATATGGAAATATGTTTCTAAAAATGATGGAAAATTATCATTTAGTCCAACTATTACATACGGTACAAAAAAATTTAAAATATGAAAATACCAGAAACATTAGAAGAATGTTATATTGAATTAGATCAAAGTGAAGGTCTTGATCAATGGTTAGCAGAAACAGAAGATAGCGCAATTGCTGCATATCATTCCACAACAGGTAGATGGCTTAGAAATAGTTGGGGATTGTGGACTGATAGTAAATTGAAACAATGGTTTATTAGTATTGGTATAACAGAACCTGATGATATGAGTGGCATAATACTTAGATCATTTTATAGATATAAAAAAGGTTTAGATATAAATCTAGATGAACAAATTGAAAAAATAAAACATTTTTATGAAAATTATGAAGATAATTTTTTCAAATTATAAATTTGGATGATAATTTATGAAAAATAATTTATATAAAGATGCTTGCTTCACCAAATCATTTTATATGATTGGAAATTCATTACCAAAATGTTATAATTGCTGTTATTGTCGATTGATTGGTGAATCTAATAAAAAAATAAATTACAATAAAATTCCAGTTGATATAAATCCATTATTTACAAATATACCAGTAGCTGTTAATTTATTTTATGGTGATCCAATATTGCAAATTGATAATACAATAAAATATTTAAGATTACTTGAAAAATCACAACATAAAGCACCTGTTGTCATTATAACAAAAGGTGACTTTTCAAAATTTCCACAATTAAATTTTAATTTAGATTTACATTTTGCTTTTTCAACATTTGGAATTGATTCTGAATATGATGGTGGAAATTTAAAAACATTTGAAAATAATCTTAATATTGCATCAACATTAAAATATAAATATTCAATAGAATATAGACCTGTTATAAAAAATATAAACGATTCATCTGATATAATCGAAAATATTTATAAAATAGCAAATAAATATAATGCACCTATTGGATTTTGTGGGTTGCAAGTAAATGATGAATTGAAACAATATTTATTAGAAATGAATATAAGTTTCGAACCATATAAAGGATATGATTTTGGACTTAAAAAATATATTTCAAATGATGTTGAAAATATATTTTAAATATAATGTACCTACATTTAAAAAAACATCTTGTTTGATTAGCTATTTACATTCTATGGATAGGGATTATAATGCACATTATTATAGACCTAATGATATGCGGTGTTCTAAATGTATTATGAAAGATAAATGTTTAGATTTTAAGAAAACCCACGATAATTCTGATGTAGAACAAGTAGATATACCATTTAAACATTCTATAATATATAAAGATAAACATATTTGTACATTACATAAAAATGGTATGTGTAAATTTGCACACAATGATTGTAAAAATATATCTGGTAAACTTATTAAAATTGATGATAAAATAACAACATCAGATGTAAGATTAATTAAATGGTTAACAGGATACACAGTTGATTGTGAATTTAACGAATTGGAATATATATCAAATAATTGGTTATGAAAATAATAAGAAGAAGTAAAATAATTTTATGGCAGAAATTTTATGATTTTACTGATAATTATCATGTAGATAGAAAAGATGATGAAGATATGTGTAATTATCTTTTAAAACTATGTGAACTAAGAAATGGTATTTTGGTTAATGCAGATTTATCTGAACAAGAAAATGTAGATACTGCTAATTATGTAATATTTCTTAAAAATGAAGAATATGAAAAATTAATTAATTATAAAGTTTTAGAAGACTTATAAAAAATAATAAAAAATATGAAAAAAACAGTTAACTTTTGTGGGAATTGCCCATTTTTACATACAATATATGATTTTGAAGATTATAATAAATCAATATATGAATGTTCATTATCTGGGTTTTTACAAGTAGAATTTGAAGAACAAATTATTGATCCATATAACGAATTTAATGTAATTGAATCTTGTCCATTAAAAGATGAAGAATTTAATTTTAAATTTAGTAGTTTTTCTGATGAACGATTATCCGAAATACAAGAAGTAAAAAATAAAGCAATTGAACTAGAAACATTTTTTGAAGAAACTGAATATGATATAGATAACGATGATCATGTTAAAAAAAATATTAAATTGACAACATTATATGAAAGATTAAATGAACTTCATACGAATGAAGAAAAACCATTTGATTTTCAACAAGATTTGAATGAAAATATTAATAAAATCAAAGAACAATTGGAATTATTATCTGAAGTTGGAAATAAATTCAATCAAACCATTAATGATTTAAATAACGAATGAAAATATTTATTTATTTACTAATATTTTATATCATCTTTATTTGGGATTTTAAAATAAATTTATCAAATAATAATTGGCAAATTGATATTGAATATCATGGATTATTGTGGGTAATTTTAGATTATTATACCATTATTAAATACCATAGTGATGATGTGCCTATGAAATGGTTTAAATATGTTAAAATTAAAAAATATGGAAATTAAAATACAAATGTTTAAATGTAAATGTGGAAAAGCAAGATTATTGCGTGTTATTGATGATAATCCACTTAGTAAAGAAGATAAAAAAGAACAATTAGCATTATTAAATGCTGGATGTGAAGTATCTATAATCAGTTTAGATGAAGCCCGTAATGCTGAACTTTGCTTTGATTGTAAATTGTAATACAATTTAAATTGATGAAAATAATTAAAATAAATCAAAATAAACAAGAAAATGGTTTATGGGGAATACCATCAAATTGTGCTACAATGGATTTTGTTATGAATGTTAAAACAAACGAATTAAAATTTTCTGCTATTATTGCGGCACTATGTAATCAATATTTTAATCACACATTAAAAATATTCCATATTACTGATGATGGTTTTAATGTTACAATGTATGATTTTATGGATAATTCTAGACAAACATTTCATATGAAATTTGACAATTACGAAGTTATTGATGATATCCTTTATGAATTTAATGATGATGTGGAACATATTAGATTCAATAGAAAGAACAAACTTAAAAAAATAAAAAATCTACAAAAAATTTGTTAATCTAAAAACTATTCATATATTCGCAAAAAATAAATAATTATTATTAATTATGAATAAACGAGTGCGAATGTTTCAGTTACCTCCTTGTCAATCCCTGCATTTGACAGAAAATAGTGAATTTGAAGAAAATTTGAACCTGAATTTGGAATATATCATAAAGAACAAATCAATTGGGCAATTGGACATCAGTTTACTTCAACAATGGTTGAGAAAAAAACAAATATTTGTTATCGTTGAAGTAGATCAAACATGTGAACCAAAATTCTGTTATCGAATAGATCAATTCTTTGGTAATCCAAACGATCTAGCTGAAAAAGAATGGGGTTGGATTCATCACAAAAATCAAGAATGGCTTTTGTATAGAACATACGAACAAGCATTAGAAGTAGGTATTATTGATGCACTAACAATAATGAAAGAAAATGAACAATTTTAACATAAATGATAAATATTTCATTCTTAAAACAGAACTTAAAAAAGAAATATCGAAAGAAATGATAGAACTGAAAGAAATATTTGATATAGTAAATGGAAATTTCATTCTTAAAGATGATGTTAGAACGAAATTAGTTTCAATATTACTTGATACATATGAACCTGGAAAAGGTAATGGTAAATTTCATTCTGTTATGTATTTAAGAAGCATATCAGATATTGGAATTAAATTAGCACACGATATTGTTGATTCAATTAATACTAAAAAAATATGAAAAATTTGTTTTGTTGGGTTTCTAATGTCAAAAAAAATAAATTTAAAGAATTTGAAATTTATTTAAATTTCGAAATATTATTCGAAATATTCTTTAATATTGCACTACCAAGAGAATATAATAAAGAATATGTTTTGAATGTCGATTTTCTAAATATTTTAGGATTATATATTTCTAAAAATTATAAAACTGATCATGCCGGATTTAGATTTACTATTAATCTATTTGGTCTACATATCTGTTATAGTCATATAGATTCTAGACATTGGGATGAAGATAATAATGATTGGTGTAAATATGATAATAAATGGTAAAATGAGCATAAAATCTACACATTTTGTTACACGGGAATTTGCAATAGCTGCAATAAAAAAGAAACTTAATGAAATTGATGAATTGTCAGATTCAGAATTAGCTAATTTATTAGAAGAAGTTATTCATAATGGATTTTATAATTTCATAATAACAAGCGAAGATGATTTACAAAATCATGATTATGTTTTAACTGATTTATCATATATTCCACCTAGAAACGATGCTTGGTAAATAAAAAATTAAAAATAAAATTATGACAAAAGACCATTTATTACGAGAAACTAAAAAATTAATTTCAATCCTTGAATCTTTGGGAAATGTTTTAGTTCCCACAATAGAAGGACAAAAAGAAACATTTGCAGTAGAAAGATTAGAATTTGTTGTTGAAAAATTACAATCAGAACATAATTTAACATTAGAACAAATAGATGAAGAAATGTTAACATTAGATTAAAAAATAAATTAAAATTATGAGTTACAAAGTTAATTATCACACACTAGCAAAAATGGATGACGGTAGAATAGGAAATATTCTACAAGATACTGATCATTTTTTTACAGATTTAAAAATCGAAGATATTCCAAAAAAATTGAATGATTATCTAGAACCAAAAAAACAAATTGGTATAATCGAAAAAATAGAAGATGTAAAGGGTATATGTCTATGAAAAACAATTACGGTAGAAAGATAAACCCAATGGACTTATTTATGCTTGATGTAAAAAGCAATGAAATGATAAAGAAGTATCGAACTAACTTAGGGTTAGAAACCCCAAACAATAGGATTGATACTGGTGATTTGAAAATGATAATACTTGCTCTTTATGATATGGGGTTTGATGTGGTGGAACGTTTAAGTGAATAATTATAATGGGAAATTTAAGAAACAAATATACTGATGATGAATGGAATCAGTTAGAAAAAGAAATTGCCACAAATAAAAAAAATGGTAAACCCGATGATTCGATTATTAGTTTAAGTATTTGGAATAAAGATGTTGATCAATTAAAAAAATTACGTATTGTTTTATCAGATTTTTTTAATGATTATGATTTATCCCTTATAACCAATTGGATTGAATGGAAGGAAAAAGCTAATTCTGAAAAAATTCAAACTGGTACACAACTAGATACATATTTTCAAAATGGAATATCAATTAATGAAATAGTTTAACTATAACTAAAATATGATAGCAAAACCAAATACCGAATTAAGATCACTTGCCATTAGTGCATTAGCATCAAAAGGCTATGTTGGTCCAAATTATAATTTAGATGATGTGTCCGCAACAATTACTAAAAATGGTAATTGTTTTGATGTTTCATTTTGGGGTATGTCTTGTACTGTTGATGAAAATCATAAACTTTATAATAAATTCGTCAAAGAATTTGAAACTAAAACATTCACATTAGAAAATTTTGACAACCTAAAACAAATATGTGAAAAAATAATTGCAATTTCTAATGAAAATGTCGATGGTAGTTTAATGTTTTCACAACTTATGTGTTTAGGCGATAATATAAAAGAATTTGAAGAAAATCCTATCATCAAAAATTATGGAATAGTAAATTATCAAATAATCGAAATTTTTACTAAAAAAATAAATAGTTTCGCTAAATTAGAAAAAAACTGGAATTCTCATGATTCTGAAATCATTTCTGATATAGCAATAAATTCAGCTTTAAATATATTACCATATTTAAATAAAAATAATTTATTGTCTGATAAAATTGATATTTATCCTATGGCTTGTGGTGGTATTCAATTCGAATTTCATTTTGATAATTATTCAGAATTGGAAATTGATCCAGTTGGTCGGATGACATATACAATATTTGATGCATATTCAATATTAACACAAAAAAAATCAACAAATATAACTGATTTATTATGAAAAAAGTAATTGGATGGCTTATAATCATTTCCATATTTTTGGGAATATTTATATTTATGGCATTAGCATCAAATATTTTGGTGGCTATTGGATGTTTTGGTGTTGCATTTTTATTAATATGTTTAATAAAATTAGCAGTATATTTTATATTTGATAATTAAAATTATGACAGAACGAGTAAAAGGATTTACAGTAACATTAGAAAAAGACATTAGAATTGATGATGTCGAAGTAATAATGCAAGCAATTCGTATGATTAGGGGAATTGCAAATGTTGAACCAAGTGATGATATTATAAATAGGGAAAAATATGAATTACGTGGAAAGTTTTATAAGTTTGTTCAAAATCGGTTGATATTTACAGATGAACTATCTTAAAAAATGGACAGAACAGAAATAAAAGAAATAACATATAGTGGTGGATGCGATGTTATTCGATTAGGAAAAAATTATAAATGGTCAATATTCGATATTGATGAATTAATAATAGGTAAAAAATATAATGTGATTGGTTCATGCTGTATGCAACGGGTTTATGTATTAAATAAAGATACTAATCTTGTCGAACCTGATGATTCTGGTGAAAGATATTTATATTGGAAAGTCGAAAATGAACAAGGTGAAGAAATTTGTGTTTGGGAAGGTTTTTTTGAAGAAAATACACATTTATAAACATTATAAACATTATAAACATTATAAACATTATGAAAAAAGAACAACTTGATGATTTGAAAAAACGATTTGTAGAAAAAATAGAATTTTGTTATAATCGAAAATATTTCAGTCTTATCGAAAATCCAAAACACCTATCTGATAATTTTTTGTTTGATAATATTACTGAAATTGGAAATATTAGCTATTATGATATTGATAAATTTGATGTAAGTTATTCTAATGAAAATAAAGAATTGCAAAAAATAGTATTGGAATCTTTATTATGTATTGTTGAACATTTGAAACAAACAAGAAATGATAAACCTGATAATTCGAAAATAAGATAATTTTACCAATATTGGCATTATTTTCTAAATAACCTGACAATATGACATAATAATTATATTGGCACAAAGATTGAAAAAACAGTTAAAAAAATAAATAAATTTATATGGGAAAAATAATCGGAATAGATTTGGGATCGTATTTTAGTACGGTTTCTGTAATGGAAGGTGGACAAACTATTGTTATACCAAATTCAGAAGGATCAACAAGTACATCTTCTATTGTATCTTTTGATCCAAAAACAGGTGAAATTAAAGTTGGAGATGCGGCAAAAAGACAAGCAGCATTAAATCCAAAAAACACAATCTTTAATATTAAAAGATTGATGGGTCGTAGTTATAATGATGTAAAACATCTTAAACGACCATATGATATTGTTGATAATAATGGTAAAGCAGCAGTTAAAATTGGTGATAAAATATATTCACCTGAAGAAATATCAGCAATGATCTTACAAAAAATGAAAAAAACTGCTGAAGATTATTTGGGACTCGAAGTTAAACAATGTATAATAACTGTTCCTGCGTACTTTAATAGCGATGAAAGAAAATCGACCCAAGTTGCTGGTGAAATTGCTGGACTTGAAGTTCTCCGGATAATATCCGAACCTACAGCAGCTTCACTAAACATTAAAGATAAAAAAGGTAAATTATATTTTATTGTGGATAGTGGTGGATGCACTTCGGATTTTTCTGTCATGGATATAGATGATGGGATTTTTGAAGTGATTGCAACGGATGGTTCATTGGATTTGGGTGGAAATTTAATTGATGAAGCTATAGTCAATTATGTTGCTGATGATTTTAAGAAAGAATTTGGTGTTGATCTTCGCCTTGATCCCATGGCATTACAACGATTGACCGAATCATCGGAGAAAGCGAAAATCGAATTGTCAAATACAACACAAACTGAAATAAATTTGCCATATATCACAGTAATTGATAATGTTCCAAAACACTTAGTTAAAACTATAAATGTTGCTAAATTTAATCAATTAATTCAATTTTATATTGATAAAACTTTGGAATTAATTAAATCATCACTTAAGAAAAGTGGAAAGAATGCATCGGATATTGATGACATTGTGCTTGTTGGTGGTAGCACGAGAATTCCATATTTGGTTGAAAGCGTTGAAAAATTTTTTGGTAAAAAAGCAAACAGAAGTTTAAATGCAGATACCGCTATATCACAAGGTGCTTGTATTCAGGGATCTATTATTGCAGGGGAAACATCAGATATTTTATTACTTGATGTGACTGCACTTCCATTTGGGATTGAAGTTCAAGGGCAACTTTTTCAGGTGATGATTGAAGCAAATACAACAATTCCTGTAAGTAAAACCCAAATTTTTTCAACGGCACAAGACAACCAACCTGGGGTTCAGATTAATATTGCAACTGGGGAAAGACCTATGTTTAAGGACAATAAACATCTTGGAACCTTTAATTTAGACGGAATTTTGCCTGCTATGCGTGGGGTTCCTCAAATAGAAGTTGAATTTAGTTTGGATGCGAATTCTATATTAACAGTAAAAGCAAAAGATAAAGCAACAAATAAAGAAAACAAAATTAGAATTGAAGGTTCGACAGCTCTTACTAAAGATGAAATTGAAAAAATGAAAATGGAAGCAAAAGAAAATGCTGAATCTGATAAAAAAGAAAAAGAAAAAATTGATACTTTAAACCAAGCTGATTCTTTGATTTTTCAAACAGAAAAACAGATTACAGAATTTGGTGAAAAATTGACAGAAACTGATAAATCAGAATTAAATGCCGAATTAAATAAATTGAAAGAATCGCATAAAGCACAAAACTTAGTAGATGTTGAAAAATATACGAAAAGTTTAACTGATGTGTGGAATAACATCAGCACCAAAATTTACAGCCAAAGTGAACAAAGTGAACAAAGTAATCAAAATTGCCAAAATGAATCGACACAATCAAAAAATGATGATGTGACCGATGTAGAATTTGAAGAAGTAAAATGATTCTGAATAAAAACTAGTAAAACCCAAAAACCATCATTTGATGGTTTTTGGGTTTATTTTATTTATATAACCATTATTTTTATGATTTTTGAATAATTCATCTAATATTTTATATCTTAATGCTGCACTATATGCAGCTTTATTATTTTTTTTAAATTCTAATCTTGTTAAGTATTTGTCACATTCTTCTTGCAATTTATGTTTTGACCAAAATGTATAAGGAATATTTACATTTTTTTGTTTTATATATCCATTATTTTTGTGATTTTTAAATAATTCTGAAATTAGTTTTTTATCTCTAGCAGCATGATAGGCATTATAATTATTATTAAAAAATTCATTTCTTGTATCATATTTATTTGCTTCTATTTGTAATATTTCAAAAGTCCATTTGTCTTCAGTAAATCCACTATTATAATGGGTTTTAAATAAATTATCAAGTAATTTTCTATTTTTTGCACAATTATACATATTTATATTATTTATACTAAATTCCAATCTAGTTTTATATTTATTTACTTCTTTTTGTAATTTTGATTTTGAATATTTTTCAACATTTCCCAATGACCCAGTTTTTGCGATATTATACATTATCCAACCATCATTTTTATAATAATTTAACCAAAACAATTCTCTATTTCTTACTGTATATGAATTTAATCCAATTTCTAGTATTTTATATTCAGGATAGGATACATTTTGATCTTTACAAAATTGACTAAGTTTTTCATTTGGATTAAATAAATGTTCTTTATCTCTTCGATTTATATTATTTGTTAATCCAACATATGCGATATTGAATTTTTCTAATTCATATACATATATAACATAATTATTTTTAATCCAACCATCATCATTAAGATATCCATTATTTTTATGATTTTTAAACAAAAAATCCAACAATTTTGATTTTACAGCATTAGAATATGCACCACAAAAATTTTGTTTTAATTCCATTCTAGTTTTACATTTATTTGCTACTTCTTGAAGTCTTTCTAATGTCCAATACCCTTTAGGTTTATTATTATTGTAATATCCATTATATTTGTGTTTGTCAAATAATATATCCAATAAATTGTGTATTCTTGCAAATGTATATGCACCTGAACAGTTTTTTTGAAATTCACCACGAGTCAAATATTTATCAGCTTCTTCTTGAAGTTTTTCTAAAGTCCATTTCATAAAATAATAAATTTCTTTTTTAGTTCAGATTTGATATCTTCGGATTTGCATAATTCTGATATGATACAATTTTCCAGGAATTTCGATCTATTTGAAACTGTATCATTCACAAGTTTCAATAGTTCTGGTTCTAATGAAATTGACACTACGATTTTTTTATTTACATCTTTCATAACTTTTATTTGTTTTTTTATTATATATAAATATAAAAAAGTCAAAAAATACCATTTTTATAGTGAAAAAACACTAAGATGTTAGTGTTCAATAAATTAATAAAAAAAAACTTTTTTAAAAATTTTTTATATAACAATAAAAAAAGCTATGCGAAGAAAAATTTCAGATGAAAAGAAGAGAAAGAAGGTGTCATTTTCAATTGATCCGGATGTTTATGAATTGTGGGTCAAATACTGTTCGGATAATGGAATAGAAAATTATTCTGAACACATTGAAAAGATTATAAAAGAAAAATTAAAATAAATATTATGAATACTTATATAGAAAATTTAACGATAGACCTTGATAATATAAAAACATCAATATTAGAATTATTGAACAATTCTCGAATAATTCACAAAGAAAAAGATAATTCTTATTCAAGATTTGTAATAGTTTCACCATATAATAATTGGGATATTCCAAATAATATTGAAAAACAAATACAAATAAAATTAAAAAAATCATATGAACTATCAATTAAAACGAAAATTGATTCAAAGGTTTGTGCAATGGTATGTAAAAAACTATCAAACAATTTCTATCTCCATGGTCCATCATCACGTAACAATTATTGGTTACTTGATGATGAAACTAGAAAAAAAGAAATTAATAATTATAATAAAAATATCGACAAATATAATTTGAAATTTAAAAAAATAATTATCTAGGATATCTAGAATTATACATTTCTGGTCTTCTTCGATATATTCTATTATATGCACCAATCATATTTTCAGCATTATTAGATTTATTTGTGATTGTTTCTATATATCTTAACACATCACCTTGTAAATTACAATTAACATACATATCAATAAGATTTTTATAACCAATATTATCAAAACAACAAGATAATGTTATTGTAGTCATAACGACATCATCATTACCACTTTCTGCCCTATAAGTTACATTACCTGCTGCTGTTTCGTGTTTGCTGAATGTTGTAATTTCTTTTATATTTAGTTCATGATGTAGTATCATTTTTCTTTGCTTAATAGCTTGTTGAAATTCTTTATCTATAATCAAATGTTTATCTTTGTTTAATTTCAAGCCTATTCTTGCACCAACATCTTCTCGATTATGTTTATATCTTAAAAATATTGAATTTGAATAATTATTTTCACCATTAAATACTTGTGGTAATTGGGTTAAAAATTCACCACCAAACATATTATATTCTAAATTAACTTTAATTTTTTCTGGATCAAATAATTCAAATGCTATACAATATAGTATATGTGCAATTTCCTTAATTGAATATACATTATTACGATATAATCCAATTTGTTCAAGTTTAAATAAATCATACAAATTTTCATATTTGTACTTTTCAATTTCTTCTTTATCTCTTAACATCAATCTAAATATATTTATAACCGAATAATCTTTTGCTAATCCTTCAGCCAAATCAATAGATATCAATATATAATAATCTTTTACTTTAAGTGGATTAAAAAGATTCAAATTTCTTATCCATTTCATAGAATCATATGGAAATGGCAATTTTCCAAATGCGGGTAGTTCCATATAATCAAATTGTGTTTGTTGACTTTTTAATAAATCTATTATTTCTTTACCAAATAAAATTTTATCACCTGTCACAAAATGTAATCCATATTCCTGATCAAAAATTTCAGGTGAACCCAACAATTTTGTTTCTTCTTCTTGCCAATTGTTAATTATTGCCAATTCAGGAAGAGGAATTCCATTTATTCTAATTTTTCGTATATTATCAATATATGTTTTTTCATCTTTTACATCATACTTAACACAATCTATAATGTCATCCCCAACGTGTTTTTTATATAATGTTATATCATATTTTTCCCTTATATCCTTTAATACTTGAGATTTAGATATACTAAATTTCTTTAATTTAGCATCTATAATTTTTATATTTGTATCTTCTCGTCCAGGTACTTGTGTCCAAAGAACTCGCATCGCTTTATATGGACTTTTATTTGGATCATCATCAGGCAATTCTGCCGCAGTTATCAGTTCCCAAAACATATTATATCCACACGGGGTTGATGTTATTATTATCCTAGAATTGGATATAGAAGATACAACAGGTACTATCGCACCATAATATTCCCTTATAAAATTATCTGGAATATGTGCAAATTCATCAAGATATAGTAGGTCAATTGTAAAACCAATTGATGGGTCTTTTGTTCTGTTTTCTGTTTGGATACGAGAATTATTTTCAAATGCAATTTGAGTTTCATTCCAGTTTACAACACCTTTTTTTAAGAAAAATGGTAATAATTTATAAATATCTTTAATTTTTCTAATAATTTCTTTTACAGTTTTACCTTTATTTGCTACGATCATACAACCCTTATCATCATTAAATAAAACAAAATGTAAAATAACAATGGCAGCACTCACTGTGTTGTGACTCAATATATCATTTGTATAATAACTCATTTCAGGTGTATTGATGGATAAATCAAACATACTAACCTTTCCGTACATTTTTTTTATTAATTTAACTTTGCTTAATCCATACTTAGTTATAACAAAATCATCTGTTGTTAAATCTATTAATGCTTTTTGAATATGATCTTTAGTAAATATTGTATGTGTGTCAGCACCTTCAAACCATATTCCATTTTCTAATTCTAATTTATATCGTTGAAATGGTTGAGTAATATTTAGTTCTGTCACAGGAACGAATCCATAATCAGTTTCAACTAATATTTCATTTTCTAAAAATATAGTATTTACAAATTTTTTCATTATATCATCTTCATTAGGATCGAAATGTCTAAATTCATATTTTTCTATTAATTGAATTAAGAAGTATATTATATTTTTCAAATAGTTTTTTAACATATAAATAAATTATTTTTTATCTAAAAATATTAAGCATTTTTCTAATGTAGCTTGTTTATTTTTTTTATATTCAGAATCCCAAATTGTTAAAACTTGAAATCCTTCATCATTCGCAACTAATTCTTTTCGTTTGTCTTTATCCCAAATTTCTTGTGCAGTTATCCATTTTCTGAATGGGTGGGGATGATCAGTAGCTTCATACAATTTTGGATTTGCATGATATTTATCACCATTATATTCTATTATTTTTTTATTTTCCAAATCAACAAAATCAAATTGATAAAATTCACTTTTTCCTTTACAAATAAAATATTCTTGGTTTTTTGTTGCAAAATATATTTTTTTTCTATTTTCAAATTTATATTTTTCTAATATAATAAAAAACAATTCTTGCGATATCATAGAATATCCACATTTCAAGTTGCCATTTTCCACTAAAGATTTTTGCCATTTTTGTTGTCTACTATTATATATTTCGGTTCCTTTTTCATCACCATATTTATTAATACATATATCTAATGAAAATGTGGATTGTCTTTCTTTCAATTTTAATTCAGCATCAATTTCATTAAATCCTTTATTTAACCAATAATTTAATCTTACTTGATATGATTTATTATTACATATATTTTTTATAAATACTGTTCGTTCTTTATCATCTGAATAATTTTTAAATTCTTTAGAAAATGGTGAACATTTTTGTCGTTTTTCTATTGTTGTATTAGATTTATGATTTGGGTTTTTTTCACCTTTTATTTTTTCAGAAAATATTTTTTTATATTTTTCAGTTTTCATATGCAATCCACTATTTTTAGATGTGTTTTTATAATCACAATCTGCATATAACAATGCATCTGGATACATTTCCTTATATTCTTTTGATGTTAATCCATGTGATTTCAAATGACGACCATAAATTCTTTTTGATTTAAATCCACAAATTTTACATTCTATATAATCTTCTTCCATAATATTTTTATTTCTATATATTAATTATTTTTTATGGCTTTTCGCCAAAGCGGAAAGAGAATTAATTATCTAATTTATTTAATATTCTATATAAAAATATTTTTAAATTTTCTAAAATTGTTAATTTTCTATCTTTCTTTAATTCAGTATAATATAGTTCCCCAACACAAATATTATATTCTTGTCCATTATTATTTTTAACTAACACGTTGATATTGAAATAGTTGCATTTTCCAGTTTGTCTTGATGCCATTAATATGCTTCGTGGATTTTTAGTATATAGATCAATAATATCTTTTTGATAATCTCGAAGTTTCATTGGTCCGATTGTACCATCTTCTCGTTTAATTTGGCAATAATTTTCAGCGAAATAATGAATATTTATTTTACATTTGATATATTCTAACCATTCATCATCTGTCATAGCAAATGTTAAATTTGATTTTCGAATTCCCCTTAAATTTGAAAACCACAATTTTTCATATCGTTTTAAAATTTTTCCTAAATTTTCTTTTTCTTCTATTTCTTTTATTAATTCCGTTGTTAATATAAATTCTTCTACTTTTTCTTTTTTTTCTGGTTGTTTTTCTGCCATACAATTTTTTAATTTTTATTCGAAAATAAATTGAACATTATATCCTTTTATCACAAAATTTAAATATAGAATATCTCTTAATGTACCTTCATAAAGGTCTATATTAAATAAATATCCTAATGCTGATAATTCTGGAATATAATTTGCAATTTGTTCTTCTACTTTGCTTTTTAATGTTCCGGTTGTAACTCGTGTTTTCCACAAATAATATTCTAAATTACAACCTATTTCGATGTCACCTAACACTTCACCTTTATTGGTAAATAATATCATTTCTAACTTTTGAACAATGACTTCAATTTCATCATCTTCAACAATTCTATTTTTTTCATATTTAGGATGACCATCATATCTAATGACCAAATCTTTTACATCTCTTAATGCCATATCATTTCACATATATTTTAATTTGATGATCCCAATACACATACAACATGCCTTTTTCATCCTTATCGTAGGAGGTTTGAAAGAAGCCCTTTTGTATTTCTGGTGATTTTTTGTGATATTTTTTTAATTCTATATTTAATTTTTTTTGTATTTTATCATCAGCGATATAATGTTTTTTCATTATATTTTTAATTTTATCCGCTTTCTTATTATCATTAATATTTTCGAAAAAAGCTAACGCCCATTTTAATTCTAATCGTTTCCAAACGCCATCACGATCTAAGCATAATACACAATGTTTAACATTTTTCATTTTAAGTAAATCGTGATATGATATAAGTGGAGTCATTCTATTCCACAATTGTTCTTCATATTTATCTATATCTACCATAGTAACCATATTTTATTTATATATATATTAAAAAATATTTTTCCCTAATGGAAGATTCTAATTTTATATCAATTATAGATTATATTGGAGAAATAAATAATGGTGTTGCTGTTATACTTTCTATGAAAATTAATGATAAAATATATGAAATGACATATTGGTTTGATCAAAATGATAACTATATGATGGCAGTAGATAATAATTTTTTAATTGATTATAATATTAAAGATATTTATGAATATAAAAATTATAAGACACTAGCGTATTATATTCACAAGTTTGTATTATATAATAAAGTAGAAATTTTTAATGAATTTCTAAATAAATAAAAACGCATAAAAATGAAAAAAACACTGATAGTATTATTGTTCCTTTTATCTAGTTGTATGATTCAACTAAAAATACCATATAATAGTTATTTATCAATATATGATATTAAGAAAAAATACAATTTAACATATAGAGAATGTCGTGCAATAATTACTGCTGCCGAAAATAATGAATTAGATAGTAAATATGATATTGGCAAAGAATGTTGGACATACGATAACACAATTGATTATAGTTTATTTAAATTTGCCAAATAAGGTCTTAAATTATTATTTTTATCTATGAATTTTGATATTGGATCAAATGTTACAATATGTCAATTTCATACAAGTTATATAACCACTATAAAAGTTACATAACGGCAATCCTTTTACTGTTGTTTCTACCCATCCAATATTTGGTGATCCATCACGACTCGATCTATATGTTCCAATAACAATAACATCCCCAATATTTAAATCTTCTTCATTGGGACAATAATAATTTGGATTATATCTGAGTCTTTGCAAATATGGATAGTTTAATCCTTCTTCTTCAGGTCTTATTAGTGGTGCATCTTTTTTCCAATCTTCCATAATCATTTCTTTCTTGGTGTAACACCTTTCCAAATAATATTAACTGTATTTAATCCAGATGTAGTTTTTGGGTCTTCACTAAAATATACACCATTTCTATTATTCCAACCACCTCTTAAAATTACTAATTCATTACTTCCGATAACAATATCACCCAATACTGGATCAATTCCAACCATTTTAGTTGCATCATATTGACTTGTGCTATCATATGCTACAATTGTTGATGAACCAACTGATGTCGATGCCGGATTACCATTAATAGTTATCGAATTAGCTAACATTACACTACTATCACTGTTAGTTGAACCTGAAGTAGAAACAATATTTCTATATGAATTTGATGATACATTAACTGAATTTGATGATGTGGCATAAGTTGATTCAATTACAGTTTTTTTAGTTGATGACAATAATGCACCATCCCTATGATAATCTTCATTATCTTTACCAACAAATTCTAGGTTAAGTGAATCTATACCATCAATCTGTTTTAATTTAGCTATTAAATCGGCTTTAATAACTCGATCATATCTATCATATGTTGAAAAATAATCAGACAAAATATTTATAACTTGTTCTCTAATATTATCTTCTTCAATATCATCATATTTTCTAATAAATAAATTTATAATAAAATATTTTGGTATTGGATCAATTATTTTAATGGTAGATGTAATACTTAATATTCCTTGTTTTTTAAGATATGTTATGATTCTATCTTTTTCAACTTGATCTAATAAAAATGCAGAAAATGGAACATTGAAATAATTAGTGTCAGTTGAATAATAATCTGTTATTCTTGGAATTAAATACAAATACATTTCATTAATATTAATATTATCTAAATTTCCATCACTATCAATATCAATTTTAACCATATCTAATGTATTAAATGCATTGACTTTAGAAAACATATTTAATTTTTTTAGATGATAAATAAATTGTGCTGGTGTTGCTAGTACAAAATTTCTTGATACATAAGGAACAACACTTTTTGTGTATTCTACACTTTCACCATTACTTGCAAATTTTATATCAGTTTCCACAAAAATATCAAAAAGTGCTGATGGTTGTAATATATTTCCATCACTATCATAAATATCATCTATAAAATAAAAATCATTAACTTTATTATTTAAAATATTTCCAATTAATCCATTAGATAATAAATATGTCACTTTTATTATAGAACCAATTGGTGGTATAATTCCATTTATGCCATTACCAAAATAAATATCTAAATCTCCATTAAACCCAGTTCGTGTAACACAAGCATATTCATTTTCTAGCATATCATAAATATGATCTTTAATTTCTAAATTAATGCCATTTAATGTAATCTGATAATCAAAATTATCAATTGTTACATTATTACTAACTGAAACTTGAAATGATTGGGAATATTTACCTGTACCAGTAAACGTTTGTGTTTCATATTTTCCTTGTATAATATTTACAAAAAATTGACAACCTGGTGTTAGAGGGTAATAGTTCTTATCTGTTCCGATTTTTATTGAATAATATAAACTATTTGTTTTATTTTTTACTAATGTATTATCGTAAATTATTACTTGCCCACCAGAAACGAGTTGATCAATATTTATACCTTGTTTAAGTTTAAATTTAAGTGTACCTTTTGCAGACATTGCCCTTGATGGATTGTGTCCTGATATCCTCGAAATCATTTTGATCATTTTTGGTGTAACTGTTTGATCAATGTCCAATTGTCTAACAACATTTTTCAAATATAATATGTTTTGAAGAAAAACTTCTTTAACTACTTCTAATATTTGACCATATGGTGATGCGGAATTAAAAAGAATACTTGATTTATTATATGCAGAACTCAACCAATTTATTACTTGATTTGTTAAATTTGTATAATTTAATTCAATTCTATTAAAAACCCTGTTAAGTTTTGTACTTCTTGCCATTACATTTTAAATTTATTTTTTAAATTTTTTCAATTTTTAATATTAAAATATCATTTGGATCAAATACACAATATTCATTTTCGAAATATGTTCCATTAATACCAACATTCAATAATAATTGTGTTGTATCTTTAGCTGCATTATTATCATAAATATCATTAGGATATCTTAAGTCCAATATTCTATTTTTTATTTTTAAATATATTGTTGAAAAACACTTATCATATTTATTTAATTTAATGTCTAATTTTTTTAAAATCGGCTTTATTTTTTTTAATGTATTATCAGAAATATAATCCGACCAATCAACAAAATTATTAGTATTTAATTTGCATGTATATAAAAAATTAGAATGATAAATTTTTGCATGATTACGATCTTTTGAAAAATAAATACCATATCCATATTTTAATCCAACACCATTAACATATGAAAAATTAAATTTATCAAACTTAGTTTCACTAGAATGAAAAAATAATTGAGTTTGTATAAAATTATCAAAAAGCTTAATCATTTTACATTTTAAGTTTATTTTTTAAATTGTTTCCTATCGTTTCAACTAAATGATTCAAATTACTTTCTTCATCTTCATATATATTATCTAAAAATTCAAATTTAAATACATATTTATTTTTTCCTTTTTTTGATATATTCAATTTTCCATTTTGATTATTATTTAAATCAATAATAAATTTAAATTCCATTAAATCACAAGGCATAATTGGAATTTTTTCCACTTCAAAATTAGTTACAGACAAATCGGTAATTTTATTTTCTTTAAACCAAGTATTAATTAATGTTGATGGTGATTTAATTAACTTTGATAAAATTTTAATATCTTCACCAAATTTATTTTCTTTAAATATATTAGTTATTTTTGTTGAAAAATCATCCAAATCATTAAAATCTATTCTAATATATTCACAATTAATGTCATATAAATATGAAAAATAATTTTTTGTTAGTTTTGTTTTATTGTTATCTATCACAAATAGTATTTTAGTATAAATAATATTTACATCATCATATAATATTTTATTCATAGATATTACCAATCTTAATTCATCTGAATTTATTTTTTCATTAGTACTTTCAACTGAAAGAACCTTTGTTGAATCAAAAACAGTTTTAATTTTATTTACTAAATCACCAACTAATATATCCATCAATTTAAATTATTTTATATGTTACATTATAACGTTGCGCAAATGTTGTCGAATCATCATCACTTATTCTCATTAATGATATTTGTAATCCTCGATAAAAACTGACCCTTGGTTGTCCAACCAATTGATAACCGCAAATTTCACTAATTGGTAAATTAATCGCTAATGTAATACCAATTTTACTTACCACATTATACGCACCACTATAATCTATTATACTTCCATCTGTTGCTTTAAAATATAAATTTTGTACATAAATTGTATTTCCCGTTCTGAATAAATCTTCAGTTAAAATTATTTCAGTATAACCAGTAGAACATGAAGTGTATCCTGTTCTAACATCAGTACAATTAACATAAATGTTTTCATTTAAATAGAAACTATCATTAAACGTGGATAATTCAGGTGTTACAATATTATATGATATTAAATCTTTTGGTAATATTACATCAAAAATATTTATTTCAGTTAATATACTATTTTGTTTAAACATCATATTAAGATATAATCTTTGTGCATATTGTGCATATTCCGGTTTAATTATTATATCTAATTTTTGCTTATTTTTAAGATCTCTATCCAACATAACAATAGTATTGCCACTTGGATTAAAAGAATTATCATTTATTAGGTTCAGTAACATATTACTTGTAAATGACATCGCAATTGGATATGATGATCCTGTGTTTGCAAAATTATAATTATATGTATCAGTTAAACTTATATTTTTGATTTCATCATATTCAACAGACACAACATTCATTTTTAATTTTGGATAAATACCAGAATAATCAACCGAAATTTTTGCGGTATCAGAATCAACAAATTGATTGGTAGCATATAATTTTAAAAGTTCTTCCATATTTTTCATTCTAGATTTCAAATCATCCATACTAGTTTGTGAATAAATTAAACTTTTCATTTCCTGAACTTCCATATTTATTCGAACAAATTCCGATATGATATTAACAAAATTTTCATTTACCTGATAAAATCTTCTCATCATTTCATTATACATTTCGAATCCAAACATATTATAAATTGTACTAGGATCATATGTCATTGGTTGAACATCATTATCAATATTATAATGTAGATTTAAATTAAACATATATGATAATCCGTCATGTTCACCATTAGTAACTAATTTATGATAAGGTGTAATTAATGTACCATAATTGTCATCATCATTTTCTGGATTATTTAAAAATTCGATACCATATAGATTTACATACGAATGATAATTATTATTTTGATCTCTTTCAACTAATTCATAATACCACAAAATTGCATTAAAATCAAAATCATCTGGTGCTTTTCCATTAATTGAAATTGAACTAAATTCATCAAAATTATCACATTTTAAATTAGGAATTTTCATTTTATAATAATGATTCTTATCCACATCGAGAAAAACACCATCTATATTATCAGAATTAAAATCTGTTAATTTTTCAATATAATCTTCAGCATTTAATCCCGTATTATCTGTTAATGTTACACCATAATAATCACCCTGATATCTCATACGGTCACCATTTGAACATAAATATGTATTATTTGCAGTATCAAATTGTCCATAAAATGATCCTGGATAATCTTGTGGATTTGTTCTTATTGGGGAATTTAAACTTTCTGCACCAACAATTTCTGTTTGTATTTCATCAGCAAGAATAGGAATTTCTAAGTTTGGTTTATAATTATTGTTGTCTCTAATTCCAAAAAGAACTGTTGGTGTTCTACCACCTTGATGTGGTATATATGCTGTTACTTCTTGACCAACCCTAGTTGCTGTTTGTATATTTGTTATTTGATTAATTTCACCAACATATTGAATTAATCTATTATAATTTAAATAAACATATGTTGTGCTTAAATCATTTTCACCACCACTATTAAATTTAACATCTAACCAAATTTTTGTAGTATTACCTGTAAATTCAATCTTTCCAATAGTATAAATATCGCCAAATGTTACAATTTCTGTACCATTAGACAATTTTGATTGATCATTAGCGGTATTACTTTTTAATATAACTTCATCACCTTTTTTAAATTTAGCAATTTCATTTATTATAAATAATGGGGTTCTTTCACTATTATACGTATAATCATTACTTTCTTCGAACCATGTTGTTTGATAATCTATTACTTCTCTTTCTTTCCATAAATATTTCCTAAAATAATCGACATTTGTTATAGTTGATGCATTTGGATTATCAAAATCTGACATATTTTTTTCCCAATCAACCCTATGAACAGCAGGTTCAAAATCAATTAAGTTTAATTTTCTACACCATTTCCAAAAAATTGGTTCAGTTGGTGTATATCTTTCACTTATATTATAAAAATCTGAATTAGATGTTAATCTACTTTCATGTATAGAAGTATCATAATTAGCAACATAATTTCTTAATGATTCTACTAATTGATCCGACAATTTTACTGGTGTTGTATAATTTGGATCATCAGTATAAAATGGTGCTACACCATCTTCATTACTTTTTGGTAAAAAATCCATAATCCCATCTATTGGATTTGGTGATCCATCAACTTGTCTTGGAATATTTAATAATGCAAATTTAGTGAAATTCAAACTATACATATCATTATAGTTTGATAAATTTAAATCACTAGCTGCACTCGGAAACGCAAAAAATGAGGTCCCCCTATTTTTAAACGACCGAAAAAGTGGTGTTGCCATATATTATATTTTTATTTTTAATATTAGATAATTCATTTTCAAGTTTTTGTAAAATATCATCATCATATTTAATTCTAATTAATTGAATATTATTTTTTATACAAAAATCAGTTTTAATTTTATCATTATTTTGTGTATATATCAATTTTTTAATCCCACCAAAATACTTTATTGGGATATAATGTTGTATTCCATCAAATTCAACACATATATTATATTTAGGTAAATAAAAATCAAATGGTAATACTAATATATTTATACAATCTTTAAACTTTTTTTGTCGAACATATAAAATATTAGAATCGGTTAAAAATTTAGCAATTTCTCGTTCACCTAAACTTTCTTTACAAAATGGACATCCACGATCATTGTTTATATGTTCACACGCTCTTTGTTCAAATTCACCATGTATAGGACAAATAATCTTAACCTTATCAAATGCACCAACATAATATACTAACGAATAATCATATTTATCACCATGAATTTTTTTAGCTCTCATAATAAATTCATTAGTATCTAATCGTTTAACATCATCTGAACATTTTTTACAACCATTACCTCGAATATGATATTTCGGTAATTGATCAAATCCCCCATGGGTTGGACAAATTATTTTAACGTTAGTATATTCATCAAAATATTCAACTAAAGAATAATCATATTTGTCGTTGTGTATTAATTTAGCATTTTGTATAAATTCATTTTTTCTATTACACAAAACACAACCATAATCTAAATGTGATTGGGGGAATTGTTCAAGTTCACCGTGAATTGGACAAATAATTTTTACTTTCGTGTATGTGTTTTTATAATCAACTAAGGAATAATCAAATTTATTTCCATATATTTTTTTAGCATTTTCAACAAAATTATTTCTATCATAACCACATTTTGGACAACCATTTCCGTTTAGATGAACATATGATAATTGTTCAAATTCACCATGAATAGGACAAATTATTTTAACTTTATTGTGTGAATCATTATAATTAACTAAAGAATAATCATACTTATCATTATGTATATTTTTAGCTTTTATTATAAATTCATCTGTTGTTAATTTTTTTGATCCACCACATTTTTGACATCCCCGTTTACGAAAATGTTTATCTGGTGTCTGTTCAAATTCACCATGAATAGGACAAATTATTTTAACTTTAGTTCGTAAATTAACATAATTAACTAAGGAATAATCGTATTTATTCCCGTGTATTTCCGTTGCTTTGTTTATAAACCAAATATTATCAAATATCATAATATCGTATATATAAAAAATACAACACCATAAAATAAAAAAAGAATGATAATTTATCATTCTTTTTCTTTCCACAGTCTTTTATTCAATTCCATTCGAATTAGACTAACATCTATTTCATAATCTATTATTTTTTTATTTAATTCTTCACGTTCATTAGACAAAAAAAGACTCATACCACATTTTATACTAGCTAATTTTAATTCTGATTCTTCCAAACATTGTTCATAGGTTTTTAACATTTCTTGTAATTTGGATGTTTCGGTTTTTTCGTAAATTTCAATAGTTTTCATATTATATTTTTTCCGTTAATATAATTTTTATAAGAAAAAAAAAATAAAAAGTTTTCTAATCTATATGTGTTTTTTATTTAATGTGAAAACATCACCTTTATTTATATAAACCATCCTAGTATATTTATCCAATATCCAAGTAAATACATTAAATCCACGTTTAATAAATCTTTCTTGAAATTTATTATAAATATTATCATCATAATTAAATACACTATGGTGGTATTCTAATGATATACTTTTAATTTTATCTAAATTATTATCAGACAAACCTTCTAAAATTTTTAATTCTGCACCTTCTGTATCAATTTTTAAAAAATCAACATGATCAATAAAATTTTCTGATATAATATCATCTAATGTTATAGTTTTTACAAAAATATTTTTATGTTGAAAATGATTTGGTGTTCTTATGATTTCCGATTCCATTATAGTATGCCCACCATTGCCTGTATGTGTATATAATAATTCGATAATTTCACCACTTTTGTTGGATACCGCAAAATTAAAAACTTCGACATTTGGATTGTTCTTTTTATTTAATTCAAAATTATTTGGAAATGGTTCAAATGATAGCACACGTGAAGCACCCATATCAATTGCCAATGCTGAAAATATTCCTACATTTCCACCACAATCAATTACAATATCACCAGGGTTTATAATACAATCACCTTGAAAGTAATCTTCCCTATTATATATTTCATGATATATTACCGATTCGGGGTATTTAACATCAAATCTTTTTACCCAATTTGTTTTTAAAATATCAGCATCATTTTCCAAATTTACCAAATCATCGGTACTATGTACGTAAAATTCTTTTTTCATATATTATTTTATTTTTAAAACATAATACGCTTTATTGGAATGATAACCAATATCATTTACAGTTAATCGTATTTTATTCTTATGTTTTATTCCTTCTTTATTAGTAACTAATACTATTCCAGGTTGATCTACTTTTGTTTTGTATCCGAATATAACCAAATTATCATCTAAATATTCTGATGCAAGTATATGTACCGGATATTCAAATGTTTCATTTATAAATTCTTTATTTATATCATTGGAAAAAATGATAAATCTGTCGGTATTTTTATGTTTATCGTTTATTGGTTTTATTGCATCAAAATATGTATTAATTGCTGCTTTAGTTTCTTTTAAATTAACATAAATTGGTTTAACCATTGATATAATTTTATCAATAAATAATTGTTCAACAGCATCAGGTAATGTATTTAAATTATCAATTTCAAAAAAATCACATCGCATTTTTTTTGTAAAAACACCACCATTATGTTCAACATAAATAATATTAACATCATCTAAGTTTTCAGTTTCTTTTAATGATATATAAGCTAATTTTTTTAACGTGTTTAACATATCTCTTTTATCTTTTTTAGTTTTAGTTTTCGTTCTTCTCGTAGTCTTAATATCTTAAGTTCATTTATTATTTCTTCACTATTTTTTAAATTATGATTTATTTTATTCAATAAAAAATTTATATTCTTTAACTTATCATTAAAAACATAATCACAATCTAATATATAATGATTTTCACCTGTTTCGAAAATTAATAAATTATTTAAAAAAATGAATCAAAAATCCCCACCATTTCCATAATGACAAACCAAATATTCAGAAATTTTATTCAATTTTTTGTATTTCAGACCCATACTCACCAATTTAAACATAGTTAACCAGTCGTGACCATAGCCAGTTGACCACAATTTCTTCATATCTTTCATATTTTTATGACTTATTGAACTTGTTCCGATACTAGCCCAACGAGGTTCAACTATTCTATGATAAAATTTCTTAAATGTGCTATCGAGAACCAACAAATCATCATAATATACAAAATCATATTTATCCAAATCAAATTCATCAACAATTAACTGTAAATGATTTGCACCAAGAACATCATCTGTATCTAAATAGCTAATAATATCTCCATCAGCTATTTCAAGTGCAGCATTTCTCATACCACCAGAATATAATTCTTGTTTGGGTATTTTTATCAATTTAATATTTGAATCATTGATGAAAAATTTATTATACAATTCAACTGTTAATGGACAACCATCAGAAACAATAATTAATTCTTTATTTGAATAAGATTGTTTTTTAAAACTATTTACTGCACGAACAAATTTTTTATCTCGATTGGTTGCTGAATTTGGATATGGTAATAAAAATGATGCCATTATTACACTAATTTTTGGATTTAACATAAATTTTAATTATTTTTTAACATAATATACATTATGTATAATATATTCTTTTTTATTTTATTTGTTGATAAAATTTATATATTATAAATAATAAAGCCCACTTAAAAATGGGCTTTTGTTATAATAAGTTATTTAATCCAATTGGTTCAAAACTTTCATTCAACGGATAATATGGATAAGTTGATGTTGTCGTTGTAGTAGCAGGTGCAATAGTTGTTGTCGTTGTAGTAGCAGGTGCAATAGTTGTTGTCGTTGTAGTAGCAGGTGCAATAGTTGTTGTCGTTGTAGTAGTCGTTGCACAATAAAGTTCAAGTACAGAATAACAAAATTGATCTATAACACGGTAACCTGTTGTTCCAACAGGTGGTGTAAAAGTATATCCTACCAATAAGCTAGATTTCGGAATATTTGCTAATTCAGGTAATAATTGAAACGATCCCGTTTCATTTGTATAAATATCTAAAAAATCGCTTATATTTCCACCCGCATTTGTAATTGTAATTTTTACTGCCATAATATTTTTCTATTTTTATAATAAGTTATTTAATCCAATTGGTTCAAAATTATCTGAAAATCCATACGGATACTGAGTTGTTGTCGTCGTTGTTATAGCAACAGTTGTTGTTGTTGTCGTTGTCGCTGGTCCAATATATGTCGTTGTCGTAGTCGTCGTTGCTGGTCCAATATATGTCGTTGTCGTAGTCGTCGTTGGTGCTAGTGTTGTTGTCGTTGTTGTCGTCGTTAACATAACAATTGTTATAATATTCGAATTAACTGATATACATGGTGTAGTTCCATCTTCACCATCCAATCCATCAACACCAGAAGTTCCACTAGTACCACCACCACCAGATGTTCCACCAGTAAATCCAGATAAAATAAAATCTTTTAAATCTAGAATACCAATTTGTTGTGCATTATAAGTATAACCAGTTTTATCAATTGGTATAATAACCCCATTTAAATCTGTTTCATTTATTAAATCTCTAATTCTAATTATATTTGGCACGATAAATTTGTTATTTTTTGTATATATTAATTTTTAAAAGTTAAAAACCATACATTATATATTAATTAATATTTTCATTTAATATTTTTTATATATATGTTTAATATGATTACTAAATATAAATTATTTGAAAAAAAGGAAGATGATTGGAAATTAAAATTAGATATTTCTAAAATTTGGAATGAATCAATATTTGAAAACGTAAATGATTTAATTTCATTTAATGCTAAATATATTAGTTTTTTGAATAATCAAAAGAATTTAATAATAAAACAAACATCAAATGATTCTTGGAACAAATTGCAAGAATTAATTACAAAATTATCTGAAAAGAAAGATAATGTTGAAAGTAGTATGGCTATTTGGGATGATATTTATGATTGGGCTGATGGTAATATGGTTCAAATAACAGCACAAACAGAAGAAATAAAAAATGATTTTTAATTATGATAACAAATTTTAAATTGTTTGAAAATAATATGACAGAAAAAGAAATAATAAATTTTTATGAAAATCAACTTGATATTCCTAAACATAAAATATCATATGTGTTGAATGATTTTTCAACATTAATTGGTGCTTTTGGTAGTATTACACATTATGGTATTGATTTAACAGAATATGTATTCAATATATTTTATGATGTTATATCAGCTAAATTGGAAGGAACATATGATGTTGAACACGAATTTGAAAATGATGAATATGATAATTTAATGAAATTAAAACAATACCTAAAAAAATAATTAATATTATGATAATTACAAGATTTAAAATATTCGAAGAATTTATATATGAACAACAACAAATAAACGGATTTAAAGATGGTGAAATTGTGTATATATTATACAAAATACCAGGCACAGATAAAAGAGAAGTTGTTCCAGTTAAAATACAAAATAATGGCACAAATGGTTATAAGTTTTGGTTTAATGTTGAAGGAAACCCATTTCCAAACCAAGAACCAATCGAAGCAAGGGCAGACATGATCATCAATCCAAAAGATCACGATGATAATAATTCGGATATGATAAATACCCCACTCAAACCACAATGGACATCTGAACAACCGATGAGTACAGATTATTCACCAGCTTCTAATCCAAATCAAGTAACAAATGATTTTGTTTTACCAAATTCATAAAATTAAATGAAAAACAATAGTATGATAACAAGATTTAAAGAAATATTAGAAAAATTAGATATTTCAGATATAGAATTTGATATTGAAGATGAAAATACAAAATTAATAAACAAAATAAAAGATGAATTATCAATAATAACATATAAAAGAAAAAATAATCCAAAACCAATAAGAATAAAGAAAATTGGTGGTTATTTTGATAAAAAAGATTTTAAAAATATTAATTTAATATATAGAACATATATTACAATTGATTTATCAAACAATGATAAAATATATGCTAAATTATCTGTATATAAAAATGAATATGAAAATAATATCAATATTAAAATTAATGATAACTTAGTTTATGATATTGATAATAAAAAATTTAATAATGAATTTTTGATTGATAAACTAATTGATAAATATAAAGAATATCTATTAAAAGAATATAAAATAAGAAACTAAAATGGAAGAAATTATAAATTTTACAAACTATAAATTAGATGAATCAATGACAATAGAAATTGAAGATTCAGAAGAAGGTGTTTATGTCTTAACATTACATGATATTCATAATATTGTTAATAAATTTACAGATGATGAAGTTACTGAAGATGTAATATTGGATGAATTAACATCTTATAAATTTGTTAAAGTTGATAATCCTGAAATAAAAGAAATTGATCTAGAAGATTCAGAAGTTTTATTCGATCCAACAGACATAAAAAAATTCACAGAAATATGAAAAAATTTACAACACTAGATGAAGACTTGATAAAAGAAAATACTGAAATTGCAAATAAATTCAGTGGTTATATGAAAGATAATTTAAAAAAAATAGATGATATTAAAATATTGATAGATGATATCGCTATTGAACAATCAAATAATCCTAATAATACTTTTGATTATATTGCTAAAATGCTTTTAATACATGAAAAATTAGATTCAATTTTAATATCACTTGGAAAATAATATTAATAATGAGTGATATAACAACAAAATTTAACGATTTCAAAGATACAAAAAATAAAAACTTTGAAAAAGATAAAGAATTTCAACCTTTATCCGATGATATTATTGCAATATCTAAACTTGACAATGGTGAATATAAAAAGATCAAAGAACCTGTAGAAATTATTCAAATAACTGGTATGATCACGGACGAAAATGAAATAAAAAAACTAGATGAAATTGCTGGTGGTCCAGTTCTTAATACCGATTTGAGTCTTAAACAAGTTAAACGTGGTCAAGAAATTTGGATTACTTGTTTACTCCAAAAACCTTCAACATCTGCCGTATATAATTCTCAATCAATGGGATGTCTTCGAGTAAGGATAATTGACATATATTATGGTTTATCTAAACTTAGTACATTAAAATAATCTTTTAAAATGCCTGAACCAAGAAAAAAAGAAACAAAAAATAAATTCATTCCAAGGTGTATATCACATATATATCATAATGAACCCGAAACTTTGACAACAAAGTCAAAAAAGAAAAAGTCAAAACAAGCTTATGCTATTTGCACATCCATATATGATAGAGAAAAAAAGAAATCTAGAAAAAAGAAAGAATCATTAATTTGTAATTTTGATACATTTGTCAATGAAAATTATAAAGAAAAACATATTGATGATATGTCAATGGAAGAATTAAAACAAGAACACGATAAGTTTATTAAACTGCAAAATCGTGGTTCATTAACACCACACGAAGAATCAAGATGGAAAAAAATATCTAAACGATTATTTAATAAGTAATTTATTTTTCATTTTGTTTTATTAATTGAAAAAATTCATCTATATATTTGATTATTTCATCACTTGTGCATCTTTCATTTCTTGGTATATGTTCATACATTTGTAGATAATGATATTTACTCCATATACCATTAACACACATATTACTAACTATTACGACTTCATTATTAATACAAATAGAAATATGATCTGGTTCATCTTTAGAATTTTTTTTATCTTCATCTGATGATTTATAAAAAATAGAATGACCATTCCATTTTTTTGGATATTTCCACGATCCACAAACACAATAATGACCATTACTTTTTAATGTACATGATGTTTCACCTACCACAAAAAGATTTTTATCTAAATATTCTTTTACATTTTTCATTTATTTTATATCAAATTTATATATATATAATTAGCAACAGCTTCCTCTGATAATATTTCTTTATAATATTTTAAATTTTTATCATATAATTCTTCTAAATCCATAGATAAAATATTTTCGATAAGCTTATCATTTAATTCAGACCAAGAATTAATAAAAACTGTGGGTGAATTTCTATAATACCAAATATCATCTTTTTTTGTAGTAATTACTACACAGCCACTACCAAATGCTTCAACATATCTAAACGTATCTACTGATGTTCCATCTGGTGCTAATGCGATCTTTGTATCACCCATTATTTTATAATAATCATCAATATGAACACCCGTTCTAAAAGATGGACTTACACTACTTAATACATTATATTTGCTTGATAATTGATTTAAAATATTAAATAATTCAATTCTACAAGGTAATGGTTGTCCAAGAAATGAAATATCATATTTTCTTTCTGATAATTTTTTCTCAGGATACATTTTGATCATTTGCTTACTATAATCATTATGCATAGTCCAATTATATCCAGGTGGAATAGGATATATAAATTTTTCATCATATCTACCTATTCTATTAAAAAATCTAAATATTTTAACAATATTCGGATTATTATAATTTTGTGAACTAAAAAATCCCAATTCATCACCTGTTAATATTACTATTATTTTCGCAAATTTAGTATTAGGTAAAGTGTGTTGATTGGGTGTTACTATTATTGAATAGTTTGTTATTTTTTTATTTAAATAACTTATAACGGCATCTAAATATCTTACTTCACACCATTTTTCTTTTTCTATTTCATAAAAAATTACTTCATTCATAAACTATCATATCTATTTTTTAATAAATTTATTTCATTTTTTAGATTTTCTATATCTTTTCTATATTTTACATTTTCTGATTCAACCATAGAACAAAGTTCAATAAGTTCTTTTATTTTTTCTTTATCTGTTAATTTTTTGGGTGTATAACCACCACCTGTTGTAACTTGTACCATTATAGATTGTAATAATTTTTTACATAATTTCCATCAATTTGACCTTCTCTAGTGTGTCCAACAAACATTGAATCAAATCCACTACCAAAATCTAAACAAGTCACATTATTATTTTTTTCTAATATTTTATGAATAAAAGATTTTGATGGTAAGCCACACGAAAATAAAAATATACTATTATCTTCAATTTCATTTAAAATTGTTGGTAATATTTCATCATATTTTGCAAATGTGTTAATTAATGGTATGTTTATAAATGTATCTACATTCAAAAAATCATTAACCCCCTGTAATCTATTTGGGCCAACAAATATTTTTTTTCTATTTGAATCTTTTATAGATTTTAAAAAATTAAATTTGTCTTCACATAACGTATTTTGTAATAGTATTTCATAATTAACAAAATTAACTTTAATATCTGTTTTAGAAATCAAATCTAATTGAAATCTTTCAGATATTGTTGCACAATTCATATCCGGTTTATGTCCTGCCCATTCTGCAATATATATGTATTCTAATGTATTAAAAAAGTACCAAGCATCATACAACTTAACAGCTAATTCTTTTGAATATGGATGATGATCACAATTTTCACCTTCTTCACCCATCATACAGTAAAATTCACCATCACCAAATTTTATAAATGAAAAATTTGTTGTATTTTGGATGAATTCTGTCCACTTTTTTAATGTTGAAAAAATTTTATTTAATGTTTCTTCATTAAAGTTTCTAGTTGAATAATATTCTTTCATATAATTCAAATGTAATTTTTTGTAATTTTTATTCCTTTTTCATCAATTTCATAATCTATAATATCACCACGTTTTTTCATTTGTTCAAAGTCATCTAAATTAATCGCTTTTTTTGAAATTGCAATTCCGTTCAAATCTGGTTTATCAAATATCATAATGTAGCCATATAATTGATTATTTTTCAAATCATTCATTATTTACTATTTTTATTTTTGTTAACCATTACAACATCCACGTTGAATTCTTTCAATTGAAAATATTATTCTAAATGTTCCAAGTACGATTGAATAGTTAAAGCTATCATCTGCTACCCAATTTCGTATTCCAGTCGAATAAACACAAATAGACTTATCGTTTTTAGCTGACTTTTTGAACTTATTAAAAGTCAGTCTATACTTTTTTGTAATTTTAAATGCTTTGTACATATTTTTATTTTTCATATTATTCGTATTTCGTATATTCTATCTCAAAACAACCAACTTTTTCTATCCCAAATCCACAAAAAATTCCCATTTCTGCTTCTTCTATAGTTGGATATGGATGATTTGATACATAAACTTGTTTTGTTGTAATGTCAATATGAACATTCACAAATCCTTTTTCGATTTCTTTTTTAGTTTCCATTTTTATCAAAATTTTATTAATTCATATAAATTAACCATATTATGATCTAGTAAATGCAACATTTTTGATTTGCTTTCAAAATAATATGAATCATATATATTATCCGAAATTGTAATAAAAGTTTTATTTATATCAAATAAATTATCTTTTATCATAGTAAAAATATATGGACCCGATGGAAAACCAACGATAATATCACAAAATTTAGAAAAATAACTTATTTCATTTAAATTTGGTTCTGGTATTAAATTTCCAAGATATAAAATATTATTTTTTATTAAATTTGTTTCATTTGTTAATGCTATTAAAATATTGGGATAGTCAATAGATAATTTATCTGCTAATATATTCAAATCTAAATCCATTCTAACAGTACGTGGAATATTATTAGCAATTAAAATGATTTTTTCAAAATTATTACTAGATATAAAATTATCAATACTAGATTTATTAATGTTATTAAAGTTTATTTCAGGAATATAATATTCTATATCTTCTATTGGTATAGATAATTCATCATAAATATCTTTATATAAATTATAATGTGCATATAGTGAACATGATATATCTTTATCTAGATGTATATAAGACATATCTTTTTGACCAACCCAAGTGTTTATAAATATATCATATTCAGTTCTTAATATTTGCGAATTATGCTTTATTGGGTAATCACTTATTAAATTCCAATTATCAAAACTAATAAATGAATTATTGTGCTTTAAATTTGAAATATCTCTTAATATATTTGGATCACAATTATGCAAATAACAATAATCATTATTACCCAACTTATTCATAATATCCTTAACAAATGTTCTTGAATAATGAATATCACCATTATGAAAATTGTTGTAAAAATATATCATATCAAATCTATTTTTATAATATAATAATATGAACCTGAATATTTATTCATAAAAATATCAAATGCATTATTTTTATTTATTGCATCAATTACTTCAAAACATTTCGACATTGGGTTTAGTTTATTGTGTTTCCAATATGTAATTTTAAACTTATCCATTTTTTATTTTTAATATATTGGTTTTAACCCAATCTGAACTTAAATATGATTCACCGTTTTCATTTACTATATTAGTAAGTGTTTTAGCAATTTCTATTCTTTTTTCAAGTTTTTCTAATTTATCATAATCATTCATTAATACTTTAAATCTAATTTTTTCTTTTATATCAAGATTTAAATATTCGTTTAAAATTTCATTTGCATCCATAATTATATTTTATTTTTAAATTCTTTAATAGATATTCTATCGTGACACGAATGAACATCACCACACACACATAAACATGAATTTAAATCCTTATATTCTTCTCGTCTATCCGAATACATTGGATAACCCATAAGTGTTGTAATGTGTTCTTTTGCCCCACATTTTGGACATACTTCATGTTGTTTTCTATACTTTTTCATAAAAGAATTATAATCCTTTAAAGATTCAGTCGTATGTTCTTTTAGTATCCAAGGTACAAAAATTATTCCTTGTTCACCATTTTTAATTTGTTCATCAGTTAAATATTTAACTTCTTTATCCGTTTTCAATTGTTGATCTGTACTTATTTTTATCGTACTATATCTACTATAATTAATTTCTTTCAAACTATACTTATTTTTCATAATAACCTTTTTTGTTTTAATATTTCTTCAACTTTCACCCAATCAACAAACTGTCTTCTTGCTATATTATCATCAAAAATTAATGGACACCCAATCCCAGCATCATCAATATAAAGATGGGCATAAGCCTTATTACTTTTTGTCCAAGATGATTGTTCTGGATTTATGTTTATGCCATATAACACTATATTATTATTAATAAACCAATCTACAGCATCTTGTAATTCTTTACCACTTCGCATAGTAAATAATATTAACTGATGTCCAGCATCAATTAATTTTTTTAATACTGGCACAGCACCAATATCTTTACCAATTCTAGGATATTCGTGCGTAACACATGTCCCATCAAAATCAACCGCAATAACTGCCATATTTTTATATTTTTTTATCGTATAGAACTTTTATATTGTCCCGTTTGACTTCCTTGGGAAATAAAACCTGGATCATACCAATAAACGTTCATATTTAATTTTTTAAAGAAATAATTTAATTCAAAATCAAATGGTAAACAAATCTCACTAATTTCATTAACTATTTTTTTCGCACCTTTTTCACTAACAATATATGCATCCACACATCTAGTTATACCAATTTTTTTCTTATATAAATTTTGATCATATTGTATTGATTCATTAAATGTTATATTATCTAATTGTGACATATCATACGATGTTCCAAAAAATGCGAAATCATAATCATTAGGTAAAATACGAATTAAATTATATATTTTTTCTAAAAAATCATCATTAACTATCACATCATCTTCTAGAATTATCGCACGTGGTAAATTCTGATTTAACATACGTTTCATAGCATCAATATGGGATAATGAATTACAAATTTCAGAAGGTTTTAAATCCCTATATTCTGGTTCATTTATATAAATTCCGGATATTCGTTCTTTCCAAAGTTCAATATTTTTATGATACATGGTATCATATGTTTCGATCAAATCTCGATCAAAATTTTCAACAAATTCACATTTATTTCTTTCTACAAAAAAATGTAAAGCTGATTTTAGATAATCTTTTCTTTCTATTAATTTTTTATAATGAACTATAAATATATTTGGCATATTTTATATTTTTTTGAATAAATAATCATTATGTGTACCATCCCAAAAAGGATTATCAATTTTATTAAAGTTTGTTGTACTTAAAACATATTCATAGTTGTTTTTTTTCAAAAAATTGAATATTTCATCATAATCTTTACTATAAATTTCAATTAATAAATATTTGGGACTATATTTAGAAAAATCCAATCCCTTTAATACTTCTAATTCATATCCTTCTACATCTAAACTAAATAAATCAATATTATTAATTTTATTTAGTAATTCTTCTGAACCAATAAGACCATTAATTTCAGTTTTAAGTTCATCTAAAATTGATGTAAGTGTTCGACACTTAACAGTAAACAAATTGTTTCTACCCAATCTTTCACCATTAACACTTGCCATACAACTTCCATCAAAATCACCAATAATTTCTGTTTTATTATCTGATACTAATGCACAATTATAAAATAAATTTTCTTTCGATCTATTACTAATACATTTATAATATGCTGTTGCTGATGGTTCAATCAAAATCCCTTTCCAATTTCGTTTTTCTAATTCATAAGTATAACTTTGTGTGACACCATCATTAGCACCACATTCTATATAAAAACCATCATTGTAGTCTATTATATCTAATAATTTTTCAATATATTTTTCCATTTAGTGATTTTGTTCTTCTAATATTAATAGTTCTTCTAAAGCTGTTATTGTTACAGATAACGCAAAAATGGCTTCTAGGTCAGGTTTATATATATCTTTGTTTGATCTAATATCATTTATAATCCTATCTTCAGTAGATTTTCTTGTTGATTTTTTTTCTTTTAATAATTTTATGATATTTTCTATATTCGTATTTTTTCTAGGTTCTATATTCAAATCAGATATTGAGGTTATATTTGGTATTTCTTTACTATCATCCTTAATAAAATCATATTGTGTCATAAATTTAATACCATCATCACTTAAAAAATGAATATATATTACATATTTATCGTGTGACCAAGAATCTAAACGATAATTCATTGCTGATATATTTACAACTAATAATTCTCTACCATCTATAATAAATTGCTTATATCCAAGTAGTTCTTTATCGTTTGTTAATCCATCACATTCCCATTCAGGATATATTTCTTTGTGTTTTTGAACATAATATTCTTTGTCAATTACAACTTTGTCTCCTATTTTCATAATATTTTAATTATTTTTTGTATTTCTGAATTTTATCAATCCAATATGTCATTTTTAATTTATCTAAATTCCATTTTGAATTAATTATTCTATCATATTCTTTATTTAAAAAATCTTCGGTTACATCTTCCCAACTATCAACAAAACAAATTGGTAAATCTGTATAATATTGATTATTTATATTCTTTTTTTGAATTGGGATAGAATTTAAATATAAAATTTCCCATGTTCTGTGACAATCAATACCATTTCCTTCTGGACTAATAATAAATTTGTGATTATATATTTTATTAATGTAGTTCTCATAATCTACACCATTTGAACATAATTCAGTAGTCACATATGATTTATCGTTTAATATTCTATATGGAATTATCCGTTCTTTTTCATTAGTGGCAATATTGTGGTTCATATATACTAAATTTTGTATTTTTTTATTTTCATTTAGTTTATTAGATATTTTTTTTGGTTTTTCAATGTATGAATACCAAATACTGTTTTCTAATCCTATTGGAATAGATTCTAATCTATCATCAACACAATTAACATTTTGTGCGAACCATTTTATCACATTATTTGGTAAATTATCAACTTCGTTTATATTCAAGTCACTATTATGTGTAACTACAACAAATTTATTGTCTAAATTTTTTATTCTATGAAAAAATTGATTTTTATACATTGTATGAAGATATACGATATTGATATCAGTTAACTTTTCTGTATCAAACGTATTAACACGTTTATTGTAATCTTCATTATTAATTTCAACACGATTTGTTGAAAATATTGAATCTCCCACATTGATAAATTTTTCACCTATAATAAAATCCATATTTTTATTTATTTTTTAATTCTATCAATTTTGTTAAACAATATTCTAATTTTTTTATAATTTTATTTCGAAAATCAATATTATCATTATATGTTAATTCCCAAGTTTGATTTGTTTTTGCTTCATTATTTAAAATCCTTATCCAAGAACCAAAATTACCAATATCAACAGGAAATTCAATATATTTATCTTTCGCTATTATAATTTTATCTCTTTCAATTAAATGTATATTATTTAACAATTTAGATATATCATCATTTGTTATATTATCATCAAAAATAATATGAGATTTTCTATTTTTTTCTTTCTTACCTAAGACATCTAATTCGTGACCAATACAAGAAAATTGTGTTCTCAAACCATACTTATTAAAAAGAAAACACAATTTTCTTATTTCAATATCAATATTATTATCATCTAAAATTGATTCTGGATTTTTTATATAGTCGATAATTTTTTCACCCATATCCTTTAAAAATTATCACGATATTCTAAAAATAAATCCGTATATTTTTCATCAGTAAAATAAAATCCCCTACCATCAATACCAATTTCAATAACATTCATTACCTTTAAGTAATTTATTATAATTTCTTGTTCGTTTTTTAATTCTTCACCAATTTTCATCATACTTGCAGCTCCACATATTTCCCCAAGTCTTTCAATTTTTTCTTTTACATTTTCCATTTGGTCATTTTTCATCGGTTTGTACGTTTAATATTTTGTAAACTATCATCGCCCATAAAAAAGCTATATTCACAATCATCCAATTTATATTTTTCTGTAAAAGTATTTTGAAACCACAATGGGGTATGTATTATTTCTTTATTATATTTAAAATCAAATCTTTTAATTTTTTCTATTTTTTCTACCATCCAATATATTTCAGCATTAATTTCATTTACAAAAACATCAAGATCTTTTGTTTTATAAAAACAATATTTTTCAATTTCACCACCCGTATTAGTTATTGTAACAATATATTCTATTTTTCCAATATATTTTAATAATAATTTTTTAAAATATTTCATAATTTTAATTATTTTTGCCAACTAGTATACCATAAATGGGTACAATATGATTTTTCCGTATTAAATTGGTTAACTATATTACGACTATTTTCATCATCATTTCTAATCATAAATCTATGTTCAGCTGGAAATGGATAAAAAAATTTAGTCGGAAAAACAACAATTTTATCAGTAGGATTATCTTTAATCCATTCGAATAATTTACTAGAAAAATATTTAGGTCCTGTTAATGATATTATTTTATTAAAATCATTAGTATCAATAACCTTTATATCATCAATTAATTTTCGCATCAATTGATGACCAGGTTTACACGCAATAAGGCCATTAAAAACTTCAGGAACATCAACATGACCTGTACCTGAAAATAAATCTAAATATATTAAATCGTTAAAACTTTTTAAACATTCAAAATCCGTATCTATATACAACCCACCTTCTCTATATAATATTTCATATCTTAAAATGTCAGTTTTTGCCCCAAGATTATTTATTTTATTAAAACTTTCAATATTTTCCAATTTGAAACTTTCAATATCATCATCAGTCCACAACTTATATTCCCAATCTGGATTTTTTTCCTTCCAAGTTTCAATAATCCTAGTATATTTATCTGGAATTTTACTACCCAACCAAGTTTGATGTATTTTTTTTGGTATATTTATAGTTTTTTGATCTTCAATATAATATTTATTGAAATTATCTTCTAACATAGTCCATATTGGACTATTGTTAATATAATTGTCCATTATTTTTTTAAAATCATTCATAATTATTCATAGTACAATTATAATTACTTTCATCAATAATTTCATCAATAAATGGTTGATTATCTAATCTTTCAATAATAATATTTATTGCTTCAGGATAATGACCTATCCCACAAATTGAAGCCAATCCAAGCACTTCATTATTTATATAATGTCTATTTTTACCTTTCCCTTTATTTACTTCCCAATCCATTGAAACATCATCCCACGTTTCTAATACAATTTCATTTCCACCTTTGTGTTTATACACAAGTCTAATCAAATTATTGTGACTAAATTTTTCTATAAATTCACCTAATTTCATATTTTATTTATTATTTTTTTATAAATATAATCTTCTGCTATTCTATATTGTTTTGCCATAAAAAAATTATATAAAATTGCATCTTTCATTGAATTATATTTATCTAAAGACAAATTGTTTAATATATTATCAAGTTCATCAACATTATCAAAAAATATCATACCATCAGGATGAAATATTTTGTCTATTGATGGACATCCCCAATATATAGGTACTGTTCCTGTCATAAAGCAATCAATTAATTTTTCTGTGAAATAATAATCTTTTTTTGTATTTTCAATAGTTAAAGAAAATGCATAATCTTTTAATCCATCTAATTTATAATCAATTGGATTATATCCTCTACCATATACATCAATATTTTTAAATTGTTGAATAGCTTGATGTCTTAACAAATGACCACGGGTCATTCTTTTTGCTGATGCAATTATTGAAATTATTTTTGTTTTTTCATATATTTTTTGATCTTCGGGTTTAATCCAACAACCACCAGTAGGGCAAAATATAAAATTTTCGCCCCGATCTAATAATTCTTTGCTATGTGTTAAAACTTTGGTAAATTTTTTGTTATTATTAGAAATCCAATTATATGATTGTGTTGTTATATCTGGTGATTCCAATAACCAAGCATATGTTGTTTTATTTGATCTAACCTGATCTAAACTATAATCTGTATAGAATATCGTATCATCAGTTGGTAATATTGGTGTTCTATCCCAATCAATATATTCAGATTCTTGATAATCCGTACTATATTTCGCATGGGCAAACATATGATCTATTATTTTAATTTTATTTTTCATAATATTGTTTTTTTTCTTGATGCATACCACAAATTACACGCTTCCATTATTGTATCATAATCATAACCATATTTTCTAGTCATTTTATGTTTAAAATAGTGTATATTATTAATACTATACATATACATAAAATATCCAGCATAATTTTTATCACTTTCTATATCAGAAAGAATTCCATTTTTTATTGCATCTTCAAATATTTTATCTGATAGATCATTTAAAATTTCTATATTATTTTCCATTTAAAATTTTAATTAAATATTTACAATCATTAATTTTTTTAGATAAATTTGATTTATATTTAGATTTTCCAGTAGAAGTAAATACTTTTAATTCTTCCATAAATTTTATTTGATTTTTTAATGTTGTTATAGTTAAATTACCACCACTTTCTTTACTTAATCCGAACAAAATTTGCTGAATAAAATTATCTTCAATACTATGTAAGCAATCTGCATCTCTTATAATTTTTTGGCATTTTGTTAAATTTTCATCTTCTTCAACATTGTATGGATATTGTGTACATTTAATAATATCAATAATAAATTTATTGTGTTTATCTGATTCTTTACTATATTTTTCAAATGCTTCAATAGCTAATTTTATGTTTTCAGAATCATTTAATTTTCCACCAGAATGATTGAAATCGTGAAACAATGCAGCAATTAATAATAATCTGATTTTTTTTCGGGATAAATCTTCATGTAATGCTATATGATAAACATTCATCATTACTGTTGTTATATGTTGAAAATTGTGATAATAGTTATTATTACCTTCATTTTCAGTTATAAGAATTTTTAAATAATATTCTAATTCATATTTTTTTATTATTTCTAACATATTTTTTATTTTTTTTAAAGGTGTTCCCAACATATATCATCGTGCAACACTATACCCTTTTCTTTTTCAGAATAAACTCGTGTTTTATGTTTTTTTTCAATACCACATAATACACAAACATAAATATTAGTTTTATACCAATATTTCTTTTTTAAACTTATCATTTTATAAAATTTATTTTTGTTTCTTGATGACAAGAAATATTTTTTATTTCTTTAAAATATTCAAAATCAATAATATTTCCATCTAAAAACATATCATTTAAATATTCTGCTGATATATTACCATGTACATTATTGTTGAAGTGTTGTACTTTATTAATAGGATTATTTATAATTATCGAATCTTCAAAACAAAGCATTTTCATTCTGTTTATCGGATAACAAGCCAACATACTTTCATATGAATTTGGATTATTGAAATTAATCATTGTGGTGAGTGTTAAAATATCACTTGTTCTGAAAAAATGACCATCAAGCGACATCGGATAACCATAATCACCTTCTGATCCATACCATTTAAATAATAAATCAGAATCAAACTTTGGTGGATTCATTACGTGACTTGCAGCATAACAATAAGTCAAATGTGGATGTAGTCTTAGTGATAATGTTAAAATATCATCGTTGTGTGTAAACAATTCAAATTGTTTACAATCTAATGTAAAATTATTTTTAAATATAATATCATCTACAAAAAATATAGTATATGGATTTTCTTGATTTAATAGTGATATAACATATTTTTTGAATGGATATTCGTTTTCTTTTATGTAATTTATATTATCATCATTATGTATACAAAATAATTTATCATATCCATCTTTAAATGTATTATCAGAATATGTATACAAAACATTAATAATATGTTGATCAAATTCTTTGAAATAAAATTTCATTGATCGCAAAAATAATTCGAGTTGACAAGCTCTATCTTTCGAAAAGATAATTATATTAATTTTATCCATATATATTTATATGAATACTTTTCATATTTGTTTATCTATTTTTTGGATAATTATAAATTTTATTTATAGTTTCAAACTTTTTTCTTAATATCTTAGTTTCTTTCTTACTATTACCAATAACATATGCATATTTATGTTTATTTTTTGGCTTTCTAACTAGACAATTGTTCATACATTCTAATGAATATTTTTTCATAATATCTACAATACCACTTGGTATATTATTCCAAAGTATTGTTGTTTTTTTGTTCCAATTATCATTCCAATCAATATTATTCTTTTTTAAGAAAGATTTATAAAAATTTAATTTTCTAAAACTTCTATTGTTAACCCACCCATTATCTTTTTCTACATCAAAATATAATTTATCAGAACCAAAATTATCGCCAACATAATAAAAATTACAAGCTTGATATATAGTGCCAAGTTCTTTTGCTTCGGGGTCAGCATATGCTTCAAACAATCTAAATTCGGTATTTTTAACCATCCAATTAATGGACCACATTAATAATGAACTAGCTAAATTTTTTGGTGTCCAAGATGCACAAGCACCTCTACTAATGAGTTTTTCTATATTTTGTGTATTTTCACCCAACATCATCGAAAAAGAATTTGGTGTTGACATTACAATAACACCAGCTAATATATTGTTGTATGTCGCAATAAACCTATGTGTGGGTCTATTTGGCATTTTACCAAGCCATTCATATTTTTTTATAAATTCGACTATTTCTTTAGTTCTAATATCATTTTTTTCTATAAATTCGAAATTAAAATCTGATATTTTCAAATTTTCATAATTAAAATTAATTTTTTTTATATCTTCTTTTAATAATTTTAATCTTAAATCATATTGCCAAGAATGTTCTTTATTATATACTATATGTTCAATCATTTTATCAAATATTTCATATTTTTTATCTATTATAAATATAAAATTAAATCCATTTTCTTTGCATTTTTTTTGTTTTTCCAAATTTTTAATATGGTGTTTATTAAACCAAAATGATGATTTTATTTCTATTATCAAATTTAAATCTTCTAAATAAAAATCCGGATAATATGTATATTCTTTATTATCAAAAATATATTTTATAGATTTGCCTCTTTTTAAATCTATTTTATCATAGTATTTATTTAAAAAATCCAATTCATATTTTCCTTGATAAAAAATATCTGAATCTTTATATTTAAAAATATGTAAACCATTTTTTAACATTTTCTGATAAATTAATTCATTTTGCGATGGATAATATACACCATATTTTTCAAATATGATATTAGATAATTTTTGTTTTATTGATTCATTTTGCATTGGATTTTCAAATCCAAATTTTTCTAAACACGTATGTTTATATTTTATCCTATTATTATAAAATTCATCATTATATCTTTCTTTTTTTGTGTTAGATATTTTATCCTTAATAAAATATGATTCAAATGGTGATTTAGCTAAATATCGGTCTAAACAAGTATTTTCAACCTTAATTTTTATTGAATTATTCTGTAGTGGATAATCTACCCCATATATTTTATTTAATGTTATTTTTGATTTTTCTTTAAAATCATCTGTTGACATATATTCTAATGATCCATACTTTTCATTTATTGTGATTTTTGATTTTTCCCTAATTTCTTTATTTTGCATAGAATATTCTACACCATATTTTTTTAAATTAGTTTCTTTCGTTTTTTCTTTAAATTCTTCTAATTTTAATGGATGATCAACTCCATATTTTTTTAAATTTGTTTCTTTTGATCGAATCCCAGAACATTTTTTGCAGTGATATATTTCATTTTTGATATTTCTTAAATATGAATAGTATGATATATTATATTTTCTGTTACATTCATCACAGGAAACATCAATTATTAATTTGGAAGTTTTTGGCAAATGATTAATATTAACATCAATAATATCACCAGATTTTACATTATAACCCAATTGATTATAATAACCAACATTTTTATTGGTTACAGTTATTTGTATTTTGTCTATTAAAATCATATACTATATATAAATTTTAATAGCGCAAAAGTTTATATTAATATCAATAAACAAAAAAAAAGAAGGAATAAATTCCTTCTTTTTTAAAAGTATTGTGATTATCAATTAGATAAGTACACCTGCGCTGTCTGTAACAACTATAGTCATAAATTGTTTCCAAGGAAAGAATCCAATGTCTGCAACTGCATAACGGCTTCTAATCAACATTCTTGGAGCCCAAGTTGCTTCTGAAATAAGTTGAATTGACTGTGCCATCAAATAAGGTACGAATACCAAACCTGGTTGTTCAACACTATTTTTACGACCTAAGAAGATTCTGTTGTCATCCCATCTTTGGTAAGGGTCAACATAAATACTAATATTACCAACATTACCCATAGGGAATAATTGACCATTAGCGTTTAAGTTAGCTTTTACTGGGTTAAGGGTATAACCAGCAACATCTTGAATAACTGATGCTAAATTACCATTGGTTACAAGGTATTGAGCTGGTCCAACACGACCTTCAGTTGCGATGAAGTTAGAAGCGTTATTGATTTTTGCAATCAATTTTCTTTGAATACTATGAGTAGTTTCACCACCTGGGGTAGCTGCACCAACTGCTAAATATGTATCAACGTTAAAGTCAAATTTAGGATTACCTAAAGTGTCTTTTGGTGTTGTCCATGCTGTACGGTTTTTGTCAGCCATTTCAGTTACTTTAGAAATAATTTGTTTGCTAATAGTTTGAGTAAGTTCATTTACAAGAACTGATTCAAGTTTTTGAACGATATCCATACCTGTTGCAGCTTTAATATCTTCAATTTGAGTACGTTTTAAGCTTGAACTAATTTCAACATCACCAACTTGGATTGTTTTTGTGAAAATGTCTGGTCCAATTACGTTTGGATAAGTTCTTTCATCTTCATCTCTTGTCATAGGTTTGTTTAAGTACCAACCTGCTGAAAAACCAGGAATATGATCTTCAAGCAATGAAACCAATTGAATAGTTGCACCTGTTAAAGGTACTTCGGTTACAACTGCTGCTGTTGTAGCAATTTGCATTGATACACTAGAGTTTAACATATCTACGATTGGATATGCTGCTGTTGGGAAAGTATTTCTATCATCAACAAAACCGAAACCTGCGTTATTTGCACCTGTGTTAAATTGACGGAAACATCTAAACATTGGATAACCATTAATTCTTGACCATCCTAAAAATTCTAACCAACCTTCTTTTGCTGGGCTTGTACCATTAGCTGGATAATTGGTCAATGTTGGATCAAATCCTTGAATAATTGGAGCAGTAACAGGAGCACCTTTTAAGAAATAAGCTGCCAATGTACTAGTTGCACCAACGTTAGCTGTTGTATTGTTTACTGTTAAAGTACCACCTGATAAGTGTACAAAAATAGGATTAGTTAAACCACCGATTTTTTCTCTTACTGGTTGTGAATTAGCATCTAATTTAGTTGCCATAGCTGCTTTTAAAGCTGTGTTCAAAGTTGTAAGACCACCTGATAAGTTCAATTGGAACATAATTGGTCTTTCGTCTTTCAATGTGCTATCATTTAAGTTATCATATTTGAAATCTACGAATAACATATCAACTTTTGGTGATGAAGCTGGTTTAACAGCTACTAAATCCAAACCAATAGTTTGTGCAGCAATTTTCATTGAAACTGGAAGTAAATTCTGACCAATATCACCAGAACCAATTCCACCTGGAGTACCAGCACCATAATCACCCCAAACTAAACCTGGAGTTGCTGATGGTTGTGCAGCTTGAATAGCACCCATACCATTAAGGTTACCAAGTGTACTATAAGCTACGTTTTCATTTAATGAGTGCATTTCAGCGTACTCTGCCATCCATTTCATTCTGTAAGGATCATCAACACCTAGAGATTCCAAAACAGGTTTCCATTTTGCGATAGCTTTTTGATTGTCTACTATTAAATTCATTTGTTTTTCTTTATTTTTTTTGTTAAAGACATAATGTCTTTAGTTTTTACAGTATTTATATATTCTTAAAAAAATATCATTTTTTTCTATTTTTAAGAATTCAATTTATTAAATACTGATTTGAAACGATCTATCTGTGATTCAGTTAATTTAGAATCATCTACGATATGATTTTCAGTGATTAATTGTTTTGCAGGTTTTTCGTTTGTGTAACGTGCGAGGTCTCTACTTAACCAAAAACTTTCAAATTTTTGTTCTGAATCCAATGCATTATATAATCTTGATGTAGCAAGGATTTGACCTTGGACATTTGCATCTAATTTTTCCCATATAGGTTTTAATTCAGATGGCATTGCATCAAGCAATAATTCATCAAATGATTTTCTTTTTGGTGATAAAGCTTCATTTATAATTGCGATAACTTGGGCTTCACTAGTGTATTTTCCTTCGCTTTCTTTTAGTGCGATTTTTACCTTAGTTTTGTCTTCGTTTGACAATGAATAATAAGCTGCTTTACGTTTTTCAGTTAAGAACATTAAGAAATTTGGTTGATCATCTTCAGAAGCTTTACGTTTTTTAGTTTCTTGGATCAATGTATTTAGATTTTCTTTTAATGACTTTTCGACAAGTCTTAATTTGCTACCAAGTCTGGTAACTTTTGATTCTTGAACTTCAACAGGTTCTTCTTGTGTATCTAATTGTACTACAATTATACCTGTTTGTGGATTAGTGGCAAGAACTTCACCTGTTTGATCACCAATTGCAACTGTTTCACCTGGAGTTATTTCACCACCTTCACCTTGAACATTTGGTTCTTCGGTTGGTAGTTCTGCTGGAACTTCTTCTGCACCTTCTGCTGGAACTTCTTCTGCACCTTCTGCTGGAACTTCTTCTGCACCTTCTGCTGGAGCACCTTCTGCTGGAGCTTCTGCTGGTTCTGTACCTTCTGCTGGTGTGATTGGTTGATCTACTGTTTCTTCTGCATTTGCTGTTGGAATTGCATCTTCATAATATTTATCTACATCACCTTTTATATCTTCATCTTTAATAAAATCGAAATTTTCAAGAACTTTACCATTTTTTAATTGTTCTGTAAGAAGTTTTGATCTTTCAATTGTTTTATCAAGACTTTCAGCAATATAATTAGTGTAAGCCATTGAATCATCAAGATTTTCAGCGATATATTCCGAATATGAAATATTATTGTCAACATGTTCAGCGATATATTCTGAATATGCAATATTGTTATCAAGATTTTCAGCAATATATTCTGCATATACTATTGAATTATCAAGATTTTCAGCAATGTATTCTGAATAATCTATTGTTTTATCAAGATTTTCAGCAATGTATTCTGAATAATCTATTGTTTTATCAAGATTTTCAGCAATGTATTCTGAATATTTGATATTTTTATCTACGTGTTCAGCAATGTATTCAGAAAAGTCGATATTTTTGTCTAAGGTTTCTGCAATATATTTACCATATTCGATAGATTTGTCAAGATTTTCTGCAATATATTCTGTGTAGTTACCTACTTTTTCAAGATTTTCTGCAAGATAATCATTGTGTTCAATTAATTTTGTTGTTGTTTTTTTCAACTGGACGTTTTCATTTACAACAATTTGCAATTTTTCAGAAAGATAATCTAAATATTTTGCAACTTTTGTTTGTTGTTCATGTAGAGTTTCATAGTAAGTAAACATTTGGTCTAACTTTGAAGGATCATAATTACTTTTTGTTTTAATAGCTTCATTAATTGTACTTTTAAAATCTTCTATTTCCTTTGTTAGATACTTTGAATACTCGACCATGTGTTTTTTTGATACAAAGTCATTTGGATTCATACTAAATAATTCATTTATTTTTGACTCGTCAGATATATCATATATCCTAAAGTTTGCGGTTTCATTAAATCCTAAACTTTCATTTATAGATTTAACTTCCATTCTAGCTGATGAAAAACCGGGGTCAGCAACGGCATCATAAGTAAAAAGTTTTTTAACAGTTACAGTACCATCAGATTCTGTGATACCAGCAGCTCTAGATGATACAAAAATTGGACAACCATCATCCACAAGTGCTTTCGCTTCTTTACCCCAATGTGTATTGAGTAATCTAATTTCACCTTTTACTAAATTTGATTCTTTAACATAAAATGCGTTTTCGATTGTGTGCGAAACCCTTGATAATGAAGTGTCAAACACATCTGGGTGGTCAAATTCCCCATAAACAACGGTCATCTGTTTCTTACGAGCCAATAACTCATCAAGATGTGGTAAAAATTTTTCAGCAGTATAAACTCGATCGTTCCTATTCTTAATATTGAATTCGGTGAAAGTACCACTTAAAATATAACCTTTTTTTGGATCTTGAGATTCATTTACGGGTTTTAATTTTAGACCATCCATACAATGTTCTACAATAAGGACTGGTTTCATAATTTTTATAATTTTTTCTTTATATATTTGTAAAAAAATACCACTTTTTTCTACTTTTGAAATAATCTGATATTTAAAATAAAAAAACCAGTTAATTAACTGGTTTTTTTGCTATTATAATATATTTATGAAATCATCAAGATCATCATCAATTTTTTTTGAATCTACAATTTGAATTTTTTTACTAGATATTTTTGGATTTGATTTCTTGCTTTTTTCTAAAATTGTTTTCTTTTCAATTTCAGAATTTTTTAAATCTTTTTCAAATGATTCAGTTGCTTTTAATTTTTTATTTTCTTTAATATCATCAACAACAATATCAAATTGATTCAATTCTATATCGTCATTATATTCTTTCATTAATTGTTTGATTGATTCTTTTGCATCTTGTTCTGATATATCACTTACCGGAATTATAAAAGTTCTTTTTTCAAACGTAACATTATTAAGATCATTGAAATAATTTTCAGGATTATATTCTTTACTTGGAATTTCAAGTTTTTTTATTTTGCCACCAATTTTTATTTCATAAAAATTATTCTTTTCTCCAATAAATTCTTCTACTTTATTTACATCAAATATATTATTGTAATATAATATTGATACTATTCTTCTATCTAATGACATATTTTAAAATTATTTTTTAAAATTCAGCACCTTGTGCTCCACCACCTTGTGCTCCACCACCTTGTGCTCCACCACCTTGTGCTCCACCACCTTGTGCTCCACCACCCATTTGTGCTCCACCAGGCATTTCACCACCCATTTGTGCTCCACCAGGCATTTCACCACCCATTTGTGCTCCACCTAGGCCGCCACCGCCACCACCAAAACCGCCACCTGCACCTGCACCCGGAGATGCCGCACCACTCATTGTTTTATATTTGTTATTTAATTCAATATCTTCATCAGTAAATTTCATTATTTTTCTGATTAAAAATTCAATACTCAAGTATGGTTTTCCATCAGCATCCACTAAATTAGAAGATAATGTTGATGCTATTTCAGCTCTTTTTGATAAATTATTTAAATATTTCCATTCTTCGAATAAATCATTTGAATTAAATTTAATTTTAATATAACTATCAAATAATTTATCTTTTTCTAATTCAGGAAAATCTAAAACCATTTGAATTTTCAACGGTTTAACTAAAACTTCTTTAAATAATGTTCTTAAACGATTAACAAAAGTTTTGAATCTGATTTCATCCATAGTAATTGATGCAGTATCATCATAAAAATTTCCACCACCTTGATCTTCATCCAATCTAGAAAAAGGCATTTTTGATGCACGTTTTAATCCTTTATAAAACCATTGTAATGTTACATCTTCATTTAACTCAGCTTGTTGTGGCTGAATAATTTCAACTTCTGGTGATCCACCATTATCTGATTTTGGCAACCAAATATCTTTTGAATGTGGGATTTTTGTTGAACCATTAATATATGGTATCCCTGTTCTATCATCCCATTCAATGTCTTCATGATATTCACTCATCAATTGTGTGATTTGTTGTTCACCTTGTTGTCGTGTTAATCCATCAACAGGTATAATAAATTTTTTATAAATTGATGCTTGATTTAAATTATACATCAACTTTGTAAATTCTAATAATTTAAGTTGGTTATATGGTTTAATAAGACCTTCAACATAACTTGTTTCATCATAGTCCAAATTATTCGAATATGATATGTAAACAATATTTGCATCTAATAAAACCCTTCTTAATTGTGGTAAATCTGGATTTTGAATCCAAACTACAGTTCCAGTTCCCGGTTCAGCAGCAACAATTAATGTTAATGGATCCAATAAATTAAGATCAATAATATTTTTTTGATCATCATCATAAACAAGTTCATATGCCAAAAACCCATCTATCAAAAATGTTTTCATATAATTCCATGCAGTAAGACCATCATTAAAACCGAAAGAATTATAAATTTTCTTAAAATTTTCTTGATATTTTATCCTAATTGATTGATCATACATTTCAGGTAAATCTGTAACACTACAAAAATAATTATCATCATCATAGTTAATAGCTTCTTCTGATATCCTTGTTATATAATCTTTAATTTCTTCTTTAATTGCATATTGATGTAAAATTTTTCTTTTATCTAGATATCTTCGATCTAAATATGCAATTGATTTTTTTTCTAATATTTTAGATATTACTTTTTTAGTAAATAAATCATACATATTTGTGCCTGGTTCATATAGTAAGTTACTAGTATCTTGAAATGCACCAACAGCTTGACTATTTTTAACTACCATTTCCTGATCATCCATACCAAAATTACTTAACCTTCTTAATAATTTGTTACCAAAACTTTTTCCAGTATTACCTTTTCCAAATTCATACATTGAATTTGGTTGATTATAGCGATTATATGTTGCCATTTTTAAATATTATTTTTTCATATATATTAAAAGATTTGGTTTCCTTTATTTTATTTATTATTTCATTGTTATTTCAATAAAAATTCGTATATTTGTAGCATAATTTAAAACAACAATTTATGGGTCACTTAGTAGTTCCTAATTTCGAAAAATACAATAGTATTGTTGAAGGTGAAAAAACCACAATAACACTATGGTCTAAATATTTTTCACCAATTTATCCGAGTATTGATGATATTGCAATTGATTTTCAAAAAAATTATGATGGGAGATATTTTGCATTGATCACATATCAAATTTTACTTTATAAATTATTTGGAAATACTGATTTAACATTTCAGCAATATGATAGGTTAGTATTAGAATTCAATGATTTTTTTAAAAAATCTGAGAATAAAGATGAACTCTATGAAAAAACTATTCAATTTCTAATAAAAATACTAAAATTAAATAAAGAAAATTACTACAACTACAATTAGATTATGATAGACAAATTAAAAACATTGATAACTTCACTTCCTGAAATGAGATGGAATATTTCTGAATCAGAAGGTTATTTTGGTGATGAATGGGACAATTGGGAACATATGGATGAAAATGAAAGATTTGAATACTTTGGAAAAATATTTTCAACTATTAAAAAAATCAAAGATATTATCGAACTCTATGAAATAACAAAAGATGATATTTTTGTTGGGAAAAAATTATACAAATATAAAAATGATCTTCCCCAAAACAGAACTGAATGTTATATTTCTGATATGGATATGTTTCCAATGGTTAGGGTAAATGATAATCCAGATTTTTTAGGATTTTCTAATATTGTTGATATAAATACGTTATGTTTAAATAAAAACAATTAAAATAGCAATGAATAAACTTTTGATAATTTTATTTCTGACACTTAATATAAGTGTATTTGCTACACCACAAGTTATATTTGATCATAATGGTGGATTTTATATCAATTCATTTGAATTGAAAATGAATGTGCCTGATGATTCTTATACGATAGTTTATACAATTGATGGTAGTAATCCACAAACATCACTATCAGTTAAAAATGGTGGAAAAACAGTTTCATTAACCATTGATCCAAAAAGTAATATTGATCGGCCAAAAACACCTTGTTACATTGTAAGGGCATCATTAAAGAAAGATTCAGTTTTGTTTCCATTAACACAAACTTATGTTTTTTTAAATGAAGTTATTAATCAAACAAAACCAGAAGGTGGATTTCCAACAACTTCCATGGTGAATGATCAATTAATTTATCTTGGATTGAATCCTAAAATTAATAATTCGGATTTGATTAATGCACTTAAAGCTATTCCATCTATATCAATAGTTACAGATTTAAAAAATCTTTTTGATCCAAAAACAGGCATTTATGTAAATGCTGAAAATGGTTTTAATGATGGTGATATTATTCAATACGATAGTGAAAAATGGGAACGATTTTGTTCAGTTGAATTATTAAATCCAAATGGTGAAACTGGGTTTAATGTAAATTGTGGATTAAGTATACGTGGTGGTTGGAGTAGACACGGTGTTAATCCTTGGTGTATTGGATACCCTAAACATGGGTTTCATTTAGAATTCAAAAGTAAATATGGTGTAGGAAAATTAAAATATTCTTTATTTGATGATGAAGGTGTTAATAAATTTGATAAGATTGACCTTCGTTGTGATCAAAATCATTCGTGGAATCAAGGTGATCCATTAAGTACATATAATCGTGATGTATTTTCTCGTGATACACAACGTGATATGGGTAGACCCTATACCCGAAGCCGATATTATCACCTATACTTAAATGGTATGTATTGGGGATTATATCAAACCCAAGAAAGAGTTGATGATCATTATACTAAAAGTTATTTTGGTGGTGATGAAAGTGATTATGATGTAATAAAAGCTAATGAAGAAATATTAGCTGTCAAATTTTCAGTTAGTGCAAAATATGGTAGTTTTGATTCGTGGCAACATATTTATAATATGTGTAATGAAGGATTTAAAAATAATGCAAATTATTTTGCTATTGAAGGTAAAGATGAAAATGGAAAAACAAATGACAGTGAAGTATTAGTCGATGTTGACAATTTAATTGATTATATGTTGATTATTTTTTATACTGGCAATTATGATGCACCTTCTACTACATCGAGGGATAACCAACCAAATAATTTTTATGCGGTAGACAATCGAATTGATAAAGCTAAGGGATTTGTATTCTTTAATCACGATGGTGAATCAACATTGGATGATGTGAATAAAAACAGGGTAGAAATAGATATGAATATTGGTGGTGAACCTCCCACAGTTACTGATTTTCATCCACAATGGTTACATTATAAACTATCTTCAAATAGTGAATATAGAATGCGAATTGCTGATAGAATTTATAAAACATTTTTTAATGATGGTGTATTTACACCCGATGTTGCAATGGATAGATTTCAAAAAAGAATTAATGAAATTGAAATAGCTATCATTGGTGAATCTGCTCGTTGGGGTGATACTAGAGGTACAACATTTACTAAAGATGATTGGAAAAATCAAATTAATGATCTGTATAATAATTATTTTCCATATAGAACAGATATTGTATTACAACAGTTAATTGATGCAGGATTATATCCAACAATTGATCCACCTAAAATATTATTAAACAATAAAAAAGTCAATAATAATGTATATAATCAAATTTATTTGGTTGGTATGATCGGTGATATTTATTATACTACTGATAATTCTGATCCTAGAATGATTGGTGGTCAAATAAATCCATTGGCAAAAAAAGCAATCAATAATGAAATTATTGAACTTGTTGGAACAACACACATAAAAGCTAGAATTAAACACAATGATGAATGGAGTGCATTAAATGAAGTAGATGTATTTAATAATGTTGGTGTTAATGTAGTAAAAAATGAAATATCTATTAAAATATATCCAAATCCAACTAATGATTATATTCATTTTGATAATATTACTGATAAAGATAATGTTGTTATATATAATATTGAAGGTCAGAAAGTTTTTAATGGTAAAGTGAATGGTTCATTAAATTTAAATAATTTGAACATAAAGCATGGATTGTATTTGTTAAAAGTGAAGAATTCGGTCTTTAAAATAATGTTTAACTAATATTATCAATCAATTTTAAACTTTTTTCAAAGTTTCTTAATGATTTGTAAAATTTTTCAAGATCAGTTTCATATAATTTTAAAATTTCTTCATATATCTTAATTTTATTTGAAAATTCATTTCGAAGTTGATCATTAGTGATGTTATTTAACGTTTCATACATCAATTTATTATTAATATAATATGTATCTAAGAACATAAACCTGTTTAATATAGTTGAAGATATTTCAAATATTTTATCAATTTTGGTTATATCAAATGCCGTAATAGCATAATTATAATTTCCATTACTTTTAAGGAATGTATAAACCCAATCAACTTTAAAATTGAATTCATCTTTAACTGTTCCACCATTAGCGATTTTATCTTTATTTTTACTGCATCTATCTGAATTGTTTTTTAATATTGCATCAATAAATATCGCTTTATATTTAATTGGTAAATAATCAAAATTTACAACATAAAGTATATTTTTATTATTTATTATTTTTAGTTGTCTTTCTAAAAAACCTTCTTCATTATTGTTTTTTAATGGTGTAACAGTTAAAATTGGACACCATAACTTATTACCATTATAATTGTATCTGATAATATAAAATTTACCAATTTGTAATAATTTAATATTTGTTGGTCTAACTTGATTGCTTGGATTTTTTAAAATATTTGTAAATAACATCAATGTCGATTCATCTTTAATCAATTTAATGTTATTGTTATATTGCCCATATAATGCATATACTTCATCTATAAATTCCATAATATTTCATTATTTCGGTATTAACCCACTCATTCTAAGATGATCTTCAGTTATTATAACAAATTTCATATTTCGTTTTTCACACCATTCTTTAGCATATGCCCATTTATGAAGATTTTTTTTATATGTTACCAATGAATATTCATAATTTTCAAGCATTTTCATTGTTTCTTTCTTTGGTGGATTTGGTGGCACCGTTTCACTTTTTGGTTTAATTTCGATTACCATTCGATCATATTTTTCGGGATCATTTGGTGATATCATTTCCACCCAAAAATCAGGAATATAGCGGTGTGTTTCTGTTTGACCAATTTTATTTACCATTTGATAAGTTATAATTACACTCTCTGTACTCCATTTTACAATTTTTTCATTTAAATCACAAAATTTACAAAATGCAAATTCCCAAGAACTACGATATTGTATTGGTGTTTGACCTATATATTTTTCAACATTTTGTGGAATAAAATGTCCTTGGTTATATTTATTCTTACCTTTACTATTTCGAACATTTCCTAATTTGCCTGGATTTAATGACATAATAAATAATTTTTTTTAATGTTTTCTTAACGCATTTGGATTTGGTGGATCTTGAATAAGTTTAGTATTATCTGTAATAGGAATATATGTTCGACCCCTATTAGCTGATGCTATATCATACAATGTTGGAAATGATGTAAATCCACCACCTTTGACATCTTGAAATTGTATATCACGAACTAACATAATGAATGTTTCATCATTAGTATATAATGGTGTATATGACAATCCTGGGGTTTTATCAAAATATCCATCATTTCTAACCCAATCTTTTAATGCCATAATTTATTTTTTATCGTATATATAAAAAAATCTAAGCTGAATTATAAGTTATGTAATCCTTTGCCATCATTTGAATGACTCAAACTTATCATTTTTGGTGAATCTTGATTATTCTTTTTTTGATAAAGTGTATTCAAACCAGCTGCAATGCCTCGCTTACAAATTTCCGAAAAATATGGAAAAGCAGAAGAATATTTTTTTTCATTAAAACCTTGCCAATTTTGTAACATCATTAAAATACCTTGTTGCATACAATCAAATTTATCATCTGGTGTTTTATATTTTCGTTCGAATTTTTTTATCATTTCTTCACCTATTTTGATAATCATTTTTTCTGAATTTCGTGTTAATTTTCCTTTACCCAAACTCAATTTAATTTCGTAATAAAAATAATCATCATCTATGTATTTTGCCATATATTATATTTTTTTTGTATAAAATAATTACTGAATGCCTTTAAATATAAGTAAAATACCTTTATGCCTATTAACATAATATATATTATATTAAATTGTAAAAGTTTATAAAATTTAACATAATATTATTTATGTTAAAAAATAAAAGGTTTCATTGCTGAAACCTTTTCATAATATTTAAATCAAATAATTTTATATGATCATTCTTTTTGCTTTAACTTTGTCTGCTTTGATTATACCCAAATTTTTATAAAGTTCATGTTTAGAAATCAACAAATTTTCAAATGCTTTTTTCAAATTTTCATCTTCATTCACTAAGGTTTCGTTTTCTTTCAATAATGCTAAACTTTCATCAATTTCTTTAATTGCTTCTTTGATTTCCATTTCTTTATCTTCCAATGCTCTTAAATGTTTTACTTCTTTTGATAATTTATTATCTAAAAATTTAGTAAGATCATAATCTAATTCTTTTTGAATATCATTAATCAAATCGTTTGCAGAATTATATTCATAGAAAGCAGAACCTGTTCTTGCATCATTATTATATACATACATTTTATCATTATAATTAATAACATAACATTCTAAATGTGGGAACAATGTGTTTTCGATTTTAAGTGCAATATCTAAATCTACAAATTTATCAATATTGTTAGCTGCAGTTGTTGATAATACATAATAATCCTTTTTAAGCCATGGAATTATTTTTGATTGAAATAAATTTTCTAATGTTGTTTCTTTATCTAATTTTTCTTCATTTAAAAAAACATCTTTATCGTTTTTAGTTGAAATACTCAAAACCAAATTTTCATCTAATCTAAATGAAATAGAATCTTCTTTGATGTCACCAATTGTCATTACTTTTTCTAAAATTCTAAATTCTCTAATTTTTTCAATGTCTTTAATGTGATTTTCCACCAATGTTTGTTTAACTTCATCTTGATTGATTAAAAACCAACGATCTTTCATAAATACCATATTACCATCTTCTACCTTTTCAACTAAAGTAAAAACTTTTGATGCTTTACCTGAATTTACTAAATTTTGTCTTTGAATAGGATTATTCATATAACCATTCAAAAACATTTTTACTTCCGGAATCCAATCATGAATCACCAATTCATTTACAATTGATGACATCTTTGTATCTGTGTCCGACTGATTAATTATATTAAGAATAGAACTTAATGCTGGACGATACATTTGACCATAATTTTTTCTTTCAATTTTTTTGTATAAATCTTTTAAGTTATAATTCAAAGGGTCACTTTTAATTTCATCTTCAAATGATTCAACAAGCTTTGTAACTTTATTATCCCATGCAAATGGTGATAATGTTTCTTTTAAAGAAGCAACCAATTCTTTTTCAGAAAATTTATCATAATTACTGATATATCTTTCGGTAATTACACTTAATTCAGAATCTTCAATTGGTAAATCTTTTTTAAAATTGAATAAATCGTACTTCAAATTTTTCATATTAATTTTATTATTTTTTATTTTTCTATGCTATATCTTGCATACTTTTTAATTTTTTAATTCTTTTCTAAGTTATATATTAAAGAAAAAATATCATTTTTTGATAGATTTATTTTTTATAAAAAATTTAATATATAATAATATGAAAACTATAAAAACATTTGAAGAATATTCATCATTATCAATATCATTAGATGGTAAAGTGAAAATGAAAATAAAATTAGGAGATGAAATATTTTCTGGAAAATTTAAAAATAAGAAAATAAAAGTTAAATCTATTAATACGAATGATAAAGGTGATATTACAATTAATGGTAAACCATTCAACAAAATGCGTACAATAAAAAAAGAAGATTAAATCTTCTTTTTATTTAAATAATCAATCAAAAACTTTGAAAAATTACCATATAAATATGCAGGAAAATAATCATATTTTGAATATTGCAAAGCACGTATTCTATGATTTCCATCTTCAATATAATTTTTAATATCGTGTTGATATGCCCGTTCATCAAAAAACATTGAAATTGGTCTAATTTTTTTACCCAATTTAATTTCTTGTATTAATTTAGCAATTCGTAATTCATGTTTTTCTTTATTTGTATATGCGGTTTCAAATTCAAATTTTTTACTATGATTTTTGATATTGGTCCAATCAGTTGATATATCAATATCATTTAAATCTTTTTTTAAATGTTTTTCTATATCAACATCACTTATATAATCATAAACAAAATGATTATCAAAACACAACACATAATCATCTTCACCTTCAATACAAATTCCATTATCATATAATGAAAATGGAATTTGATAATAATCTATTGGTTCGGGATATACATCATCAAAATTGTTAATATTATTGTATATTTTAAATTCTTTTAAATATTTCATTCCATATTATTTATTTCATTATTTCGTTGTTCTTCTTTTTCTTTAATTAAAACTTCTTTAGATTTATTATCAACTAAATTATTATACCAATATGCACGTTTCAATTCACCCATTGAGCTTGGAACACCACTACCATCAGGTTTATTAATACCTAAAAAGTTCCAATCTATTTGATCATCATTATCACATATTTCATAATCATCACTTAAAACTGTAAATACTGGATAATATGTAATAACTTCTAATTGAAATTTCATAGTTATTATATTATCGCTTGATATATTTATTTCACGTGGTATTTCAATTCCGGTATCTGTAGGAAATTTAAAAAATGCATCTATTTTTAATCCAAAATAATTAATATAAAAAAATCTATAATTATGAAAAACATCTAATATTTTAGAATAACACGTATCAACTTCCCATTCATTATCTAATCTAATTTGAATATCATAATTAAGAGATATTGGAACAGCTCTTGTTCTACTAATAATAGATTTTAATTCATCGTTTATTTTTGTTTCTTTTGATAAATATTCGTTTGGGTTAGCAACTTCATCATCTCGCTGTGAACCACCTTTGAATGTCACAATTCCACGTTGTTTTTGATCAGTATTTAATTCCACCCTTGTACTTGCGGTATCATCTACAAAAGCATCCAACATAACTCTTTCCTGACCAGCAAAACTAGTATAAAATGGTATCAACACTCTAATTTTTTTACCATTCGAATAACGATTTATCCATCTTATTTTAGTACCAAGTGTTTTACACAATGCAATAGTTGTCATCCTAACAAAATTGTCATCATAATTGTATTTTTCATCTATATGCATTAAAAATATTTTTTTCTTATATATTAATTTTATTTCTTCTAGAAAAATTATATGTTTGTTAAATGAAAAGTGAAAGATTATTTATTATAAAGGCAATAAATGAATCAACTAGTGTTGATGAATATATCAAAAAGTTTACATCAAATTTTTCTGGATATTTTTTTACAAAAACAAAAAATATCAAAAATGCCCAACAATGGAAATATAAGAAAAATTGTGAACGAGTTATATTATTATTAACTACCCAATTAAATCCCACAAAATATGAATTAAAAAAATACAAAAATTTTGAAATAATAGAAATTACAGATATTAGAACATTACGAAAATTAAAACTTAGAAGAATTAATAAACTTCGTAATAAAAATAAACTATAAACATTTTTGGGATTTTGTCCCATTCATAGTTGTTAATTGTTAAAAAAGGCATCATCCATTTGGGTGATGCCTTTCATTTTTTAAACCTTTATTAATTTTCATAATATATTAGGAAATTAATTTAAAGATAATATGAAAGATAAAATGTTCTGGTATAAGTACCAACCAACAAATTTAGAAAGCACTAAAGGTGAAATTCCGATTATTCTACTACCACGAATCCGTGAATTGGTAAAAGATGGTATAAAAACAAATATGATTTTTTATAGCGATACACCAGGAACGGGTAAAACTACATTAGCAAAAATATTATGTAAAGATACAGATAATATTGAATTTAATGCTTCACAAGACACTAGTGTAAATATTTTAAGGGATCAATTACAAAATCATTGTAAAAGTCTTAATCCATTTATGCCAAAAGATACACTAAAAACAATTTTTCTTGATGAATTCGATGGGGTTTCTGGTGAATATCAAAAAGCGTTAAAAGGTTTTTCTGATACTTTCCAACATGTCAGATTTATATTAACAACAAATTTTATCGAAAAAATTGATGATAAAATCATATCAAGATTCACTAAAGTAGATTTCAATCCAAAAAATAAAGAAGAAATTGAATATTTACAAACTTGGTATTTTAAATATTTGAAAGCAATTGCAAATAATGTTAAAATGACAATATCTGATGATGAAATCAAAAAACTAATAATGTTAAGTTTTCCTGATCTTAGAAGTGCTACACAAAAACTTCAAGAAGTATTCATTACAAAAAATACAATGCAACTTCAAAATATGAATTCTTCTAATTATACTGATATATTTGACTTCATGTTAAATGGTAGAAATAATATCGAAGAAAATTACAATTTTGTTGTTAGCAATTTCCAAGATAATCCATTAGAATTAATGAAAGCTTTAGGAAGACCATTATTTAATCGAATTATGTCTTTTGATAATGATAAACTAATAAGAACTGGTGCTACACTTGTAAATTTACAAAGATCATATAATGAAAGATACACAGAAACTATTGATCCAATTATACACCTAATATCTTATATAACAGATATAAAAGAAGCTATAAATAAATAAATATGAAAAAATTTAAAATAGAAGATTTAAAATTTTACTTACCAGATACATTTAAGGGGTTGAATAAAAAATACTTACTTGAATGTATATTTAACAAAAAAATACAACAAAAATGGACCCCTAATGTTGGTGATGTGATAGTTGGATGTACGGGAAATATATTTGTAATAAGTGCAATTGATAATTTACATGAATGTATTGGTGGTAAATTATTTTATTTTGGTGGTGGTAGTTGCAATCGTGATGGTAGATAGTACATATTGTTATACAGCAAATGAAAGTGGTAAATATATTCATCCAATTAAAGGTGAACAAAAGAATATATATCATAGTTCAATTCGTGATTTCAGATATGTTCCATATCCACATGAATTAACGAACTTTGACATTTAAATATATACAATAAATGTGTAAAATACATTAAAAAATAATTAAAAATTATGGATGATATTAAAAATTTTAAAGAAAAAGCAATTAATGATTATATTTATAATAATATAAATCTAACCCATGCAGGTACTGGTGACATTAAAAAGGGATTAAAAAATTTACTAGGTGAAGAACCCGCAGTCAAATTTGTATATAAAGAAAATATGAAAATTAACGAAACAACGGGAAAAGTTGAAAGAATGCCAAATGAATTGGAATCTATTGAAATTTATTACACTTATACCAATATTGATGGACAACCAAATGCTGGACATATGACTTACATCGTTAATTAAAAATGTTATTGAATTTGGGTTTGGTTTTTTTGAGTATTTGGATATCATCATCATTAAATACTACATAATTCCAATATCCAAATTCTTTATGTATATTACCTTTAATTCCAAGTTCATATAAGAAATTTGATGCATAATACTCATCATCACTATTCCAATTTGGATTTAATTCTTTTAAAATGCTATATAAATCATTACCAATGTTCATAAATTCATAATCTAATGTTTCTTGCAAATGTTCTTTATATTCAACACTATCTATATCAAATGAATATTCAGATATTTCATTATCAATATCATTTTTGAATTGTACAAAATCAAAGTCATTATGTTGGGCTAATATTTTTATTTTCTTTTTATTTGACATTTTCATTAAACTGTCTTTAACATATTGACTTTGATCTGATACACCCAAAGAAGTATTTAGATATTTATCTTTATTTGGTATTCTCACTTTATATAATCTAGCTTCACCTTTTTCACGTTCTAATTTTCTTGCATAATCCTTTGCATCATCAATATCTTCTGAAAAATATAAACCATAACCCCAACCAGAAGCACCTTCACCTTGCCCTATCATATTAGATGTAAAATAATCAAAATCATAAGGTGATCCATGATATGCAACATCTTCGGTAATAAATTCAGTAAACTTAATTTTCATATAGACTTATATATTATTAAACATAATTGAAAAAATAACATATATAATAAAAAACAAAATTAAATATGATTAATTTTAATAATATATTAGATGGAAATTATTTTTTATATCGTGCAGTATTTATATTACACAGATTAAAAACACTTTATGGTGATTTAGAAACATTACTATTAAATGATTTTAATAATATAACTAATGCTTATCCTTTCAATAAAATATATTTTATATCCGATAGTAAAAGAAGTTGGAGAAAAGACATATATACTGAATATAAAGGCAAACGAATAAAAAATGAAGATATAGATTGGGAATTTGTATTTGATACATTCGATAAGTTCAAAGAAAATATTAAAAGAAGATATAATTGTTTATTATATCAAATAGACCCATTTGAAGGTGATGATATTATAGCACACATTGTGACAGAATCAAATAAAGAAGGAATGTCTAATATAATAATATCAAATGATAGTGACCTTCATCAATTATTAGGTTATAGTACAACAGATAACTATATAAATATGATTTATAACCACAAATTTCAAGATGAAAAAATTTTTATGCCAGAAAATTATCAAATTTTTCTAAAACATATTGAAGATACTACTGAAGGTGATATTTTTGATTTAAATTATGACATAGATTTTCTTAATTATTTTGACAAAATATCAAGCCGGGCTAAAATCGTATCTGTAAATAAAGAAGAATCTTATTTTAAAAAGATTGTTGCTGGTGATATTGGTGATAATATTTTAAGTGTTGCAAAATTCACAGCAGAAAAAAAAGGAATAGGTATTAAAGGGTCAGAAACAGTTTATTCTATGTATAAGCAAAAATATCCAAATGAAATTAATTTTGATTCCGATGATTTTATTGATAATCTTACTGATATACTTTCTATTTATAAAAAAAATAATGAATTTGATTTTACCTGTAAAGTAATTGAAAATATAAAAACATCCAGGCAATTAACTAGATTAGATAGTAAATATTTACCCTTTGGATATCAACAAATATTATATGATAATATCAAAATTTAATATTTTATATATACATTATGTTAAATCATTTAAAATATTTTAATGATGATTTTGATTTATTTCATCATCTTACATATCTATCTATGAAAGAAGGATTAATATATTCTGCAACTTATGATATATTTAAAGAAAAATTAAATAATTTAATGTTATCATATTTAAATGATGAATATATTTTTATTGATATAAAAAATGATGAATATATTTCATTATACTTTGATAAATCTGAATTATCTAAAAAAAACATATTTGATTTAACTAAAAAAATTACAAACTTAAATAACACATTAGGATATTTTATATCATTAGCAGTTGATGATAATGGATTTAAAATTGATAGTTTATCTTTAAAAGGCGGTAACAACAATATTATTTTGTATTTTAATAAAATATTTGACATACCTGAAAATACACCATTGATATTATATCATTTAACATTAAAAGATTTTTATATTAAAAAAATTAAATTAAAAGGATTAATTCCTAAATCCCAACATATGGTATCAAACGATTTAGATAGATTATATTTGTCATCTGATATAAATGAATTATGTAATTTTATACCCGAAAAAAGAATTTTTTTAAAGAAAAAATATAGAAATATTGGTGAACAACATATACCAAATTTAGATAATTGGGTTATATTAAAAATAGAATTATCATCTTTACCTTTTTTTAAACTTTATAAAGATACCAAAATGAACAATTCTTATTATACATATGACACAATACCATTTCATGCTATTGGAATTGAAAAAGAAATAAATTTATGAAAAATTACGAGCAGTTTATATTAGAAGAAACGGGTAAATATATTACAGTTGATTATAAAATAATTATAAAAGACTTAAAGGATAATCCAAAAACTTTAATAACGGATTTTAAAATAATTACATCTGAAGATAAAAAAAATATAATAAAAGCAAAAGGTTATATTATTGATAATATTGGTGGATATGTTAAGAAAAAGGTTTGGATCGCTTTTGATGACTTTAAAGATGACAAAACTAGAACCGTTTGGAACAAACAATTTGAAAATGGCACAAAAAAAATCAAAATTTATCAATGAAATATATCAAATATTTTGAAAATTTAATAAAAAAAATAACTTGGTCTTGCCCACGAACAGAATTTATTAAACATGGTTATGAATTTAGATCATATTATTATTTTAAAAAAATTGGATTTATTAGAATTCGATGTTATCTTAAAGGAAAAGAAATAGAATTATCTGATGTATCAAATGATATAACCAATTTAATAACTTATTATTTAGAAAATTCAAACGATTCAACCAAAATTCATCAGCCATTAAGAAAAGAATTACCTGGATTACCAAATGGGTCATATATAAAATTATTCGTTAATAGGGAAACCAATGAAATAGTTAATGATACCGATATCAATATTGATACTAAAGAAGCCTTTATGGATATGACAGAAAAATATGAAAAAAGTGGAAATTGGAATAACGTAGTAATGCATCTATCTAATTGGGATAATTTAATAAACGAATTAATATTTTTAACTGATGGAAAAATAAAAGAAACACCATCTTATATAAAATGGGATATTGATAGAAAAATGAAAAAGTATAATATATGAAATATATTAAAACATTTGAATATAGTTTTAATATCAGATCACCCATGGTATTATTCATTGGATGATTTACCAATAGAAAAATATGCAATAACTGAAATAAAAAAATTTTGTAAAAAATAATTAATATATAAATATATAAATATATAAAATAAAAACGTATATGAAAGATTTAACCCACATAAAAAAATTTACAGAAATTTTAGAAGAAGAAGATTTTTATTTGTATAAATTTGAAGAACTTATCAATCAAATAGAAGCAATTATTTATGATGAAGTAGATTTACGAAATGTACCATATTCAGATGATGATAGCATGGAAAAAGATCCGACATCTGTAACTAAAGCAGCAACAGAAATAGTGAAAATGTTAAAAGTTAAAAAAATAATTTAAATTTATAATTTTTTAATTATATCAGTTGTTGAAAACCCTTGAACCAAATCTATTGTTAATATTTCACCATCATTTTCTTTAACAAAATCATATCCAACAATATCTTCTGAAATATAATCACTACCCTTAACTAATATGTCAGGATTAACCATTTTAATGAGATTTAACGGGGTTTCTTCATCAAAAATTACAACAGCATCAACAAACATCAATGATGCTAAAATCAACGCCCTTGACATTTGATCATTGATCGGTCTATTATCACCTTTAAGTTTTTTAACTGAATTATCAGAATTTAAACCAATAATTAATATGTCACCAAGTTCTTTGGCGTTAATTAAATATTCAATATGACCACGATGTAAAATATCAAAACAACCGTTTGTAAAAACAATCTTTTTGTTGTGTGCTTTCCAATAGTTTAAATCATCTTGTAACCTAAATAGATTTAGATAAACTTTATCTTGAATTGTGAATATAATATTTTCCATATTACTTATAATAATATAATTAAAAAAAGTTTCATTTTTATATAATGACATTTTGTCTATAAAATAAAATAAACGTGACAAAAATACATATTTTTAAAAATGGCACAAGTCTTGACATTTTAACTAGTATTAGGAATAATCCTAAATAAAAAATAAATATATAAATTATGAATAAAAATTTAATAGTCAGTCCATTTATGGACTTTGCAAAAAGGTTTTTTGGTGATGATGATGTAAATTATGTTACAACATTATTTGAAGGTCGTGGTAATTGTGGTTTGATTAATGTGTACGAAAAAGAAAATGAATATTCCATTGAACTATCTGCACCAGGATTAAAAAAAGAAGATATTAAAATTGAATTGAATGATGATGTTTTAAAAATATCTTCTGTGGTTGAAGATAAAAAAGAAGATAAGTTTGATGGTTATTACAGAAAAGAATTTCGCAAATCTAGTTTTGAAAGAAGTTTCACTATTCCTAAAGATGTAGTAAAAAATGAAATATCAGCAACAATGACTGATGGTATTTTAGTACTTACTGCACCAAAATTTAAGGAAGAAAAAAAAGAAGGCACAACAATTACCATCCAATAAAAAAAGAGGCATTTGCCTCTTTTTTATTTATATTGTTATGTTACGGTAATCTGTATCTTTAGGTGGGGTTTCACTTACGTGATATCCATCATCATCCATTTCATTTGCATTATCAACTTTTTTCATCCATTCATCATCATGAATTAAGAAATTGGACATTATTTTAAAATATTCTTCAAATAATACTTCTTCGGTATTAAACGCTCTTTGTTGAATAAAATAATGGGTATCTTCTTTTTTAATATCACAAACTTCGATAGGTATTCCATTTTTATCATTATAGAATGGTGTAGCTTTTACTACAATTCCTTTTCTGTCATTTACAAATTTAAATATTCCATCAGATGGATCATGATCAAAATCATAACCATTAATGTTTCCAATTTCATTTAATCTTTTAGCAAAATAATTAAGTGCATCAGCTTTAAATTGATCATTAGCTTGTGCATCATTAATATTTTCTTTTAATACGAAATCCGAACCAATTTTAATTTTTTGTAAACCATCAATTTGTTCATTTAACCATTTCATATCAAAATTTCTGTATACGTTAGTTTTAACGTGTTCCAATGTCATTGTTCTTTCTTTGATCCGAACATCATCAATCAAACTTTTAATTTTTTCAACTAATTCTTCTTTGCCATTGATACTTATATCTTTGTCTAATGAATCTTCATTTGAAATTTTAATAGAAATAGAATTTTCAATTAATGAATAAATTTCATTCCTTAATGAATCCTTCAATTCATATTTTGTTTCTACACTTTCATTTATATTACTAAATTTTTTCATATTCTTTATTTATTTTTTATATGTTTTTTATATGTTTTTTATATGTTTTTTATATGTTTGTTTTTCTGGCATAGTTAAAAAAATATAAAACCAAACCACTTATACCACCAGATTCTATACCTTGTTTTAATTGAGTTAATGTGTATTTTTGCATCTTCTGAGAACCTGTTTTCTAATTTAATACAAACAAATTTTTTACCAAGTTTTCCTATACATACTCGAACTTTTTTTTTCTCAAAATCAAAAAAATCTTCTTTGTTATTTGCCACCTCTACTATACAAGGATATTCATCAATTTTATCAATTTCATTTAGATTATCATCTTCCAATCTTTCATTAAATTTATCAATATGTTTCATATTTTGTTATTTATTTTTTATATTATATTATATTTTTTTACTTTTTTATTTAATTTCATTTTTTTAATTTCTTCTGGTGTATTTGGTTTGATATATAATCTTACACAATTATCACCCAAGATATTTATATCATTCGTTTGGCAAAATCCCAAATTATCATCTTCTTCATCACCTGATAAAAAATTGGCATTACCATATTCATCTGCAACATTTTGACAAAAAACATCTATTTCTTCTTTTTCTTCATCACTTAATGATGATGGATCATTATTTATTATATAAGATAGTGCATAATTAGGTATTCTAAAACCAACTAAATTATCTTTAAAGTTTTCAAAATGTTTCAAATGTTTCAAATTATTCTTCATTTTCTTCATCATCTTCATCCAGTTGCATCAGCGTCTTCTTGATTAGTGCATGAAAATGATATACTTCCAAATTCATCATCATATTTGTCAGGTGAAAATTGACTATCATTTTCAAAAAAATCAATAGCTTTCTTATATTCATAATCACTACCAAATACTAATATCAAATTTATATCAAATAATTTCAAATGTCTCATATTAAGTTCTTTTTTTATTTATAGGTATAACCTGTTCTTTCATTCCAATTTAATCCAGACAACTGTAAATATGTTACATTGCTTACATCAATTGCTGGATATGTATTTGCTAACGTTGTACCTGATATATATGGGTATTCAAATTTTGCAACATTAGCTACAATACTTTTTCTTTTAATCGACCACAATGGATCAGTATCTTGTGTACCTGCGGTAGCATAACCATAATATATTGTTGTTCCGGTTTCATTATATGGGTCTATTCTTTGAAGTTCTAATGCCATAATTTATTTTTTCTTTTATATATAAAAAAATCAAAATCAAAATTCTTGATAAAATTTATCATAAAAATTATATTGTGGATTTTTAATTTTGGCTTTATATAATATTTCATTTATTTTTTTTCTATTATCATCACTTATATTAGCATAACTATCGCTACTATCACTTAATCCAAACGAATTTTTATTATATATTCTACACAATAACACATAATTATCTAAATCTTTATAAATACCAATTCTATCTTTTGCAAAACCGACACCATATGCTATCATCCCATGATCAAACATACCATCTTTAATTGCGACATAAATATTACCATCTTTATCTAAAATTGCTCTAACTTCTTCATCAAATTTTTTTAATGTTTTTGGATTTTTATAAATTGCAACACCTTGTTGGACTTTTGAAAAACTTTTAGAATATCCAAATGGTTGTTCATCATATAATGTATTTTTATATTCTTTTTCAAAATCTTCTTCTATGTCAGGTAGATTAAATGCACGTTTAGCATATTTATCCCCAACACCTTCATTAAATTTGTTAAATGTTTTAAGTTTAAACATTTTTTTATTTTTATATATTAAAAAAATTATTTATATTTGTAAAATGACAAAAAATGAACAAATAATAATAGATAATATTGACAAAATAACAGTTCAAATTCATTATCCACACCGAGGAAGTTGTTCTTTCACTGCATATTTTTATTGTGATTCTGTTGATATATCTCAAAATGTCGCTAGAAGATTATATAACAAAAATATTATTGATACTGATAAAAAATTATCAGGTAATTTTTCATTAAAAACATATACACTTAAAATTAAAACATTATGACACTAGTAGGAATATTTTTAATAGTTTTAGCCGGATTTTATTTTTTAGGATTTTATTTTTTTTATTCGATAATATCTGAAAAGATTAAAATGTTATTTGGATATAAGTTATATGAATATACAAAAATACTTTCATATGGAATGAAAACAGTTCAAGAATGGCACAAAAACGATGAAAATGCACTGAAAAACAATACAGATTTTGAATTTGTAGAAATAATTAAACCACACAAAAAAGAAAAAAGAATAAAACCATTAAAATGATGCAAAAATTAAACGAAATCACGGGAATTCACGTCAAAATAAAAAAATCAGATTTTCCAACACCATTCGGATTAGATTATTATGCAAAAGGATTTTATATTCAAGGAAAATATGCTATTGTTGTTGGAAATTTAGGGTTTGAAAAACATACTGAATCTACTATCAGATTAAAATATCCAATAGATAATGTGTCTATTGAATTGATTTAAAACTAAAAAAGCATAATATAATTAATTATGCTTTTTATGCTTTTATGGCTAAGTTAGTGGAGATGCCGAGATTCGAACTCGGGTCCAATAATGTCTTTTAGCATCTTCTACAGGTTTATTTTCAATTTTCTAATTGAAACAAAATAAATAATTTTTTTGATGGTAAATATTAAATCCACTAAACATTTTTGGCGATCCCAAAATAGTTTACTAAAAGATTTCTAGATTTTCTGATTAGGCTACAGAAACTTCGGCTTCAACTGCAGTTCTAGTAACTGCATAAGTTGATCTTGAAGTAGCGATATGCGTATGTGCTTTGCCATTTATTGTTTTTACCCATAATTTATTAATCGCTTATTAGATGATGCGATACCTGCTGATAACCATATTTCACAAAACTGTCTAAACCAGTCATCCCCAAAGAACGTAATCTATATAGTAATATTCTTTTATTAAGTTTTTTCTATTTTAATTCTTTTAAAAATTTATCAATTTCCTTATCATATATTTTATTTTCACTACCATTTAAATATTTAATTCGCATCATAGGTTTCCATGATGCTTCACTAATAATAGAAATTGATCTTATGCCATTTTTTTGTAGAATTTCTTCTGTGATATTGTGTAAATTAGTTGCCATATCTTTCAATTAAATCTTTTGATAATTTAGGTAAGTGATCTTTAATTTCATCAGCATAAGTTAATATTGCTTTTCTACATGCTGCAATATGTTTTGGGTCGCTACCATATTTATCTAACCTAAGAATAAAATATTCAGCATTTTCATCAATTGGTTCGCCATTTACTTTTTCAACGATATATCTTCCATGTAATCCAGTTGGATTTTCTGACTCTAGTGGTAATTTCATATTGTTTTTTCTTTTTTATATTTACTATTTTAGATAAAGTTTATTATTTTCATAATCAATTACCGCATTTCTAGTCAATAAATATTCAGAACCTATAATTCCTGTTATTTTTATATTATCGGATTTAAAATATGGATTCAATTCTTCTAAATTGATTCCTAACATCGGGACAAACATTTCTTTAATTTCATAACCAAAAACAGTATAAATATTCTGAAATCCACCAATTCCAATATATCTTTCGATGGGTTTATCAATGTACATAAATTCATACTTATCATATTGTGTTATATCTAAAAATGATTTACTTGATCCACTATCTATAAGAAATAATGCAGTTTTATTATTAACAGTTAATTGAATAAAATATAAACTATTACGTCTAATAAGATCATATTCACTATATTGCCAATAATAATTTTTTATAGTAACACAATTACATAGTGTGAATATCAATAAAATAAATAAAATGATTTTTTTCATAATAATAAGACAATTTAATAATTAAATGCCCTGAACTTTTTTATTATTTTTTAATAATATATATGAAAAAAATAAATATTATGAAAAAATCAAAATCAAAAGCACAAGGCAAGGACAATAAAAAACAGGATAATAAAAATCCTAAAAATAACGCCAAAAAACAAGACAAAAAGAAAAAATAAAAGAGAACATAGTTCTCTTTTATTTTTTGCTTATTTTATAATTCTGTTACTTTTTTAATTATTTCTTCCATTTTAATACTTATATCATCACCCGTTATTATAATTTCATCATCATCAAGATTTACCAAAATGAGTTTATTGTTAAAAATACTACAAAAATATTGGAATGATTTGTATCCAATTTTTTCTGAATCATCACCAAAATAAATTTTTTCTGGAATATAATCTTTAACATCTCTTATTGGATTATCTATTATAATTTGTGGTATAATTTTAACTATTGTGCAATCATCTTCACAAAATGTTTCAATTTCGTTAGGATCAATTTTTTCAGCAAAACTAGATAAAGATTTTTTGTGTAAATTAAAAAAATCATCAACATCAACAGTTGATCCATATTTTTTCTGAACCAATTCCGCAATTAACAATCTGTTATTTTTAATATCATTATCAATTCTATTATATATCGACTGTATCAATTCTTTTTTTTCATTTTTTTCATTCATCTAAATTTGATATTATTTCTTCTTGGATAGTATCTATATCTAAATCTGGATATTTTTCTTTTATTGATAAATATAATCTATCCGTATCATTTTTCAATTTTTCAATATTATCGTAGAATGGTCTAATAATATCTTGTATTGCGTTGATTTCTTTTTCTAACACTAATAATCTACTATTTAATTCTAATGACTTTCTTAAATCATTGACATCTGAATGTACAGTAATTTCCATTTCTTCTTGAATTTTACGTGCAACATTTCTTCTTTCGATCACCTTTGGTTCTTGTTTAACAATTTCCCTAATGTTTTGCAAATATATTCTACGTATACGTTTGGCTTCATTAATGTATTGTTCAGAAATCATTGATCTAATTCTTTTTTCTTTTTATCAATCATATATTGAATATATTCATCTTCATTCATATTCACAGTATGATTAAAATCACCTATTGATTTTTTTGTTAATTCATCTAGTTCATTTTTAATACTAAACCATTCTTTAATATCAAAATCAACATCTTCAATTTTATCATTTAATCCAAATTCTTTATATTTAGTAATTAAATATCTAATATCAAAAATTTTTGTTCCTGAAAATAAATCAATCAAAAATCCAGAAATATCCGAATAATCATCAGATTCTATTGCCCTGTCAATATAATAATCAGCTAAATCACCTGACATTTTATATAATTTCATATTATATTCGTTATATTTTCTACGAATAGTATTTATTTTTTCTATATCTTCCATAGTTATTCTTTTTTTTCTTCTTTAATTTCTGTAATTTCTTCTTCGATACCCAATTCTTTATTAATAATAGCTTTAAGTTGTTTATAAATTTCATCTTTAAGTATATTTGGATCAGATAATATTTTTTTTGATATCAAATTTGCATAATAATCAATAGCATCAGCTTCAACGTTATCTTGTACCATTCCAATAAAATTAGGATTTGGTATTTTTTCGTCAAAATTCAAATTTAATTTTACTGTATAATTATTCTTAAACATCTTAAACATACTTTCCAATGGATTGACAGGTTCTTTTGGTATTTGAATATTATTTGGTTGTGGATTATCACCATTTAATAACCTTTCATCTTCATCATCATAATTATTATATTTTTGTTGAACAATCGGCACTTTAGCACCTTCCATAGTATTTCTAAATTGTTCCAACATTGCTTCTCGTTGTTCTTTTGTTAATTGAATGGGTGCTTCCATTTGTGGCTGTTTTACAACAGCTTGAGACATAGAACTGTCAGCAATAACCATGGGTTTTTCAACATATTTTACTTGTGTGCCACCAATATTTGGATTATCTGAAATTTTACTAGTATCCATATTTAAAAGTTGCTGAGCAACATTTAATAATGGGTCATTTGTTGGTTTAGTATTGAAAAAACTATTTACATCAACCGCACCACTATCTTTTTCATACTTTTTGGAAAAAACATCTTTTTTAATACTGACTGTATTATCTAATACATAAAATGTATCATTTTCACTTATAATTCTAACTTGTTCACCTGTTATTTTATCTACATAAGCATTATCTGACATATTACTTTTATTATTTTCTTGTATATATTATATCATTGTGGTTCCATCAAAAAAAGTTTAATTTTTTAATTTCAATTTTTTATATATAATAAAAAAGTATTAATTTTTAATATGCATGAATTAAGATATACTGAATTAAAATACAACGGTGAAACATATACAGACCAATGGAAAATTGATGAAATTCTAGTTAAGAATAAATTCAATTGGATGGTTAATGCAGAAATAAAAAATGCTAGACTTGAAATATTCCAAGATACATTAGTTTGGAATGGTGGTATTTGGTATAATGGTGATTGGTATTTTGGTGTTTGGCGTGATGGTGAATGGAAATATGGAACATGGCAAAATGGTGTATTTTATAATGGAACATGGCGAAATGGAACATTTAAATCGGGTATTATATATAATGGTCATTTTTTTAAAGGCAAAATTTTAGCGGGAGAAATACGTGGTGGTCAATTTATTGATGTTGAAATTGATCCAAAGGTTATTGAATATAATAATGATGAAATTATAGCAAAAAAAGAAGATCAACAAGAACAACAGCAAAAACAAGTAGCCCAAGTTCAAGCACAAGCACCAGCACAACCCGACACTGTTAAAGTTCATAGTACCCAACCTGCATCACAACAACAAAATATTGTGGTACAACCAAAAATACAAGAAAAAAATAATTATATCATGAAAAAAATAAAAAAATTCGAATCTTTCGTTAAAGAAGAATTCAAAATAAATGAAGGATTATTATATTATGATTCAAATTTGAAAATTATAGGTGAACCTGGTATAACAATAGATTGGTTAGAACATGTTTGTAATCCTAAACATATATCAAATATCATATACAATAAATATGGTGATAAAATAAAATATGGCTTATATGTAAAAATAAGTTCAAATGATGTTGTTATATATACAACATATAAAATAGATAATAATAATGGATATGTAGAACAAGTAATTGATTCGATGAATTTATCCGATTTTGAAACTGAATTTTGTAATACAAATGAATCTGTTGGTGATCCTATGGATAGTTTTATTGATATTAATTTAGATGCAACTGAATTAGAAACATATGAAGATGGTAAAATAGAACAAGAACCAGGCAAAATAATAATTGAAAACCCTAGCAAAACAGATGCATATAATGCAAAAATGAGACTTGGTGGTGAAATTACTATTGACCCAAAATATCCTGAAAAGCAAATTCACCATATTAAAAGATTTAACGATTTGAAATGATAAAATAAAAATGATGAACAACTAATCAGATACATATATGGTAATAGAAATTATTGGACGAATAGAACCTTTTTGAAAGATTTTAAATAATTCTATTAGCTATTTCTTTTTTTAATGCTACTTCATATATTCTGCCATCATCTAAAAATGATATTGTGCCATCAATGTTAAATGGTATTTGATCTAGTTCACCTTTAACATTTAAGTTTTTATATTTATTATAATTTTCATATTCACCATCATTATTTATATATGTCATATTTAAAAGTTTTAAACCATTTAAATTTATTTTAATTTTACCAATTTCATCACCTTCATATGTTTCACCTTCTTTATTTCTTGCATATAAACCATAATTAACATCTAAATCAGAACAAAATATCGCTTTTCTTTTTTCTGAAATACCTAATTCAAATCCTGTCATAAAACCATTTTTCAATATTTTCTTTTCTACTGATTTAGATGTAATATGATAAACGAATTTATCATAATCATATTGAATAAAAAAAGAATTAAATTTTTTATTTTCCATTAAAAATTCCAATATAGTAGTTGCCATTTTCATCATAATATATATATATATAATTAATATAAATCATATTTTTGACCCAAATAAATAAATATATATGTTATGGGATATATTTATTTATTAGAAAGCACAGACAATGATGAAACCGTTTATAAAATAGGTTTCACTAGAAATCCAAATATTTCAAAGCGGATTAGTGGATTACAAACGGGAAATAAAGATAAAATTCGTGAAGTTTGTAAATATGAATCTGAATATAATCAAAAATTAGAACGATCACTTCAGAATCATTATAAATATAGAAAAATAAAAAATGAATGGTTTAGATTAGAACTTAAAGAAGTTGTAAATTTTAAAAATTTGTGTGAAAAATTAGAAAAGGGATTTGATGCACTAAAAGACAATACATATTTTAACAAAGAAAAACCTGATTATTAATCAGGTTTTTCTTTTTAAATTTATTTTTCTTTTTTATTGGTTGATCCAAATCCACCTTCACCACGTTCAGTTTCGTTTACATCAAAACTTTCTACTTCTTCAAGTTCAAAATGTACAATAGGTGTTGGAATCATTTGTACCATTCGTAATGGTAAAACTAAATCTGGTGCAGTTTCATCAATTTTGATTAGTGCAACAATAATATTACCTAAATATGTTCTATCTATTATTCCTACTGAATTTGCAAGCATATATCCAGTTTTACTAATTGAACTTCTTGGCACAATTTGAAAATAATAACCAAAATTTGGTTTAACTTTTATTCCAGTATCATAAAATTCAACTTTTCCAACAGTTTTTATTTTTTCCAAAAGAACTAAATCATATCCTGAATCCGATGCCCTTTCTTTAGATGGTGAAACAGCATCTTTTCTTGTTTTTGCCCATTTACAATGTTCATTCTTATAATATCTACTATACGAAACAGATGGAACCCATGTTGAAATATCTAAATATAATTCATATTTTCTAGCCAACCTAAATTTAGAATTTTTATATATTTTATTTAAAAAATCCAATGCGTTGTTTCCACACCAACTTAAATTTATACCATATTCATTACAAGGAATTTTACAAAATTCCATAATAGAATTACGCATATTTATAGATGTGGATGTTATAGTACAACTCGGTGTATAATGTGTTTCTGTTATATTATGAATTGATCCATCACCATCAAAAAAACCCCTTAAAAAAGCCCATTTTAAATCATCATTTTCTAAATCTGGAAAACAAACGATATCTGATTTTTTTTCGGGTAAAATATTTAATAATTTACACACATCATTTGAAATGGTTGTTGATGATATAGTTAACATTTTTAAATCAGTAGATTTATTACTAATTGGTAAATCTATGCATATTATATCCCTCAATATTTCTAAACATAATAAATCTTTTTTGTTAATAGCGATTTGTATACTATTATGATTAATTGAGCCATCACTAGCGATCCATCCCAATAAATATGCTTTATCTTCAGTTTTTACTTCTTTAAAGAAGTCATCATCTAAGTTTTTATACTTAGTATTTGGATTTTCTCTTCCCATATACATTTTTTCTTTTAATTTATTTGAACATTTTTTAGAACACGTTATTCCAAATTTATTTGTTATTCTATTTGTCCTATATGGTTTAATGTGAAATTCTTTTTCACATACACAACAAACAGAATTTAGTTTTCCTTTATTGTATTCACCAAGACACTTTTTTGAACAAGTTTTATAGTTTTTTGATCTACACGGAAAAACCATTTCTTCTTTTCCACAAACTTCACATATAACTTTATTTTTCATATATACTTTTTTATGTATATATAAAAATCTATTGTTCCTATTTAATTTATTTTATGAATTCCAAAAATCATTAACATCTTCGTTTTTTGTTTCAATGTTTTTAGTTTCTTCTGAAATTTCTTCATCTACATCGAAAACATTAATTTGTTTTTTTTCTACAATATCCACTTTGGCTTCATCAACAATTTCATCTTCTTCAAATATATTAACTTCCTTTTTATCATGTATTTCAAATACTGTAACCAATTTTGTAGTTTCAACTAAATTTGAATTAATAAATGCACCACCATTTTCTTCTACAATTTCATCTTCCAATTTATTATTTATTTTTGTACCTTTCCCTGGTTTTGATTCGATATTGTACCATTTTTCTCTTGAACTTACAGCACTATTAAATGCGTTTAAACAATCCATCAAATATGTAGCTAATATAAAATCTGGTGTATTACTATCATTTTCTTTACAGTATCTATTTAATACTGTTGCTATTTCTCTTTGACATTCATCCATAATATTTATTTATTTTTTATTCTTTATTCTTTATTATATTCTTTTAAACACCATCTACAACCATTATAACCATCTTCTAAATATATGTGTAATTGGTTTTTTGTTATAATTTTTTTATGGGTCATTAATTCGATATTACAATTTTCGTGTGTATTTTTCAAATTGTGTATTTCCCACGTATTTAAATTCACTACATAAGTGTACCCAAATAGCATTTTAATTTTGTCAACTAATTTCATACGTTTTTATTTTTAATAATATTTTATATCCAATCTCCTTTGCAATTCATCAAGATCATATTTTTCTAAAGCAACTTTCATAACTTTATTTTTTAAATCATCGTATAATGATTTATCAACTTCACCATAAATAATATTTTTCATTTCTTCCAATTCATGTTTAGAAAAATTAAAATTATTAACTATTGAATAAACTTCATCAAAATCTAAATCATCATAATCATTACCAATAATATTTCTAATTTCAGATTTTTCAATATAATCACAACTTGATATAATATCTACAATATCATTAAATGTTATTTTGACTTCTACCAAAGCGGTAGTATTTATTTCTTGTTTACTAATAAATGTTTTTGTTTTCATGTTTTATCTTATTTTACTTTTTTAGTTGGTTTTTTTTAATTTGTTTAATAAAAAAAGGCATATTGTTTCCAATATGCCTTTTTAAGTAGTTAATTATTTACTATTTTACTGTATAACAAAATCTGAAAAATCAATATCCGATGTTGACAATATAATATCATTCTTATATGGGTCAGTTGTAAAATAATATCTTTGATATACTATAACCGAGCGTTTAATTTTTTGACCAGCTTTTATACTATAATTTTTGTAATAATATCCTGAATTACCATTGTCTATTTCTAGTTTGATATTATTATAATAGATATATCCTTGAATTTTAGAATATTTTGCTTTAAATACATCTGTTATGTACACATCAGTAATGATTTTTTCGCTCGTAATTATCTTATCATTTTGATTACAAGAATAAAAAATACCAACAAATAATAAAAAAAACACATTAATTATTTTCGAATAACTATATTTATTCATATAGATTAGATATTGATTCATTTGTATTCATTCGCATAATTGCACGTGAAAATAAATCAGCAATAGATAATACTCGTATTTTATCCGATTTGATATAAGAATTTAGTGGGATAGTATCAGTAACTATAATTTCGGTAATTTTTGATTTTTCAATACGTTCATAAGCAGGACCAGATAAGACAGGATGTGCAATACAAGCCCTAACACTTTTTGCACCTTTTTTATCCATCAATATATCAGCAGCAGTGGTTATCGTCCCCGCAGTATCAATAATATCATCAATAAAAACAACATCGCATCCATTCACATCACCGATAAGTTCCATTTCTTTGATAATATTTGCTTCTTTTCTTTCTTTATTCATCAAAATGAATCTTGTATCAAGTCGTTCAGCATATTTTTTTGCCCTTTTTCCACCACCTTCATCAGGTGATCCAATAACCAAGTTTTTAAGATTCAATGATTGAATATATGGAACAAATACATAAGAACTTTTTAATGCATCAACAGGAATATCAAAAAAACCTTGTATTTGATCAGCATGAAGGTCCATAGTAATTAGCCGGGTTGCACCAGCATCAGTTATCATATTTGCTAACAACTTAGCAGTAATTGGTACACGTGGTTTGTCTTTACGATCTTGTCTAGCCCAACCAAAATATGGAATAACAGCAACTATATCTTTCGCTGATGCCCTTTTTGCGGCATCAATCATTTGTAGTAATTCAAATACAGTAGATGATGAAGAAATAAGTGTTTTTAATATCGCTTTCGCTTCTTTTTGTTTTTCTTCTGGTATCATTCTTATCACTTCTTCAGCTTCATGATAAGATGAATATAGGGATGCTACTATAAACACCTTATCACCCCTAACACTTTCATCTAAACGTGGACAAAATTCACCATCCGAAAAGATTTTAAACTCACTACTACTTATGTCAACCCCGTATGACTTAGCAATATGTTGACCCAAATATTTTGATTTTGAAGTTGAAAAAATTTTAACTGCCATATTTGTTGATTTAAATTAGAATGCAAAGATACATATATTTTTAATAATTACAAAATTTATTCTTCTAAATCTAAACCGCCATATAATTTTTCATTTTTATTATTTTACGATATATTAAAAAAAAGAGGATTAACATCCTCTTTTTCATTTTTATATTGTAATAGGTTCGTACCTTTCACTATTTATTGTTCGCAACATTAAGCTTTCTGGTGTATCAATACTACCTTGTAATATTGATTTCAATATTGCTGGACTGAATCCTGAAACCAAACCAACATTTTTTGTTTGTGCATTTGTTGGAACATTACCCAATCTACCATTTACATTCCAAAAAACGATCTGTGGCATTTTATAGCCAGCATCAGAATACATTCTATTTATCATCGAAAATGCAGAATCTGAATTATTTTGAGCGCAACTATCAAATTCCATATCCGAAATTATAAGAATTTTTGTTGGCATATCATCTTCGGTTAATCTATTTTGAATAGCTTTAGTTAATATTAAACTATATACAGCTTCCAAATTAGTATTCATACCCCATTCAGCAGTTTCCAATTGTCTTATTCTTTCATAAAAAGAACCTTTTAAATATTGCATTTTTGGTGATGCTGAAAATGTTATAAATGCATCTTTAAATATACTTCTATTTCTTTCTGAAATATATAAACCCAATGACACTGATACTGACATTGGAAGACCATTATTACTAGTCATAGAACCTGACACATCACATACTGGTATAATTCTTTCTTCTGAATCAACCATAAAATCTGGTAAATTTTTCCATTGTGCTTCTACAGCATTTTTATCTTCACCTTTTTTATATGCTTGATATAATTGATGTGGAAATAAAACACCTGCTTTAATTTCTTCTTTACCTTCATTAACCAATGAAATATATTCTGTAAAACGATTTGCATCATTTTTATAGAATGCCTTTCTATATTTATTCAGTGCGCATGATGGCACTGATTTATATGTGATCGCATCCCATTCTTTTGCACACATTTTTTGTTCGATTGTATTTGACAAACCAACAATAAGTTTACGATAATCCTTTGGACTAAGTTTCATAAATTTACGAACTTTATTCGCAAATTCTCCTTGACGTGGTAACCATTTTGCAAGCAAACCATTTTCTTTATCTAAACCATCTTTGATTAATGGTAATATAACATCACTATCAAGTTCAAATATATCATCCCAACGACCATATTCAGGTATTAAATTGATATTTTTTTCAAGATATGATAAATAGTTCTTATTCAAGAATTTAGAACAAATCCTGAAAAATCTTCTTTCACCCGCACCACCTCTTGGGTCTCTTGCCCAAAACATAAGTTTTAGTGCCACTAAAGGGTTTTCCACTATTGATTTTTGAAAAAGAAATTCAATATCTTTTTCTGAGATATTTCTCGAAGCACCCGCTAAGAAAAACATATCCACATTTGAATTCAACGAAGTTGAATTTGTTACCATACCATTTTTGGTATAACTGTCTTTTTGTCTAGTTACATTAACTAATTTTGCATTTGAGTTCATAATACCTCCTAATTTTTTGTCCAGATTACATTTTTATTTTTGCTGTTAGTAATCTAGGAATTAATAAAAAAAAAATCCCAACTATAATTTTTACATAAATAGTTGGGATTTAACTTAACTATTAGTATGAATAATCAAAACTAATAATTGTTGCTTGACTAGTGAACTGTTACGTACTCTTTAAATGAATGGCTGCTTCCAAGCCAACATCCTAATCTAAGCTAAAAATCAAAATCCTCAACAGAATACAATCGGTTTTTCTCAAAAACCGAACGGTAAACTTTCTTTTTAATTTTTTTGTTTAGTTAAGACCTTCTCCATATCCCCTTGGGATAGGTTTTAATTGATGATGTAACTTAGTGAAAAACTAAAAAAGTTTCAAAACACTACCATCATCATAGTCACTGTTTATCATATTTAGTTTATGATTTGCAGTATGTATTCTTTATGAGTAAATATTTTAAATTAACAGAATACGATTTTTGTTTCTCGAACTTTTATGTTGCTGAATGTATTCTTTATAATTTTTTCTTCAATGAACGTTTGACAAATATTAAATTTTAATTACCAATTACTGTAAAAAAATTTAATATTTTTCAATTTTTATATATTCTTTAAAAAATGTCATTTTTTTCCATTTTTTAAAGAATAATATTTGTAGTATAAATTAAAAAAAAAGTTTAATAATTTTTTATAATTTAAAAATATTACATTCTACTGATCTTCTTTTTATATGACCAGGATGACTTATTCCAGTATATTTCAATAATTGTGATGCCTTTACAAAATCTTTTTGTTTTAATGCTTGTACAAAATCTGATCCTCTAAAAGCACCAACCCCCATACTATATGCTAATGAAACCATTACATCAAATTGATTTTGAGTAACTTTAATATCAATTCCCATACTTTTCCACAATTTGAATAATCGTTTGACACCATCAGATGCATAAGTAGCATCTACGATTAATAATTTTTCTGCTATTTCGGGGGTAATTGTTGTATATTTTTCATTTGGTAATATTTTATGTCCATAACCTACCAAAGCCACACCATCCAAATAATATTTTTCTAATTTTATATCTTCAAATTTTTTCAAATGTTGTATACCATTTTGACTTATATTTAATATTAATGGGTCTTTATACTTATCTTCAACTTTATTAATTGTATCAATTAATATTATCTTTTCTGGTTCATTAATATTAGATCGCTGAATAAAATTTAATGCTTGATTAGCGGTATATATTGACAACAAACTAGCAACAATTAATGTTGCTAGTTTATTTTTATTTGTTGACTTTTTTAATTTATCTAAATGATATTTTAGATTAAATTTTTCCATAATCATATCATCATTATAATAATTATAATTTTCAAAAGTCTGCAAATATATCATTATTTAACTATTTTATCAATATATATTTTTTTACCAAATTTGATATGTGGTGCGCTTTCTGTATCAGTAATTACCCAAAGAACCCTATTTGAATATTTTCTAATATCAAATTCATTAATTCCAGGTGCTTCCCCAGCAGCATCAGTAAAATATATTACAAATGCTGGTTCTATACGTTTTGCAAGTAGATTTTTCTTGATCCATTCAAATGGTGGCTTGAAACTTGTTCCACCACCACCAACAGGTTTAAGTTTCTTTAAATCAAATGTTTTATCTGCCATATCAAATTGTTGTACGCCATTTTTTGGAATATTAGCATCACACCAAATAACAATAACCTTTAAAATTAAATACTTTTTAAAAAGCGACATCATTTCTGTTGCAAATTTAGCTAAAGTATCATCTGATATAGAACCCGATGTGTCAATTGCTATAACAACATTTTGATATGATGATGTGTCTATATCTTTAGCAGCTGGCAAATATTGACCACCACCAATAAACCTTTTATTATAAAAACCAAAATCTAATTCATTAAATACATTTGTAATAAATTTTTTTAATTCATTTCTCCAATTTATTTTTGGTTTATTTATATTTCTAACCCATCTATCAAAAGATGCTGAACCCGATCCCATATTTTTTGTTGAAGCTTCAATTTTAATTCTATCCCAAATATCTGCTAATTCTTTTTTGGTGGTTGCTTCTTTTATAATATCACTACCTTCATATATAGTTTCACCTTTTCCTGTTAATGATCCTGGTTCTCTAATATCTTCACCAAAATCACCTACACTACCATCACCTTCATCTTCATCACCTTCATCTTCATCACCTTCATTACCATCACCTGGTTGACCTTTACCTTGACCTTTACTAGGTTGACCTTTACCTTTATCTTTATTTTCTAATTTTTCTTTTTCAAGTAAATCATATATTTGTTCAGCATTCATATTACGAAATCTTTCATCCAACAATCCTATAAATTCACCGTTTTCAGTTGGTTTTTCGAATTTACCAGATTCTTTAGCTAAATCCGCAATTAAAAGATTTATAGCATAATCACATGCTTTATTCCACAATTTATGTTCCCTGAAAGCTTGTCTAGCAAAGTGTAAATTTGCATTATGCATAATTTCGTGTATTATTATAAATATTGTTCCATTATCAGTTAGTTTATTAACAAATTCGGGATTATATGCAATATTAACACCATCGGTTGCCATAGTTTTAACCCCCATCTTTGGACTAGATTCTACTATAGCTAAATTAAACATCAATTCTGCAAAAAATCCAAAATTTAATTGGATCTGCATAAATGCCCTTTTCATTTTTTTTTCAGCACTTATATCTTTTGCAGATTCGTTTATAAAATTATTATATTTTTTTATCATTTATTTAATTTTATTTAATGGATCAACATCTTCAAGATCTTCCATTTTAATATGCCATTTTTTTATAAATTCCATATACATCTCTTTAAGTTTATTATCGGCTGCAATATCTGGATGCATAGTTTTCATCCAAGCAAGCAATGGTGTTGCAGTTTCCAATCCTTTATTTCCTGAATTCATTTGAACTTCGGTATAATCTAAAAAGTTCTGTAATTCTTTTTCTGTTAATTTTTCACCTTTTTTGTAACCTGCAATAGACCCAGATGCAGCAAAACATTGTGCTAAATCTTTAGGTAATGGTCTAGCTTTGCCACCTTTAGTAAATACATCTTTAACATCATTTTCATTGAAAAATTCTTTTAAATCTAAATATGCTAAAAATGCTGTTGCCGCTTCTCTACCAACTCTTGGTGCATAAATTTGCATCATTGTATCTCTAGATAATGGACGACTATCCCAATCATCACCTCTTTTAAAATATTCATCGCTTGATGCTAATTCCCAACTACGTGGACTAGGCCAAGCTTTAGTAACTTTATCCGAATCGGTATTTAATTTATGAAAATATTCTTGTTTAAATGTTAAAAAGCTAATAACATCTGGATTCATTTCATCGTTAGTTATAGCATAAGGAATAAAGTCGGTTAATAATTCAGGTGCATAATTTAAATGCTTAAACCTATTTGATAATGGTGCTTCAAATCTTGTACCTCCACCTGCTAAGTCTTCTTCTCTATTTCCTGCAGCAATAACTATCCACATTGATGGTAAAACATATTCACCAATTTCACCTTCCAATATAATTGGAAGTGCTGCTGCTAAAATCATTTGTTTTGCTTGGTTTAATTCATCAAAAAACAAAATACCACCCTTTCCATTGTCACAATTTGATGTTGGAAATGCAGCAGGTAATTTAGTTACAGTTCTTTCATCTTTTGGGTCACTACTTCCTTCCATATTTTGAATTGTTGGTATACCCCTAACATCAGTTGGGTCAGTTGATGCTAGATGCCAAGTTGCCAATTTTATATCTAATTCTTTTACAACTTGTTTAATTATTGATGTTTTCCCTATACCTGGAGCACCCCAAATAAATAATGCATCATTCATTTTTCTTTCTTTACCTTTTTCAACCCTTCTTTTATTTTTATTATATACATCCAATATTGTTTGTTTCAAAGTTGCTGCATCAATATTTTCTTCAGTATCAGATTTTAATTGCACAACATCTTCATTTATATTTTCAATAGTAAACCCATTAATTGTATATGATTCACTAATTGCTAACTTGACTTCTTCTTTTGATGGAACACCTACACCATCTTCATGTGATGGATCATAAATATCAAACCATTTAGGCATTTTACCTATTTTTTTCAAAAAAAGATTATAATATAACCATGCGTGATTTAAAAATTTTTTCTTAAAAAATTCTACTATCTTATTCAATGCCATAGATAATAAACTTTCGTTCAATCTGTATTCTTCTGAAAAATTTTCATATGTTTTTAATTTTTTCATATTTTTACTATTTTATTTTTTCTTATATATATTTTTTTTAATATCATTTTTAATTAGAAACAAATCTTTCCCATTCTATTTGTCTTCTTTTATTGTGTCCTTTTTTAAATTTTGGGTTAATCCCTGTTGATCGCAATAATTTTGCTGCTTTTTGTAAATCGTAATGCTTTATAGCTTGTATAAATGGTGTCTGTCTTAATGAACTAACACCCATTTGGTATGCCATATCCACCAAAACATCATATTGATTTTGGGTTATCTTAATATGTATACCTTTCGATTTCCATTCATCAAACATTCGTTTTATCCCATCTGCTGCTATATTAACATCTTGTATATGTAATCTATATGCTTCATCAAATGAAATTTTTTGATTTAATTTATATTTAGATGTTTTATATGGTTCAGCATGACCAAATCCAATAGTAATCATACCATCCCCCAAATTATATCCGTGATCTCTGAATCTTTCATGTTTTCTTATAAAATCCCATCCATCAGCACTTAATAACATTTCTGTTGGGTCTTTATATTTTGGAATAACTTTTACTAATTCTTTTTTATCTTTAGAACTTAATTCTGAATTATTTTCAATATAATTTATAGCTTGTACAGGATTTAAAATTGCTAATAAACTGCCAACTATTAATGTTGCTACAATTTTTTTATTTACAGATGTTTTTAATTGATCAAAAAGTGGTCGAAGTTCCAATTTTTCAATCATCAAATATTCGTTATAATTTTCAAATGTTTTTATCATTTTTAATATGTTCTTTCTGTATCCATCTTAGTTAAAATAAATTTCGGAAGTAATTCTTCAATCGTAAAATCTTTACCCTTAATACCACTAATGTGTTTAATTTCAGATTCAAAAAAACTCTTTACATTTGTTATTGAAAAATTAGAAGAAAACCAAGGTATATCTTCTAAAAAATGTTGTCTAGATTGATATATAATAAACCAAAATCCCCTACCAATAGTTTTTGATACAATAACTATTTTTGGATTAAATCCCAATTCCGTTTCTAATTGATAATTTGATCGAAATGCTAAAATTTTCAATTGCTGTAAAAATTCATTCCATATTTTATCATCAGATTGATAATACATATCTATTTCAGATTCTTCATTTAAAAATGATTTAAACGTTTTTTTCATATTTAATTATTATTTTTTAATTCAATGTATATGTTATATGTTCCATTATTATAATAATTAGTAGTATTACCAATTAATTCAATACCATCATATCCTTCATTCAATAATTTATTTTTATAATTTTCAACACCACCAATATCATCAATTTCTTTCATATATATTTGAAAAGAATCTTCATCTTCATCTTCATCAAAATAATCTATTACATATGGATGATTAAATTGTATAGTTGATTCAATTATTTTACCATCACTATTTCTAATTGAAACATATTTTCCCTTATCCGGATCATATTCAACCATTCCAGCAAACCATTTTGCCATAATTAAATTATCAGTCCAAAAAACACCCAAACCATCATCAGATATACCACCATATGTTGCATTTATAATTGATCCAACACCACGATATACCTTTATAACTCGATTACTTTCAACAAACATTTTATAATTTTTCACTAAGTATATATTAAATATAATATTAAACTTTTTTTTAAATTTTAATTATAGTATATATAATTCTCAATTAAAAAAGAAAGAATTAAATATGGACTTGTTGGTACATTCTAATTTTTTGGGTAACAAGATTTTTAAAAGAAATGAAATGTGTTTTTACTTATGATGATCTACTGTTTGAAGTTTTTGTGGGATCAGAATCTTGTTTTATTCAAGTTGAAATTTACGGCAGTACAGATATAGATGAATTGGTAGTTATGCAATTTTATGATAATCCAGAAGATTCTTTATTCGAAATATCAGAAGAAATTGAAACTTCAGAAGACATTGAAGAATATATCGGACAAATTGTATCCTTTACAAAAGATAAAATTAAAATACTTAAAAAGATTAATAATCATATTAATGCAATACAAGAATTGTGTGATAGTTTCGATCCCCAAATGGATATTGATAAATTTATTGAAATAAATTACGATTTTTCAGCTTATAATTAAAGGTTTATATTGAAACCTTTTTTATTTAAAACATATTGAATTTTTAGTACACCAGGTGGGATTCGAACCCACATTTTTCATTCCGTTATGCACATAAGGTTTAGGAAACCCCGCCACTACAGGTGCAAATAAAACCACATAAGAAACATAATTATTCTTATCTACTGCAACCATTAACCTAACAATGTCCATAAGTTATGTTTCTTTATAGTTAGATCATATGTGATTTAAATGTGTCGGATATTAACCGAAAACACTTGCGATTGTGTTTGTAAGTTATTAATGATAATTACTTCATCTTTTACCTTACCCAAAAAAGAATCCAGTACCACTACTTTTTTCCAACATTCAAATTAATGAATTACACATTGAGCGAGTGAAGGGAATTGAACCCACGACCCTAACCTTGGCAAGGTTATGCTCTACCCCTGAGCTACACTCGCAAGTAATCCCGATGAGATTCGAACTCATACTCAACAGATTAGAAATCTGTGGCTTTTCCGTTTAAGCTACGGGACTATTTATCCATTTTCTTATCGCATTATCACTAACATTATATTTTCTTCCTGTTCCACAATATCCCAATTCTATTATATCTAATTTTAATTGTTCTATGTTAGGTCGATTTTTAATTCTATTTAAAATATTACATTTTTTACATCGTTTAGCACCATTACTTATATCACAACTACAATCTACACATTTATTTGTATTTTTTGTATATTTAATAAATTCATAATTTATTAAGCCTAAATTATTATTTTTTAAATTATTTATTACGATATTACAAAAATCATCATCATAAACTTTAGTATAATAAATATCATACAATTTCCAACCACCTTTTTCTATTATATTTTTTCTTTCTTGATAATATTTTTTCAATTTTCCATTTGTTTCATAATGTTGATTTCCATTAATTTCAATTCCTATTTTTTTATCAGGAAACGCAATATCTATACTAAAAAATCTATCTTCTAATGGTGAATATTCTTCAATATAATTGATATTATTATTTTTTAATTTTGTTTTAAATAATTCACATGGAACAGATAATTGTTTATCTTTTTGTTTCCAAGGATGTTTATCTGGATTTAATTTTAAATATTTTTTACGTTTTTCTGATAGTAATATTTTTGTTTCAGTTGAATGTATTATTTTATGTGTTTTGTTACCACAAGATATATCACTACAAGTTCTTCTAAATTTTAATCCTTTATTTAATTTTGCATCTTTTCCACATATTATACATTTTGGTATTTCAAAATCTTCATATTTAACATAATATTTTAATAATTCTATATTATGTATGTTTAGATGTTTTGCTATTCCATTAACATTTTTGCATTCTTTACCACATATTTTACATTTACACATACAGTTTTATTTGTATATATAAATATTCGAACTTCAAAAAATAACCAAATCTAATATTCTATCTGATTGAGCCGTCAGTGGGACTCGAACCCACAACATCCTGATTACGAATCAGGTACTCTACCAATTAAAGCTATGACGGCAAATGTAATAATTTTTTTTATATATTATCCAATTATTTCAAAAAAATTGTTATATTTGTACAAAAAAAAACATATGAAAAAATTAATTCTAATTATCACACTTATTCTAATTGGAATAACTACAAAATCTGAACCACTTAAAGTTGGATTGTATGATTCGCCACCATTCGTAATGATGGATGTTAATGGTAGCTATACTGGTCTTATCGTTGATATTTGGGAAAGAATTGCCAAAGAATCAAATATCGAATACGTATATGAAATTTATGATGGTTCAATAAATGGAATGGTTGATGAACTTAGCAAAAATAAATTTGATATTATTCTTGGATCAATCACAATTAGTGATACCCGAATGGATAAAATTAATTTTTCCCAACCTTTTTATATAACAGATCTTAGTATAGCTTCAAATTTATCCAAATCTGCATTTTGGTCAATAGTTTCAAATATTTTTTCACTTACTTTTTTAAAATATGTGTTATCCTTATTACTTATTATTTTTATAGTTGGAATATTAATATGGTTAGTTGAACATAAATATAATCCAGATTTTGATAAAAGTGTATCTATTGGTATTTATGATGCGTTCTACTTCGCCACTGTCGTTATGAGCACAGTTGGATTTGGTGATAAATCAGCAAAAACTAAACTAGGTAAACTTATAGTAATTTTATGGATGCTTATTTCTTTAGGAATCACTTCAGTTTTTATTGGTAATATTTCATCTGCTATTACTGTAAATAGGTTAGATAATGGCTTAGAAGATATCAATCAATTAAATAAAACAAAAGTTGGATCATTTCTAAATACCACAGCAGTGGATTATTTAAATTCAAAAAATATCAAATTCATTGGATATGATAGTATCGAAGAAGCATTAAATGATTTAGAATGTAAAAATTTGGAAACTTTTGTATATGATACACCAATTCTTAAATATTATATAAAGAAAAATAATCTTAAAAAAATACACCTATCTAATAGTACTTTTGATCGACAATATTATGGTATCGGTATGAAATGTGACAAAACTATCGAAAACAATATTAATAAAAACCTTATAAAATTTATCAATAGTGATCTTTGGGATGTCACACTTGCAAAATATAATTTGAATTAACATCTAAAAACCAAAATTGTCGGGGTGGCCAGACTCGAACTGACGGCATCGTGGACCCAAACCACGCATTCTACCAACTGAATTACACCCCGTTAGAGCCGCAAGAGGGACTCGAACCCCCAACTTCCACATTACAAGTGTGGCACTCTACCATTAAAGTTATTGCGGCAAAATTATTTTCTAAAAATTGAAATCGCATCATTTATTTGTTCAGAAACCCTAAAATCTTCTTGTGATATAATTGTCATATTATATTTTTCAACTATATTTTTGAAAAGACTTGGTGTCATATTTGATCTACCCCCAATATTTTCCGTTGCTTTATCAACACTACCACCCATAAAAAATGAATGATGAATAAAAGCATAACCATTATTTTTTAATGTTCTGTGTATTTCCGATATGTAACTTTCTATAACATCTTCTGTCATATGCACAAACGAATCATATGAAAAAATAAAATCGAAATAATTATCACTAAAATTCAATGTTTTACCATCATTAACAACATAATTCTTAATACTAGTATCAAATCTTTGTTTACATTTTTCGATACATATATCATTCAAATCTATTATACTTAAATCATTCGTGTTTCTTAATAAATATTCTGTCATTCTGCCAAATCCTGGTGCAATTTCCAATACATCACCCATTATATAATTTTTAAATTTAGGATATAATATATTCCATAAATTTTCAGTTGTCCCAAAATATGTTGACCATTCATTACCATCATTAGACCAATTATTTGGATTATTCCATAAATTCTTTTGTTCTTCGATATTCATTTTTTCCTTTATATATAATATATTGTTGAGCCGATGGAGGGATTCGAACCCCCGATTAAAACCTTTCAGTATCTTGCTTACAAGGCAAGCGCAATAGTCCACTATGCGACATCGGCAAATTGTGTTCCCAACAGGACTCGAACCTGTATTATACTTCTCGTCTTCACTTTGTAAGAGTGAGATGTTTATCCAATTACACTATGGGAACATAAGGTGGGTGATGAGGGAGTCGAACCCCCGACCCTTTGGGTGTAAACCAAACGCTCTGAACCAACTGAGCTAATCACCCTTATTGAGTAAGTAACGGGACTCGAACCCGCAAACCTTCACGTTGGCAACGTGACTATCTACCAATTGATATACACTTACGAGCAAGATGTGGGAGTCGAACCCCTTCTCCTGATTGGTAATCAGGCACTTCATCCAATTAAGCTTCATCTTGCAATTAACTTTTTTCCATACGAAGTCTAAAAAGTCTAAACCCACGAGCGAGTGATGGGATTCGAACCCACGGTGCGCTTTCGCTTACCTGATTGGAAGTCAGGTGTCATCGACCACTAGATCAACACTCGCATTTGTCTTTTTCTTCATAAGCACATGGATAAAGACTAACCACGTAAACCAACGCCTTATGTTTGAGCAGGTAGTGGGAATCGAACCCACATCAAAAGATTGGAAATCTCTTACACTAACCGTTGTGCTATACCTGCATAAAACCACAGAATACATTTTTTTCAGATTTTACAATTTACAAGTTTGTTTCTTTTTTTAATTTGCTGTATGTAATCTTTAGATTTTAATTTAGAACAGAATATTTCTTTTAGTCAAAATGTAAATTTGATTGTTTTTAATTTGCTGTTAATATTCTTTATCCGAGCACAGGATGAGTTACGATCTCACGACCTCATCCTTACCAAGGATGCGCTCTACCAACTGAGCTACAAGTGCATTTGTGGAGCTGAAGGGTCTCGAACCCTCGATCTTCTGAATGCAAATCAGATGTTCTAGCCAACTGAACTACAGCCCCATTGTGGAGGTTACGAGAATCGAACTCGTATCTTGTGGTTGCAAACCAGATGTAATAGCCATTATACTAAACCCCCAATAGTAGAAGATATGGTTTTCGAAGCCATCTCTCTGTACCGTATGTACAGCGACCACACCAAGCAGTCCCATCCCCTATAAATTCAATATGTCAATGAACTCTTTATTCATTTTATTCATTTGTTCACGTTTCGTGAACGGTTATTTTTCGTGAACAAGTGAACATTCATTTTTGTGATCCAGGTGGGACTCGAACCCACATTTACAGTGTCCATTATACGACTAGAGTTTAGAAGACTCCGCTACTACAAGACCATTTAATTTTAATTTTTTTATAATTTCACAAATTGTACTACTATTGGTATTTAATTTTTTAGCAATATCAATTTGTTTCATTCCACATTCATACAATTTTTTAACATCATCTTTATTTATTCTTTTTTCTTTACTTATTATATCTTTTGACATTTTAATTATATCACTAATCGTACTTTTAGATGCATTTAATTTTTTAGCAATATCAATTTGTTTCATTCCACCATCATACAATTTTTTTACTTCATATCTATCAATTTTTGATTGAACTTCTTTTAGATTTTTAGATTTTTCAATAATTATATCTTTATATTTTTCGAAAAATTCAATATCTGAATGTTCTAATGAATGACAATTTTTACACAATACCACACATTTATCTAATTCCATTTTAATATTTTCAGTCAATTCTTGAATGTTGTTATATTTTAAACTAAGTTGACTTAATGTTAAATCTTTAATTTTTGGATTAATATGATGAAAATCTAATGATCCAATATATTTATCATATTCACATTTTTCACATTTAATTGTTTTTTTAAAATCTAAAAATGTATTTTTATTAATAAATCTTCTTTTATCTTTATATCCATTGTGTTCTTCATTATGACAATTTCGACATAATAATTTACATTTTTTTATTTCTGATTCAATAATTGACCATCTATAATTTCTAATTCGTGATATATTATATTCTTTTTCTTCTGATTCTAAATGATGAAATTCTAATTTAAAAAAATTAGTTTCACCACAATGTTCACATTTACCACCTAATAATATAATCGCCTTTAATTTTTTGGCATATGTATCAATTTTTCTCCAACAATTTTTATTTTTATTCATAAGTTCGTTTCTATTTTAGTTATATATTAAAAAATAAAAACGAACTTTTTTATATTTTGTATAATAGGTGGGACTCGAACCCACATACACTTTCGATCTCCTGATCCCAAATCAGGCGAGGTAACCAATTCCTCCACTACTATATAAATTCAATATGTCAATGAACAATCTGATAATTTATCAATTATCAATTTCTGTCGGGAAGACAGGGGTCGAACCTGCAATAATCCTCATTCCAAGTGAGGTAACCACGCCTAATTGGATCGCTTCCCGTTATCTTTCAAAGAACATAAACAAAAAACCCGATGGTTGCTTTGCATCCATCGGGTTTTTTTTTATTTTTCCTATATTTTACATTAGGTATAATATCTCCGATGGACATAAGCTGACTGGTCTGCCTCCTGTTGTTGGGGTAGTTGCTGTTGCTGCCACTGTTGCGATATTTACACTAATGTTTTTCATTTCTTAAATTTGTTTACTTGTTTTTAAATTCTGTTGCAAATATAAAATGTTTTTTTGTAACCACCAAATATTTTTTCAACTTTTTTATATATTAATGAAAAAATATCATTTTTTTCCATTTTTATAATATATGATAATTAAATAAAAAAGTTTAATTTTTTATTTCTTGTGAATGATATACCCAATTATTTTTATTTTTCATCAAAATATAATTTACCTTCAATGTTATTGATAATATTAAAATCTGTTGTTATAATTAAATCATCATCTATATCATATATATCAATTAAACTTCTTCCATCAAACATTCCATCGGGTGTATATAATGGATATTCAGATTCTGTTACAATATTGAATGTTAATTCTGATAAGTATTGAGAAAAATATTTAACGACCCATTTATAATATAATTCTTCTGGTATTTCAAAATCATCATCATTAATTTCTATTTTTGTTACATTTTTACAATATCCTTTTACTATTAGTGAATTTATAAACCCAAATAAAAAATCTGACTCATATTGATATGTATTATCATATTTATTAAATCTAAGCAATAATTCTTCCTTAATATTTGGATGAATTTTAGAATTCATGATAATGTTATCATTGAAATTTTTTTCATTAAAACTTTCAAATTTTTTTAACTTATTCATTAAATATTTTTATTTTTCTTTTTTAAATCTTTTATTTCTTTAACTAATATATCCAATGTTTCTTTGATTTTTTTGAGGTCTTCATCTTCATCATCTTCTTCATCTTCATCTTCATTCAATTCTTCAACATCTTCTTGGATATCTTCAACATTTTCTTGGATATCTTCAACATTTTCTTGGATATCTTCAACATTTTCTTTTAATGAATTCAATCCCATTTGAATAAAAACCGATAAATATATTGCTTCTAATGAAACAATCGTAGTAAGAACGAGTAATATTGTATCTCGATCAAAGCAATTAAATATATACAATAATATTGCAATAGTAAATAATATAGTATGAATAATAACTGATCCAACAGTACCCATTTGTTTCACTATAATCAAAGCAAATTTTTCTATCATACGCTTATCCCCCTCTATATTATTTTTATCTTTCATGTTTTTTATTTTACATTTTTACAAATATACTATAATTATTTAAATATTATATTTTTTCATAGCAATTTTAATATTATAATCTTGAATTTCATCTTTGTTTAATAATCTAATTATACTATTTTTATGAACTGATGTTATTGTATCATCATCAAATTTCACTTGAAAAATATTTCCATCTTTTTTAACAACTTTAACAAATTGATCTTCTTGTCCAACTAATTGTTTTCCTGACATTAAGACATAATCATCTTTAGTGTAATCATTTTCAAACAATCTCAAATATTTCATAATTTACCTAATTCATTTGGGGTTATTCCTAATGTTGTTGCCAAATTTTGTAATTCTATTTTATTCATATTTAATATCTTATTAAGAATCATTTTTTTAGCATTACCATTTGATGTACATTTGATTTGTTTTGATAATAGATCAACCGCATTACTCGTAGTTGCACCCAATTGATTTAATAGTTGCATTTTGGGTTTTATCAAATCAAACAACGATATATTAATCCATTTTATTGCACTTTTTTTATATACTATTAAATTTTCTTCTTCTGTTGCTTCTAAAATTTTATAGATATGTCTTTCTGTTGTTACTTGTTGATCTATTTTTGAATCTGTTTTTATTGCTGGTATTGCAATTGTTGTTGCATATTGTGAAACAGCATTTGAAAATTGATCTTCTGGATAGTTCATTAATGTCATCAATCTTTTATCTCTTGATCTTTCAAATATTTTTTCAACTGTAAATTCATCATTTTGCAATTTATTTACAATTGGTTTTAATGAAAAATAAAAATATTTAATTTCTTCTGTTATGATTTTATTAACAGCATCAATACTTTCTGCGTTATTAATCTCATTTACTACTGTTGTTTGATTTGCTTTAATAAATCTTTGATATAAATTAGAAACATTTTTTTCTGTATCTACTTTTTTAGTAAAATCATTAAACAAATTATTCAAAGATTGTGTTGCATCAGGAAATATTTTCTGATATTGTGTTTTCAAAAAATTAGATATTGATGATAAAAATCCTTCATCAAGTTTATATTCACTATATGTTATTATTATATTATTCATCATTTTTATAGTGCAACTGTTGTTGTTTCTGTTGTTGTTGCTGGTGCAACTGTTGTTGTTTCTGTTGTTGCTGGTGCAACTGTTGTTGTTTCTGTTGCCTTAGCCTTAAATGATTCTGGTGATATCCAAAAAGACGCATCACCTGATTTAACTTTCCACATTCCATTATGTTTTGGATCGGTTGCATCATTATTACCATTTTCATCCTTACCCAATTCTTTACCAATAACTGTTACTGTAATATCCTTACCCTTTGTATTGTGATAGATGTAATTTCCAGCTGTAACCACATCAACTTTTTTTTGTTTTTCACCTAATTTGGTATTTAGTTCAGCTATTGATTGTTTATATTTTGCTTCATTTTCTTTTTTTACCTTTACTAATTCTGTAAGCCTTTTCTGATCACCCACCTTTTGATAAAAACCATACCATTGATCATACACATATGTCATAAATGCATTTTTTTGAACCATAGCATATTGATTTAATTTATCTGATGAATAATTTGGATTTTTAGTCAATTTTGTTATTACCGCATCTATTGCAACTTCAAATTGTTTTCTTAATTCTTCTATTCTATTTTGTGTAATTTTAGTAAGTTCTGCTATTTTTTGTGGTGTCAAATTCACTAAATTTTTTTGTTCAGTTGTATTTTGTTTTTCTTGATTTTTTACAGTTGCTTTTGCTGATGGTGTAGTTGGTGCTGTTTCAACTTCATTTAAAATATCAAATGAATTATATCCAAAACTAGCATTTTGTTGGGTTGTACCACTAATTGGTTGTTGTTTATTTTGTTTGGTTGTTGGTGTGGTTGCTGCTGTTGCAGCTTGTTCGGCTGTACCAACATTACCTAATTTTGCAAACGCTTGGTCAATAAAACCTTTATACTGATTAAAAATTTTATCTATTTCTTTAGTGCCTTTAATTTTATTTGCTAGTTTTGCTACACTATTAAATAAACCCTTAAATAATCCTGTCACTAAACCTTCATTTAAAATATCATCATTTCGAAGTGTTAAAAATTCATTTTTAGTATATAAATTTTTCATATTAATACTTATTTTTTCTTATATATTAAAACTTTAAAATCATTTTAACTACACAATATTTTATATATAAATAAAAAATAGTTATTATATGGCAGATAGCCCAAATATTGATTCATTGATAGAAACTAAAACAAAATTAGAAGAAGAAATAAAAAATTTGCAAGCAATTGGAATTCCGAATCCTGCTGATGCTATTATTAATATGCTTGAAAGTAAAGGGTTAATATTAACTAAAAGACAAATTTCAAAAAAATTCTTAATTCTAAGTTCTCAAAAGTTTAATCCACCAATGACTGAAGATGATGCACAATTATTTATATATGGAAAGGTATATTATAAAGATGGTAAATTATTTGATAATGATAAAGCTGATCCGGCTTGTGTTGCTCAACCAGGTGATGAAGATTATCAACCACCGATAGATATTGATAATCATCCATTATGTCAAAAAATTCAAAAAATGATAAATGATTTTTTGGATTCATTAAAACAATTTGGTGCTAAACTTGGTGAATTTATAGTAGCTATACCTAAAGCAATCGTAACTATTGCTACATCTTTAATTGCTATGGTATCATCAGCGATTATTTTACCATTTGGTTCTGGAATACCAGCAGCATTAACAGCAGTCCAAACTATGATGGCGACCATTTCTGAATTACAAGCAAAAATAGCACAATTCTTACCATTCATCAATCCAATTGTTGATGCTGTTGGTCTAGTATTAGATAAAATTGGTCAGATGATTATATCACTATTAAATACAATATTTGGTGCAGTTTCTAAAATAGTTGGTGCTTTGAATGCTGTATTAGGTTTACTTGGTCCTGTAATGGCTTTATTTAGTTCAACAAAAAAGAAATCAGATGAACAAAAAATAGCAGTTGAAGCTAAAGCTGATCCAACCGAAGTTGACAAAGGACAAAGTGTAAAATTGAGTGCTACTGCTAGTGGTGGTGATTGGAGTTTTAAATATGAATGGACAGATTCTAATGGTAGTGTTGTTTCAAATGAAGCAGAAGCAACAATAACACCAAGTTTTCCAAGTATGTATAAATGCAAAGTAATTGATGGTAAAGGATCAATAGCAGAATCTACTGTTAAAGTTAAAGTTAATGTATCGTTAGCTGACATTATTAATAAAGTATTAAAATAAAAAATAAAAAACAAATAATGCAAAATTTTTTTTCAATTCAAAAAGATGAAAATCAAATTGTTCTTTATAATTTGAACAATATAGATGGACTTATAAAAGGTGATATATTCTTTAGGAAAAACGAAGATGAAACAACAGATATTCTACCAGAATTTGAATATCTTGATAAACAATATTTAAATAGTATAGTTGATAAACTATCAGAAGAAGAAGAATATGATTTTTATAAATTGGAAAATAAATTAATTTAATAACTTATTTATATTTTATTAAAATTTTCAAATTTCACAGTAAGTTTATTATCAGAAACTTTTATAGGATACTTAATTGGTGTATTTAATTTAATAACAGTAGTTTCAAATGGATTTACTTCATTATTTGTTACCAAATTATTGAATATTTGTAATGTGTTATTTTCTAATCTATTTTTTATATATTCAACACAATCATCATCACTATTTCTAATTAAAAAATCAAAATAGTCTTGCATTTTATTTATATTCATAAAATTAGACTTAACATCATCATAAAAATTTATTTTTGTATATGCATCTTTTTTAACAGGAACAAAATGATTATCTTCTATTGTTAACCCAATTAAATGTTCTAAAAGAATTTTATTTTTATCATAAAGTATTTTATCAAAATATCCAATAACACGAATAGCTTCTGAAACAAAATAAATTTTATCTATTTCTAATCCAAATTCTTCTAATTTTTTTCTTAATTTATTAATTAATGGCGCATGTTTTTTTCTATCTGATCTTGCAGTTAAAATGCCGATTTCAGCATTTTTACCAATTAAATGTTTTATGTTATTAAGTAAATATTGAACATCTTTTTTATTTAATATATCATCATCAAAATATTCAGCATATGATATACCCAAATCTTTCAATCTTATATTCTTTTTCTTCCGCATTATTCGTTCCATCATATCCTGCGATATAAAATAACTTTCATTATTATATTCAATCAAAATATCATCTTTAATATAAATGCCACTTTTAATTAAAATAAATTCAATTGGTGAAATTTTTAAGATAGGTTCAGATGGTTTATCTTTATCAATAACCCACACATCACTTTTAATATACCATAAGGTATTATCTAGATCAAAAAATGATATTTCTTTATTCATATTTTTAAATATTATCTTGTTCTTCTTTATCTGAAATATAAATTGGTATGTTTCTTATACCTTTAAAATCTATAAATGCAACTTTTTCACCTTCTTTCCAATCAACCTTATCAACAATATCACCGATGGCAGGTAATTGATCCAAAGTTATGGTAAAAGATTCCCTAAACTCTTTATAAGTTTTAATTTTCATAGTTGTTAATTAATTTTTAAATCTTTGTATATATTAAATAAAAAATCAAAAAAAGTTTAACATATTATTAGACTTTTTTTGATTTTATATATTATTTATATTTACCTAAATTATTCATAACAGAATTCATATTTGGTATCTTATTTGATAAATCTGGCATATTTTGTTGACTTTGTTGTTCTTTTTGTTGCTTATTATCACGATCTATTCTATCATTTAAACGTTTAACATATTCTTCATATTCCCACCAAGCCAATTTCTTCATTTCACTTGGTGGCATATGATCAACATCCATAAAACCAAATATATTATCCAAAATATTATTCAGTGGCATCTGAAATAATGAAAATATTTGTTTTTGCTGATCTTCAAAATTAATCAAAATATTCTTCAACTCTGGTAACAAATATACTCGAAGCCCCTCCAGGAAATGTCATATTAGTGTGGACCTCCTGACCACACGATGGACAAATTGATTGCATTTCTTTAATACCAAATAACATCATATTTACTGCTTGATTTAAAATTTGAAATGTTGCCATATCCAAACGTTTAAATTCATCTTCTTTTTCTTTAATACCTTCAGGTGTAATTTTACTTCTATCATATAACATACACGATGCTATTTTCAAAAACGCTACATTAGGATTTTTTTCAACTTGAATTTTATTTTTGATGTCACCAAAAAATATCTCCTGAATACCAACAGTGGGTGGTGCTAACTTATAATCTACACCATTAATTTTAAATATAAACACTCTTTCTTGTGGATTAAAAAATTTTTTTAATTTTTCAGGCATTTCATAATTAACAAAAGTCTTTTGTGTTGTGTTAGAAGATGTAGCTCTTAATTCTACTTTAAATTCATGTCCACAACTATCACACGTAGCATCTTTTGATAAATTTTTTCCACCAGGAAATGTTAATTCCCTTATCATAAATATCAAAAATAAACGATCACCATCTCGCACATCTTTATATGAACCTGACATACCATTAGCATATGTGTATTTTAAACATGATGTTAAAATCTGATTCATTTTTTCTGTTATATCCAAATAATTGTTATCATCTACAACAGAATATGCTTGAACTTCTTGAACTTTTGCTGCTCTTATTGCAATTTTTGTACCCGGTTTATAAAATATACCACAAGGTAAAATATCTAAAGGTATATAAATATATTCATTTGATGGTGTATCTAAATAAGACAAATCATCTACTTTTTTAATATTTTCTAAATCATTATCTTCATTACTTATGAAATTTTGTTCCAAATAATTAAGAGATTCCTTTTCTTTTTTATTGTTGAATTTATCACTCATATTTTTATTTTATTTTTATATATTAAATATTTTCTGTCCCCCAAGAAAAAAAATAATTAATATAAAAAATAATTAAAAAATATGTTAAATTGTAGTTTTATTTCTTATTCAAAACCATTTGCTTCTAATCTCAATTGAATATCACTTTTACAACTATCTAATCTTTTATTTGCCCACGATTTTGCAATAGTTTCCAAAGCTTCGATTGCTGTAAATATATTTTCTTCAACAACATTTGTAGTTTTTTCATAAAAATTAGATTGTCCAAAGTCATTGATAGTTATATCATACTGATTATTACCCGTAATAGTTGTTGCTTTTTGTAATATTCCAATATTAAAGGTATATCCACGATATTCCATTTTTTTGTTCATATTTATATGCATATTATTATTTTTTTAAATATCTGTATAACTAATAACCCTTTATTAATTTTTCAACATATTGATCATATTCATTGAACAAATCTATATTAATGTCCGATAACCAATCAGATAATGTTTTTATCTGATCCAAATTATTTTCACTAATCATTGATTTCACATAGTTATCATATGCTGTCAACATCTCATATTCCCCCCTATCTGATAACCACAAATCTATACATTTCGTATATCTTAACACTTGATTAAGATCATTTTCTGACTTTTTCATATTTTTATTTCGTTAAAAACCAAAAAAATAATGAAATTATTCCAAATATTCCAATATAAAGAAATAAATAAAAAATTCCAGATTTCCATGGATTATTATTTTTCATTTAATTCTTCGCTAATGGTTTATCCTTAATCATATCATAGATAAACATATTCTTTTCACCAACATTTTTAACCATTTCTTCTCTCCAACTTGGATAATCTTCTTCAGAAATGTTTCTTGGTAAACTATAAACACATTCATCAACAATAAAACAAAATGCAGTTAATGCATCAGTTAAATCTTCTTCATAAAATTCAGCAAATGGTACATCATGTTCTTCAAATTGATTTTTTAATATATTTATTGTACCCAAATTATTTGGATTATTATTAGTCGTGCCACCATCCAAAACCACCCAAGTCTTATGATTTCTTAAAAAATCAATAAATTCACCAAATATCACTTCATCTTTGTGATACTTTAACACAAATTCCCCCATTGCGTGACCACACTGAATACAAGATTGCCTACCATTCAATTGGTAAATAACAAAAAAATATAACCGTTTACCTTTTCCTAATTCTTCCATAAATTTTAATTAATTTTTTAATAATACACAAATATAATAACATATTTCATAATAACAAAAAAATGTTCAATAAAAAACAATATATAATATGTGAAAAAATGGTTTGTTTATATTGTTAAATGTTCAGATAACACCTATTATACTGGTATTTCAACAAACGTGAATAAACGAATCATTACCCACAATAAAGGTAAAGGTGCAAAATATACAAAATGTAGATTGCCTGTAATATTGTTGTATTCAAAAAAATTAGAAAATAAAAGTCAAGCAAGTAAAGAAGAATATCGTATAAAACAATTAACAAAATCTGAAAAAATATTATTAATATCAAAACATTCAGTCAAGGGAAATTTATCGTAATTGTGTAATACACACATATTAAATAAAAAAAGAGATTAAAATTTATTATTTAACCTCTTTCTTACCAAATACTATAACTTCTTCTATCATTATAGTGTTTGTCGTGTCCAACTTAATTTCTGTTGGACTTTCATTTCGCTTAATAGTCTTACCTATACTTATATTCTTCATACTTATTAATGTTATGAATAATACAAAAATAAATAAACTACCATAAAATAACCTTTTCTTCATAATTTATATTTTTATTTTTACTTATATATAAAAAAAAATATATGTTGTTTAACATATAATGTTATTAAATCGTTAAATTTTATGTTGAATAACATATATTTCTAATCCGATGCAAATGTAAAATTATAAATGATAATACCAAAATTTAAACACCTAATGTAAAATAATTGTAAAATTAAAAAGCCTAATTATAAAATAATCAGGCTTTTAATTTATTTTTGTTAGATGCATTTTTAATATGTGTACGCCGTTTGCTTTGGTTTCATAATCTTAGCTTCAATGTTAAAACCTTTAACCAATTCAAATTTAAGTTCGACAATTTGAAGATTAGCATACCCACGCATTTTATTATAGTTTAATCCTGATGCAGCATGAATCATTCTTGGTGGAAAAATTTCACCATTACCCGCTTTATTGGAATTGATAAACTCAGCTTTTTATATTACTAATATATCTAATTTAAATTTTAGTATACTTAATTTTGAACATTTTACAAATGCATAATTCATAATTAAGATCAATAAATTTCTTAATAGACTGAAATAAAGCTACTACTGATAAAAGTGACGTAGCCTCAAAATATCTAACTGAAGATACACCTAAAGTTTGACTTAATACTAAATTTAACTCGGTGTACATCTTTTGTCTATGATGTATTATTATCATATTATCAAGTAAACTAGAATTATTTTTAATCCAATCAACTAATTTATTCAATGTATCATTAATATTGTATTCATCGTGTATATAATGAATAGATAAATGCCTAATCTTTTGTTTTTTCATATTGTTGTTGTTTTAAATTCGATACAAAAATACAAAACTTTTCTTAAATATACAAAATTAATAATTGTTTTTCTTACGTAAATTATCTTCTGCCCATAACGGCTGTAAATTATCCAACGCACAAACAACTCTCATATCTGCATTAGAATCAAATGAAGTAACAGGTTTCTTATGATCTATATGCCAGACCCCGTGATTATCCCAGGTCATCCCTTCAAGAAATTGCTTTTCAAGATGTTCCTTCAAATCTATCGCAGAATACCCTAACATATCTATAGTATGACCCTGCTTGGATGTATTAAGTCTTTTTAATGTAGAATAAAGAACAGAACGCCAAGCAATATAATGTGGATTATCTCTACGATATTTGTAATATTTATCTTTATTTTCAACTTTATATTGTTTAATATATTGTCTATTTCGTTCTTTATTTTCAGGAATTGATCTATATTCTGCTTTCTTTTTTAAAATTTCTTGTTTATTTTCAATATGATATTCTTTTTTTCTTTTTAAAATTTTATCTTTATTTTTTTCATATGTCATCTTATCATATTCTTTTTGTTTTTCTTTAAATCCTTCAACATTTTTATATTTCTTTTGAATATCTTTTACACATTCTTTACATTCGTTTCTAACACCATCGGGTGTATCTTTCTTTTTGTGAAAATCAGTTAATTCTTTTAATTTTCCACATATTCTACATATTTTTAACATAATAGTCTTCCCAATAATCGTTTTATTTTTTAAAAAATGGGCAATTTGCCCATTTAAATAGTTGATAATCAACTAGTTTTAATAATAAAAATCTTCCCAGTAGTCCGCTACAAAATTTGCAGTGAAATCTTGGATAGCTGTTGAATCTTCCCAGTTTAATTCTTCTACACCACTAAATTGTTTCATCATTGCATTATGGTAAGTTACACGTCTAATAACTTTACCTTCTTTGTCATGTTGATGAATAATGATATCACCAACTAAATTCTTTTTATAGTGAAGTGTACCAGTTTCATTATTCCAAGCTAAATCGTACCAATCTTTCAACATTTTAAAACAGAAGATTTGATAATCTTCATTTTGGTTAAGGTTAAAAGTAATAGCCAAATCATCAACGTGAGTTTGGGCAGGCATCATAACGAATACTCTAGTTGAGTATTTGAAATTTTGTTTTTGTGATTGTAAGTCAGGATAAGTTGGAAACTTTGCTGTCTTAGTATTTTCCATCAAAAGGTGTGTTGCATTAGGATGGATAGATTGAAGTACCGTTGGTAAAATAATGGTAACTTCGTACAAATTTTTATGAATTGGTTCCCATTTTTCACGATGTGAATCAACTGCGGTAAAGTGTGCTAATGGCATATGTTATCAGATTATTTTTCAGTATATATTAAAAAATGCTTTGTCCCCTCACAAAAAAATTAAAAAATCAATTAACGTGCATTTATTAAGGTTTTTATATAAAAAATAAAAAACCAATAATAAATATTTATATATAATAAGAAGAAAAAACAATTGTAACTTCACTATGGACATCGAAAAATTATTAGAATTAAATGATAAATCTGGTAAGATATTTAAAGAAGAGTATATCAAAAAATATTATAAATCTATATATATTAAGATATTAGATTTTTGTAATATTAATAATTTGAATAACTTAAAATTTAAAGAAAAAATATATCATTATTATCACAACATAACAGAAATACAATTATGTGATTGTGGAAACCCATTGAAAATTATAAATTTCAATAAAGGTTATTCTAAACATTGTAGTCAAAAATGTACACACAATGACATAAAAGTAATTGAAAAAACAAAAAATACATTATTAGATAAATATGGTGTTGATAATTTACAAAAATCGGATATAATAAAAGAACGAACATATAAAACAAACATTAAAAATTTTGGGGTTAAACATCCTGCACAATCCAAAGATGTTCAAAAAAAAATGAAAGATACAAATTTTAAAAACATTGGGGTATATTATCCAGCACAAGATATAAATGTTCGTAATAAATATTATAAAACTATAATAGATAAAAATTTTTTAAAATATGAAAATCTAATAAATTTAGATTACGAAAATAAAAAAATGACATTTAAATGTGATTGTGGTAAAGATCACAATTTTAATATATCAATAGAATTATTTCAAAATAGAAAACAAGCAAAATTAAGCTTATGTACAATTTGCAACACAAAATTCACATCTTTATCTGAAAATGATTTTTTGGAACTATTTAAAGATATTAAACATATACACAATGATAGAAATTTTATCAAGCCATTAGAATTAGATGTATATCTACCCGAATTAAAAATAGCATTTGAATTTAATGGGTTATATTGGCACAATGAATTAAATAAAGAAAAAAATTATCATTTAAATAAAACTGAATATTGTGAACAATTAGGAATTCAATTAATTCACATTTATGATGATGATTGGTTATATAAACAAAATATTGTTAAATCAATTATAAACAATAAATTGGGGAAATGTGAAAGAATATTTGCTAGAAAATGCGAAATAAGAGAACTTGATGATAATAATTTAGTTAGATTATTTTTAGATGAAAATCATATTCAAGGATTTGTTGGATCAAAAGTAAAAATTGGTTTATTTTATGATAATGAATTGGTTAGTTTAATGACATTTGGTAATCGTAGAATAGCTATGGGTAAAAAATCCACAATCGAAGGGGAATATGAATTATTACGTTTTTGTAATAAGATAAATATTAATGTTGTTGGTGGTGCATCAAAATTATTCAAATATTTTATAAAAAATTACAATCCAACCGTAATTACAACATATGCAGATAGATCAATTAGTCAAGGTAAACTTTATGAAACTTTAGGGTTTGAATTTGTAGATAAAACAGAACCAAATTACTATTATATAATTGATGGTGTTAGACATCACAGGTTTAATTTCAGAAAAGATAAATTAATTAAACTAGGATTTGATTCAAATAAAACTGAACGTGAAATTATGTTGGAACGAAAAATATATAGAATATATGATTCCGGAAATCTAAAATATATTTGGAAAAATGAACAAATAAATTTTGTATTTTAATATATAAATATTATATTTGAAAAAAATTAAATTATGAAACTAAAAGAAGAAGAATATGAATTATTGTATAAAAAATTAGAATATACATTCAAAAAATCTGGAAATGAATTAGTAGATAAAATTAAGGATAAAAAAGATTTATCTGATGATGATATTAAATTACTCTTAAAAAAATTAGAATATACTTTCAAAAAATCTGGAAATGAAATTATATCTAAATTATCAAAAATTATAAATTTGGAAGATTATTCACCTATAAGTTATTCAAATCTTAAAGCGAAACTTAAAAAAGATATTCGAGATAAAGAAAAAGAACTTAAACACATAAAAACATTTAATGATCATAATATAACATTTAACGATTAAAAATATATAAGAATGGAATTAAGCGGTAAGTTAGAATACATATCAATATTTGACCCGATACGATTAATATCAGAAAACGGTGAACTTGATTTTTCAGTTTATATTTCCCTAATAACTGAAACATTTGGAGAACGATTTAAAGTTAAAACTTTTTATAGAGACCAAATTCGTATGTACTGAGATGACCAAAGAATCCCTGAATATTTACATTCTCATTAAAAGCTTATGCCGATTTATTATACAATTTATTTGCTTTATATGATGATTATTGTGAAATTGCTTAAAAATTAGAAATATGCCAAAAATTACTATGCGAGTGACCAAGGATCGAAATGACCTACGGATAAATAAATTAAGAGGGAACACCGGCTTTGGGGTAGTATTAAGTAAAGAAAAGGTAGTGGTTGATCCAAGAAATAAAGTAAAAGTTCATTCTCCGAGAATTGTTAATGAAGAAATACACAGACAATTTGTGAACAATATTTTCAATTGTTTGAAAAATTGAATGGTCAAAAAACAAAGATGGATTATCATATGAATGATATTGAAATCTGTGGTGATGAAAGTTCTGATCATCTATATCTTCAAAACGTTTTAAATATTTCATAATGTATATATAAAAAAAATGGGGAAAAAATTTCCCCATTTTTTAATTTATCTTATTTATTATTTGAATCCCATTGATTGGATATCACCTTTCTTCATAATTGTGATATTGTTAACAATAATACCCATACCTTTAACGATTTCAACGTAAGTATCAAGAACACCCATTTGAAGGTCGATAACATAATCTGTATTGTTGGTTTCGTCACATACATTCCAGAAATCATAGAATCCATCATTATCTAATATATCTTTACAGATTTTATCAGCACGATATTTTATTTCTGCTCTAATTTCAGGTGTATTGAATTGCCATTGATATTTAAGAAGCATATCATAGATTCTGTTTTCAAGTTCAATCAAAACTTCTCTTGTGTGTAAGAAGCTTAGAGATGAATATGGATATACCTGAGCTGAAGATTCTGAATTAATACAATATCCGTTATTTATTTTATATAAGATTGGATTTGCATTCATTTGGTACAAATATTCTTGGTCGGTATTGGTGAAGTCCATTTCAGTTTTAGTGATATTTTGAACTCTACCATTTGTAATACCTGCACAAATTGTCCAAGGCACCAAACCTGCAACATTAGATACAAATTTTTGCATATATGTTGTTGCTGCATAAGCTGCTGGTGGAACCCATTTAGGAATACCGTTATCGTATATTCTGATATATGGGAAGAAATATCCCACACAACTTCTACCATCAATTTCACCATGTTGTTGTGCAAATTGGTAATAAAAATCTGGATTCTTACTATCATCAGCACCTGCTTTAACATATTCAAGATTAAGTGTACCATCATCATTGACAAATGAAGGATTAGTAGATTCTCTAAATATTTTAGCACTTGGCATTGAAATAAAGCCCATACAATTAAGTTTCATACCACAAAGATCAACCAATTGTTGTTTTGAACCAAACCCATCGGTTGGAACAAGACCTAAACCAAATGAATCAACTAGATATCTCCACGATATTTTATTTTTGTCAGCCAAAGCTTTTGCAAGATTCGTACTATAAGCAATGATATCTAATATTTCATTTTGTCTTGCATCCGTACCATTAGGAATAGAATCAGTATGTACGACAAACGGACTAATTTTTAAAGCTTTATATTCATCAACATAAGTATCAATAGATGGATATGTAAATGTTTGATAATCGAGATTGGTTGTACCAGTTGCTGTATTATTATCAACAATTTTTATTGGTGCATCAGTATAAAGAATTTTAAGATCAACATTATATGGATCATTTTGCACTTTTATAATACGTGTCAATTTTCTTGGTACTGCACCATCTAAATAACCTTGACCATTTGGTGCAGCATAATAATCTTCATCATAATATGCTGATAAGAAACTACCTTTAGTTACTTCGGAATATCTATTTTTATCAACTTTAATAGTTTGACATGTTGTAAGATCACCACCATCAGTAATTACTTCTTCGATTTCAACAGATTGTTCCCAATTGCTTCTATTTGAATGTATAATCAATTGTTCATTATATTTAGTTGAATCTGCCCAATCATCTTTATCAACTTCATAAGCTGTGTCTGGATTAGTAGATGTTAAGAAATTAACAGTGAGAATATCACTTTGATCAACAAACATTTTTAAGAAAACTTTTGTAGTTGAACCAGTATTATCAACATAGAAATAATCTAAGTTGTTTATAACACCATTATAATAATCTTGATATAATTGTGAATATTTTGCAACAATTCCAATTTTTGTAGTTGTGCCTAAAACATCATATCTTGTTGTAAGTGTGTTAGTATTAATTACAGTTGGGTGTAACAAGAATTCATCATCAATATAATATAATAAGAATTCATTACCATTATGACAATCTTCTGGTGTTTCACAATATATTTTGATACTTGCGTTTGTTGTTGATGTTGCATCAACTGGAATAACAGAAATTACTGAAACCTTATCACCAGTATCAAACGACACACCAGTATATTTTATTAAAACACTTTCATCTGAAATATGATCATACATTTCATTAAATGCGAATATTGATCTGATATAATCATAATCATTATATACACCAGTTTGTCCTGATGTTCCACCGAATTCAATATTTAAATATGTTCCTGTTGAATCAGATCCATCTGTAACAATCGTTTCATAACCTGTTGTTACACCAATTGGTATATAAGCATCAGCCAAAATTGTATTTAATGATACTGGTAAATATTCTATTGTATATGTTCCACCTGATTTTTCATGGAAAAGATAACCTAAAATAATAGTATTGTCTAAGCTGAAATTGAAATCCGGTTTAATTGCACCTGTTGTGGTTGTTGCGGCTGAACCATAAAGAACATTAACAACATTATCGTTTGTTAAATAAAGAACATCATATCTCGATGCTTCTGTTGTTGTAACACTATCTATTGACACTGTAGTTGTAGTGAATCCACTAATAACATCAGCACCAATAACATAATATGCATCAGCACCATTATCTGCAACTTCAATTGTGCTTGTTGTTGCACCAGTTAATGTTGCACCCGAATTGAAATATATTTGATTAATATGTCCTGTTGTAAAAACACCTGATCTATCATTTACACCATCTGCCAAATAATCTTGTGTGTAACTATCTACACTATTTGTTATTACGTTGTTAGCAGAATCTAAATATTTTTGAGCATATGCCAATTCTTCTTTAAGTGTAACATTATATGACATAAAGTTTATATCTGTTTTATCTTCACCAACAATTACATCACCAATAATATCTAAATTTCCCAATTTATAATCAGCTTCTAATAATGAATCTTCATTATATGTACAGAACAAACCAGTTTTATCTGTATTGTTATTGATAACGTTTTTGATATACATATCTTTATTGTTTATATCTTTGAAATATGGAATCAAAGAACAATCATATTTAGCAAGTACATTAACAGTTCTTTCATTCATAAAACCATTTACCGATGTTTTTATTAAACCATTTCTATTAAAATATTTACTGAATGTAGTATCATTTGATAATGTTCTATAATCACTCCAATCACCAGCCACTACGATTACAGTTACAAGATAATCAGATATCCATTCACGATAATCAAGATAAGCTGGAACTTTTGTTCTATCACCATACCATTCTTCGGCAGTAACATCAAAACCAGTGATGCTTGATTTAAACATAAACACTGTGATATCTTTATCACCCATGTTAGTGATGTGAAATAATCTTTCAGTATCTTCCACACCATAATTATTTGCTTTTACGACATTTAAGAACGCATCAGTGTCTCTTTCCCAAAATGCTTGTCTGTTAAAAAATGATTCATAAGCTGATCTTTTAACTGTACCATTAACATATTGTGATGCTACTGATATTGATTGCCAGTCTACTTTGTCTCTATTTGGATTGGTAGCCAATAAATTTAATGCCCAAACAGGACCACTTTTTAACATTTGTTTACAAGTTTTATGAAAAAATGAGCCTTTATTTTCAAGTCTTCTATCATCTTCACCAAATATAGCTTCAAAATCAGTAGGATTTGTAACATAAATTGGGGTATTGAATGGACCTTTTTTAGAAAAACCTGGTACTAAATTTATTAGAACTTCTTGAATTGGAAGTTGTATAATACTACTATCAATTTCTTCGATGAAAATACCTGGTCTTTTGTATTTTCCGAAATCTTTGTCTTTTATTGGCATAATTTTTAATTATTTTTTAAGTATATATTAAATATTTTTTGTGAAATATTTCTTTTTTAAATATATTTTTATTTTTAATTATATATTAATTTGAAATTTGGAAAAAAAGATAAAAAAGATGCAAAATATATGTACAATTTTTTCTTTTTCATTTTTGAATCATTATAAATAACCCACCAAATTTGACCTAATAAAAAAATTAAAAAAAAGATGAAAAATACTTTTACATTTTTTTTTTGATTTAAAATATTAAATTTAGTTTTGAATCATTATAAATAACCTTTAAAAAAATTACATATGAAGAAATAAAAATGTTAATATTTTATAAACAAACGAATAATTATTTACTATATAATGTCTTAAAAAATTACAATTATCTACAATATGATTAAAAATGAAATTAACAATTTAGAAAAACAATTTGAAGAACGAACAGGCTACAATTTTCAGAAATTTTATATCATTAACAAGCCTAAATTGATGTGGCATATTGCCAAATTTACAAAAAATTCGGAACTTGCCGAAGATCACGTTGAAGAAGCATTTATTCAAGCACTATTGAATATATCTACATATAAGAGACCTGATGAAGGTGGTGCTCAAATTAACACTTGGGTATATAAAATCGCAGAAAACATTGTAAAAAAGTCTTATAAGGATAACGAAAGACTTCCTATTGATTCTTTAGATAAAAATATGGCAGAAAATTTTAATCTTTCTAATATAATACCATATGATGACAGTACAAAATCAACAGATGAATATAACATATTTGTGAAAAAATCGACAGTCATCAAAGAAGCTATTTATAATTTGTCAGAAAAAGATGCAAAATATAAAAAGGTATTAATTATGAGGGAAATAGATGGTATGGCATATAAAGAAATTTCTGAAGAACTAAACATTAACTTATCTACCATTAAATCACAAATAAAAAAAGGTAGAAAAATTGTAAAACGAAAAGTGATAAAGAAGATACAAGAAATTGATCATAACAACAATTATGAGTGATTCATATGAAGCATCAAAATGGTATATTAAAATGTGGAGGAAGCGATGGTATTTATATGGCATATTCCTTTATATAAAAAGTCTAATGAAAATTGATATATTTCTTGATTATGTTATTGATGAAATCGAAGATAAAGATAAAGACAATATGCGATCAAATTGGAAATATATCAAAAAACACATCGAATTAAACAAAATGCACAAATATTCATAAATATTCATCTAAATGAAAAAATTAATTTTAGCTAATGTCATTATATATATTATAATAATGTTTTTTGCACCAGAATTATTTAAATATTTCGCAATTTACCCTATCACCGATTCAAATTTTGCAATATGGCAACCATTAACATCTATGTTTTTACATGGAAATTTTATGCACATATTCTTTAATATGATAGTTTTATTTTCTTTTGGTATTGAATTAGAAAAAAGACTTGGTTCAAAAATGTTTTTTCAATTATATTTTGCAAGCGGAATAATTTCAGCCATTTTTTGGATGTTTGGTGGTATTGGTGCTGCGGTAGGTTCATCAGGTGCGATTTGCGGTCTAATGGCGGCATATATTTTTATAGAACCAAATTCTAAAGTTTTATTCTTTTTTATTATTCCAATGAAGCTTAAAACATTCGTATATGGATTTGCCATTTTTTCAACTATATTTAGTATTTTATTTCTAATAAATCCAAAATTTGGATTTGGTGTTGGGCATATTGTACATTTAGGTGGATTAATTACTGGTTATTTTTTAACATCATATTGGAAAAAATACAATAAAATTTTATATTTAGAACAATGATAGATTTTTATAAATATATTTTACCTGAAAAATTACACAAAAAAATATCAGAAGCGATAATTGCTATGATATCTACAGGTTATTTACCATATTATGGTGAATTTGCATTATTTATGAGATTTTCTGAATCTAAATATAATCCATATTTGAATACAGCAGGTGTAAATGTTACACCAAGTGGAATGAATTTCTTTTGGGATAGGAAATTTTTTGATAGTCTAAAACAAACAGAAGTAAATTTTATTGTAATTCATGAAATATTACATCTTCTTTTTAATCATATTAGAAGAAGTTATGGATACAATGAAACATCAGCTAATATTGTACAGGATATGATCATAAATCAAATTATTTATGATGATATTATGATAAAACAAGGACTTGGTATTGAAAAGGAAGATTATCCAAAATTCATCACAATACCAAAAGATACATTAAATAATAATACTGCACTATTTATACCAATAGAATATAAGGGAAATTATATTTTTGAAGAATTATACGAATGGTATATAAATAAAAAGAAAAAATGGCAAGAACAAAATAAAGATAAAGTTTTTCAAATGCGAAACGAAGTCAATAAATGTTCAAACTGTGGTACACAAATGAACCAACCAAATTCGCAGGATCAGGACAATCAGGATCAGGACAATCAGGATCAGGACAATCAGGATCAGGACAATCAGGATCAGGACAATCAGGATCAGGACAATCAGGATCAGGACAATCAGGATCAGGACAATCAGGATCAGGACAATCAGGATC